GTTTTTTTTTACCTCGTCATACAAATCGGATATACTCTTCTTACACATGTCTAAGAACATGCTTATGTATCTGTATATAGTGGATTGAGATATTTCACGCATACCTATGCCTATGAGCTTCTTATTCAACTCATTAAGAAGGTATGCTACATTGAACTTAACTGTCTTTCTTTTAGTTACCTTGTATATGTGATGTACGTTTCTGGTTCTTGCTCTGAATATTATTTTGGAAAGGATTTTTACCCGATCAAGTTTCCGACTTTTGTTAGCCATATTCCGTCTTTCGTCTGAGCTTAAATTCTTATTCAGACATTTGTATACGGATGTTTTCTTGCCTACGAATATGTCTTTCGTATCCTCATTCTTCTTAGCCTTATACGAGTAGATCATGATATCAGACAAAGCTATTCTTATCTCGCCCTCGGCGTAAGCCTTAAGCGTCTTTAGCTGATATTCTATATCCTCATGGCAATCCTCTATAACATGTCTGTATAAGAAATAAGCTATGCCATCGGATAGGATATCTATAAAATCATCGGTATTGATCTCGATACGGTCACGGTAACCATCTCTCATCCTATTTCTTAAAAACACATGCTTCTGTACATTTATGATAGAAAGATAAGCCGTTACCTGCTTACACTTCTTTTCTATAACCATACCGGAACCTCTTATATTATCTTTCTTGTTCGAGTATTTTACGGCCGTAACCTTCTTCCCGTCCTTATTAGTTACAGGTTTGTAATCTACTGGACAGACAAGTGATCCTGCCGGAAGCCTTAGGCATCCAAGCTCATCTTTTTTTGCTTGTATATCTTTTGGGATATATGCTTCGGTAAGAATCTTATCGAAATTTGATTTCAGGTGATTATATACCATTTTACACTAGTACATTTTGACGCTTCACAGCCCCGGCCAACGCCAGCGACTCCACGTTCCCTTCCCGGTTCACCACCGGTGTTTTGTTAATATTTTCTTGGCTTAGAAGATTCTGTTTTTCTAACCCAAATTTCTTTATATTCCTAGCTGCCAGTAAATCCCTGTCATTTACGGCCCCACAAGAAGGGCAAGTCCAGATACGATCGGATAATTTAAGATCCCGATGTACGTATCCGCATTCGCACATCTTGGAGCTAGGTTCGAATCTTCCTATCCGAATCAAATTCACGCCCTTCCAATCCGACTTATAGCTTAATATTCTAAAGAACTCGCTCCATGAGCATGAAGCTATGCTATTAGCCAGCTTATGGTTCTTCATCATCCCCTCCACGTTAAGATCCTCAATAACCACGGTTTGGTTCTCGCCTAGGATATTGTTGACAACATGGTGTAGGAAGTTATGTCTTTGATTCGATATATGCTCGTATGCTTTCGCTACGGCTAATCTGGCTTTTTCTCTTCTTCGGCTTCCTTTTTGTTTGCGAGCTAATCTTCGTTGTAAGCATGCTAAACGTGCGGAAGACTTTTCCAGATATTTCGGGTTCTCGAAAACCGAACCATTTGATAAGGTTGCGAATGTCTTTATCCCTACATCGATACCTACGGTTGTATCCGGATTAATAGGAGACTTGCCCGGTAATTTAAGACCGTTGTCTACAAGGATACTGATATAGTACTTATTTGTAGGTGACTTAGATACTGTAACAGTTCCTATCTTACCTTTAAACACTTGATTAGAGTAGAATCTTACCCATCCTAATTTCGGTAGTTTAATCCTGTTGTTATCGAAATCAATATGGACATTAAGGATATTCTTGAACGATTTCCTTGATCCTCGCTTTGACTTGAATTTTGGGAAGCCTTTCTTCTCCCTGAAAAATCTGGTGAAAGCCTGATCTAAGTTTCTTATTGACTGCTGTAGACATTCATTAGATACCTCATTGAGCCAAGAATATTCCTCTTGTTTCTTTAAATCAGTCAGTTTCTTACATAGATCAACAGCCGTAAGCGATTTTTTATCATCTTGATACGCTTCGATTTTCATCCGCAAAGCCCAGTTATAGATAAATCGAGTTGATCCGAAAGTCTTCTCCATTAGCGAGATTTGTTCGGATGTTGGATTTAGTCTATATTTATAAGATTTTAGCATACTACTCTACTGTCTTTTGATGCAAAGGTATGATATAAAAATTAATTATATATCATTTTAATTATGTTATACAACATAGTAGTGCAAAATTGTATATAATCACCTATACAAGTTTCTTCAATACGAAACAAGTTATTCGGATGGATGGGTAGCCTGTGAAGGTCGCCCATTTGTTGTTTAAGGAGGGTAGGTAATGTTCGTAAAACGCTGTGCGCGTGAACGATCGTTTTTTCTCAACCTACTTGTTACGCGCGCGTTAATAGGTATATTTATTAAATATAATTAACTCTATAAACATATACTACTTTCTAATATCTCTATCCGTACACAGAACCTCTCCTGACGTCGAGTTCCTGTGTACTCCACTTAAAGTCTCTATTTAATAAAACATTGCTTTTTACCGCCAAGGTATGGTGCCGCCAGGCAGGATACCGCAGGATAAACATGGTAGAAGCCGTATCTTATACCGGAAGCCGGAACCCCGGTAGGGGGATCGGGTGGAGCAAAAGCCAAAGAAGAAAAAGCGAGGTCATGTGCGGTCGCTCACGCTCCGGCCGTCCGTATCTTCTACGGCAGGACCATGCCCCAAGGCCTCCCATTTCCCCTTGGCTTTATATCCCATAGCTTTGGGAAGAAGGAATCCAAAGGGAAAAAGGTAAGGTCGTATGCGGTCGCTCACGCTCCGGCAGGCTAACATAACTCTACCGCCGTCCATGTCAATAGCGAATCTCTGGCGGCATTGTCCGGTATGGCGGCGGTAGCCTTACCTTGGGTGTCCCAGCGTGCCCCCCACCAACCTTTCCCCTTTGGATGCCTTGGGCTATGTCATGGGACGATAAGAAGCCAAAAAGAAAAAAGGAGTGGTCGCATCCCGTGAGGCAGGATAAGGATGTCCCCCGCCGTCCACGTGCGTAGCGTACGTTAACTTCACTGTTCTCGCTATTGTAGCCAGCCGTAGACATACATGGCTTCATTCGTCCTACCCCACTAGCCTTTTCCCTTTGGATTCTCGTAAATACATGTTAGTCAGCATATATTATGCCGATTATGGCAAAATTTCTTGACAACGATATTTTTTTTAAGTAGTTTTGCTGAAAACTAATTTCATATGCCGGAACAGAGAAAAGCTTTCGTATTCGCATTACCTTATGATACTAGACTGGATATGATCCAGCAGTTCTTAAGGATATACAACGGCTATCTGGATTCCAAGGGTAGAAGCTTGATTACCGAAAGGACGATAAACTTACTTTCTTTCTACATCAACTACGGATACTCGGATGATACCAGGGCTAAGTACATGGATTGTCATGGGCAGAAGGAGTCTTACATCGCTGTCCTTAACAATGAACTGAAGCGTGGTGGTTTTCTGGTGGACAAGAAGAACGGGAATTTCCGTACCCGTGAGTTGTCTATTGAGATGAGAAGCCTACGTAACTATTTCGTGCTTGACGGGGAGGGTGATGATACCCGTGTAATGGGATTCGTATTCAAGAGAAATAAGTTGGATATTGATGGATAGGAATCTTATTTATTTTGACAGGGATATCGTGGATGAGGTGGTAAGAAGATCTGATGGGAAGTTCACCAAACAACAGGTAGAGTGGTGTATGAAAGCATCCGTATCTTACATCCATCATCTAGCTAGGTATACTGACAATATATCTATCAGAATCCCGTTTATCGGATACGTTATATGCAATCTCCGAGAGATGCGGGTAAGGCGTGATAAGATACGCCGGATATTTGTCAAGGAAGGTAATCGTTATCCGGATGAAAGGATGCCTATTGAGCTTGATTGTCTGGATAAGAAGATTAAGGCAATAGAGGATATGGAGGGGTTAAAGAACGGAGATCCTCTTATACGTGATAACCATGAGGCCATGTATCAATGTCGGTATGGAATGACATGGGAACAATTACAGGATTTTCAACAAAAACAATTTAAGAAATAAAATGCAAACAATCGGTAAAGCCCAAGTAATAGCCCAAGCTTGGGAAGATAGTTTATTGGGTAGGATTCCTAAGAATGAAAAGGATTATCCGGAGTGGTACAAGAATCGTCTTGATTTATGCAAGAAATGTCCTAAGAACTCTTCTAATATCGCTTTCTTTAAGTTACCGGCTAAGGTATTGCTGCAAAGATTGATGGGAAGACAGGCGTGCTCGTTGTGTGGTTGCTTTATCAAGGAGAAGGCTTGGATGAAGACCGAGGTATGCCCGTTGAAGTTCGTGGAAGGAGAGAAAGCCAAATGGAATGCTATGGAGGTGATAACCGCCGATCATAACGATTTTAATATCGAGTGCCCTAACGATTCCTTTGATATAGGACTGACGGATGACGAGAGCGAGTTTTATCTAAATATTTTTGATCAGAAAATAGGTGATAAGATAGAAATCGTGTTATTTATCACCCATAAAGATGGTTTCCATGTCAAGGAGCATCATCTTGGATGTGGATGTATGGGAGATGTATCATATAACAAACATCCTGACAATGAGAATAGAACTATATTTAGGATGACGTTGGATACCTCAAAATATACGGAAGGTCATTTTGAGAAACACCTATCTCTTATAGGTTATACGAAGGATGATCCTGAACGTAATTTCAAACATTTCCCTCTACGTATTATAGGGGAATCTTATAAGTAATAGCGATGAGAAGTCCCGTAAGAAGTAAGATAGATGATCGTATCCATGCCCTTATTGTCATGGAAGTCGGTTGCCGTGAGTTACCCGAATATTCGCTGGGTGATATACTTTACTCCGCTTTAAGGAGAGTTGCTAGGGCTAATGGTGGTAATGTACGCTTCTTGCGGGATATTAGTACCAGAGATCTATTGAGGTCTATAGACCAAAGCATCAGTGATGAGATTGAATTAAATAATAATGATTATAACGTGTGATTATAATGGAAGAGGATAAGGATATCAAAAAAGAGATCAGGGATTATCTTAAAGAAGAGGCGGATACTCATATAAGGCATTGGATAGCCATAAAGCGTGAGAGCAAGCGTCTGTATAGCGATATTGAGGATAGAACCAAGAAGATAGCCCTTAAATCATCTTCGTTGATAAAAGAGGAGGATTTTGTCGTTCTTCATGAGATGACCCATAAGATACAGATGTTGAATATAGAGGCTGTAAAAGTCAATTCTAGGTTGATGTTCATGATCCAGTTGGCTACCAGCTTCGGTATGGATCTGGATTTAGATACGACATATGCGTCCACCGCCAAGGGTATTATAGAAGACAGAACGTCTGGATTCGTGTTTTATGATGACAAGGAACGTCTTAGATATGCTGACAAGGAGCTTGAGGATATGTTCCATGACATGAGCGTGACGGAAGTAAGTAAGATCGGGGTTGTTCAATCTTATGAGCTTCTTATGAAACAGTATAATGAGTTTAAAGATATGAAAGCTAATGCCACAGGGAAGACGAAAGCCGACGAGTAAGGACGCTGATCGGGTTAACGACAATCTTGAGGTCATAGCTAAGGCTATAAATGACGCTAAGACTTATATTGATAAGCATCCTTGGGACAAGGAGAAGCCGGAGGATATGGCAAGGGCATTTGACTTCATATCAAAATTAATCGATAAGATAAATACATGGAATGATTCTTATATGGAGAAAAGTGGGATCATGGATGTATATAGGTCTGTAAGCAATGTCCAGAAAAAGGAACGTAAGGGTCAGGTTTCTGGTGGAATTGAGTCTGTTTTAAAGGATATTATGAAATGAGTTTAAGCACGAGTCCAGAATTTTATGTAAACATGAAAAATCCTCCTGTATGGAACGATCTGTTCGGTTGGGAGGATCAGGATGACGATGTTAAGCAGTTCTTTAAAGAAGAGGCTTATAAGGTCAAGTACGGGGTGACTATCAATGGTACGTTCATCCCCCCATGGCTTTATTGGCATGTTAATTTCTTTCCCGTATTTCAGGATCTTCCAAACGGGGAACGTGTGCCAGCGATCAGTCGTTTGCGTGATAACGAATGGTTTTTCGCCGAGATGTACCAACGTGCCCGTCAGGAGAAGAAAGGGTTGGGGATGTTTGGTACTCGTCGTTTTGGCAAGGCTCTTCTGGACTCGGAGCTGATATATACTCCTCATGGATCTAAGAAAATAGGATTCGCCGATATAGGAGATATCATATACGGTGATGACGGGAAGCTTACTACCATAGTGGGCGTATATCCTCAGGGATTCGTTGATACGTACAAAGTGACCTTTGAGGACGGTCGCAGCGTGGTGTGTTGCGGGCAGCACCAGTGGAAAGTCAAGTATCATGGTGATTATAAGGTTATGAGCACTATGGGTATCATCCATTCTGACTTCTCCAAGATGACTATAGATATTGGGGAAGCGGTAGATTTCCCTGAGCGGCGGTGGCTGATATCGCCCCAGCTCATGGGGTCTCTGGCCGCCTCCTTCCTTTGTGGAGCTACCGACAGGATCTTTGAGCTAAGCAAGAAGGAGATGGATGATGTCATTTATTCATCCAAAAAACAGAAAGAGTTGTTCATAGGATCGTTTATGAAGATCGCTTGCGGTATAAATACCGGTGACGATCGTTTTAAGGTCGTTTATAAAAGCGAGTATATTATATCCTTTGTAAGGAAAATATTTTGGTCTATGGGGTATTATTGTGTCATGGATGGTGACGATATGTATATATCTAAGACTCACGATAGGCTTAGGATATCTGATATAGATTATTACGGTAGATATAAGGCTACTTGTATTGAGGTCGATAATAAATCGCATCAGTTTCTTACTACCAATTTTGTCGTCTCCCATAATACGACCATCATGTCATCACTTCTCCAGATGAACGCTACTATGACGATCGGCCTTAGTCATTCTGTAGTAGGATTCAGCGACAGTGATTTATCCAATATCGGCGAGTATTGTGAGTATGGTCTTGATCATGTGCATCCTTTTTTCAGGATCAACAGAACCAAGACCGACTGGAGTTCGGGAGTTACATTAGGCAAGAGGATGTCCAATGGTGTACGTGATATCCATGCCATTATCTCTATAGCCAACATCAATATGGGTAGGAAGACCTCCACGCAGAAGACGGCTGGTTTGACACCGGCTACGGCTATTTTCGACGAGGTTGGTAAGGGGCCTATCAAGAAGCCGTACACGGCCGCCATGCCATCCTACGACACGCCTTATGGCTGGCGTCTCAGTCCTATTTTAGCTGGTACCGGTGGTGAGGTGGAGTTGTCTAAGGACGCTCAAGAGATGTTCTCCGATCCCGAGACATATAATCTTCTGGTCATGGACTGGGATATCCTAAACCGTAGAGCCATGAAAGGAAAAACATGGAAAGAACGGAAATGGGCAATGTTTGTCCCCGGTCAGATGGCTAACTCCGGTGTCAAGAGAACTATAGGTCTGGGTGATTATTTGGGGAAACCTGATGATAAGAAGCTTAATAAGATCAAGATTGACGCCACGGATTTCGAGGCTAGTACCAATAAACTTAATGAGGAACGGAAGAAACTATCTACAAAAGATAGGGTCGCGTACACTTCTCATACTATGTTCTATCCATTTACGATCGATGACTGTTTTTTAAGCTCATCACAGAACCTATTCCCGGTCGAGTACGCTATCAAGCATAAGAATGATCTTCTTGAGTCAGGGCAATATAGCGGTATGCTGTGTGATGTCTTTCTTGAGTCAGGTAATAAACTGGGGACTACTAAATCGAATAAGCAACTGGCTGGATTCCCGTTTAGCGGCGGTGTTATTGACGCTCCTGTCCAGATATTCGAGATGCCTCAATCTAATAGGTTTGATGATTTTATTTATGTCGCTGGATGTATGCCTCCAGGAGAAGTTGTTCTTACAGATAGCGGATGGAAGAAGGTAGAAGACGTAAGGATGGAAGATAGACTAGTTTGTATGGATGGAGGCTATCATGATATAGAGTGTATCATGATCCTTGATAAGGAGGATTATGATGTATATACGTTCAAGCTTAGTAATACGTTCAGAGAATTGACATTTACGAAGGAACATCCGTTATGGGTATCTAAGGGTGTATCTAGGCATGGATATGCCATAGATGAGGATAGATTTGAGTTCGAGTTCGTGGAGGCACGAGATATTAGAGAGGGATATTGGACGGCCATCCCTAACGTATATAGGAAAGAGATAAGAAACGATGATAAATGCTTCCATGGATTATACGATAATATCGATTTTTGGTGGATGATTGGTTTATGGATTGGAGATGGATGTCTTGATGACTATCATGTGATATTCTCCGTAAACAAGACTGAGAAGGATATAGTAGATAGGCTTGATCGTATATTTACGAATATTATTCCTTGCGTCCATAGTTATAGCGATGGAGATGGGTGTTACCGTTATAGTGCGAACAATGTAGATTTGATGGAATGGATAAGATCTAATCTAGGATCAGGAAGCCTTGGGAAATGGATACCGGAGTGGATAAAATATATGCCACAAGCGAACAAATGGGCGCTCGTACATGGTTATCTGGATTCAGACGGATCCATTACCAGAGATAAGAGAGGATATTACACGATGGAGTTTGTAAGTGTAAACCTTGGTCTTATGGAGGGTTTTCAGCATATACTTTTTTCGCTTGGAGTAGTATCAGGTATATCGAAGATGAGGGAATCCAGGGTGATGAGTATAGCTGGAAGGGATGTGAATACGCATGATACTTATCATCTTCGTCTTGGTAATATGGATACAATACTGGTAAAGGATTCTATCATTAAGTGTGATATATCATCCTTTAAGCTTGAAAAGATAATCAATGGGATAAGAAGGAGAAGAAAGAACACAGGCTGCTTTATATCGAAGGACGGTGATAAGATATACTTGAAGATAAAGAGGATAACGGATAAAAAATATACAGGTCAAGTATACAATTTTACTGATGATTGTCATAACTATATGTGTATGAATATGTTAGTATCAAATTGCGACCCTTATAAACAGGCCAAGTCTGATACCCCTTCATTAGGTGCTTTTTATGTATTCAAAAGGCGTGTCGGTATTCGAGATCCTTATGCCTATAGAATAGTGGCTTCATACGTATCCCGCCCATCATCCATAGATCAGTTTTGTCGTACGTGCGAGGTACTTCAGAAAGGATATGGTGCTATATGTCTTATGGAGAACGCTGACCAGATGTATGAACAGTACCTTAACCGGAAGAGTGGTATGCCTGCTTCTTTTTTCTTATTCGCTGGTGAGGCAATAGCCAATAAGTATGTGAAGGCCGGCTCCCGGCAGAACAGCAAGCTGGGGCTATACCCGACCCCCGGCAACCAGAACCTGCTATTCTCGTGCGTCGTGGATTATTGCTGGCAGGATTTCGTTATTGGTTATGATGATCAGACTGGTCTTGATATAACTGTCAAGGGTATTGAGTTGATCGATGATATAGCTCTACTGGATGAAATAATACAGTACAAGCCAGGATTGAACGTCGATAGGATAATAGCCTTCGGGCATGCGTTGGTTCTCGCCAGATATTTTGACGATAATAACTACATGCCTAAATCGAAGATAGATGAGATGAATAACGCCCGTAAGGAAGACGCTTATAAACATCATGAGATATATGCCTCGGCGTTCGGATCGGTATCTATAGGTGCGTTTCGGTAGTTTGGTGTCGCTTAATAACTTATCTTTGCTAAAAACAAAATAGATTGACATGGAGATTTTCAATAGAGATCATTCGTTTCCAGCAAAAGGAGCGCTATTAGGATTACCTCCTCAGGCTATTTCCACGAAAAAAAAGAACAAGAAATGGAAAGAGGATTGCATGGATGCTCTTGAGACGATAGGGTTGAAACAATATGATCGTAACCAAATGTACCGTGACTATTATCTGATGGCGGATGGTAAGTTATCTTTTATGGAGATGGCGGATGTTATCCCACAGTTAAGGAACGTACAGAAGTTAAGGAGTGATATAAGGATACCCTCTTTCTTGAAGCATTATGATATCATAGGTGGTATTGTAAACGCTTTTGAGGGATGGTTGACAAACCTACAGGATAAGTATACGGTTAATGAGGTAGGGGATATGGCTATAAGTGAGTATGAGGACACAATGTCAAACTTACTTCATCGCCATATACAAGAACAGTGGGATATTATCGTCAATCAGCGTCTTGTAGAAGCCGGGCTTGATCCTACATACAATGAGTTTAATTCCGAGGAGGAACGTCAGGCTTACGCAGAGCAAATTCAACAAGCCAAGGTGTCTATGACACCAGATGATATCCAGAGGTTCATGAGTACCAGATGGAAGACGCAGGCGGCTGTATGGGGAGATCATACGATCGAGGCTGATCGTAGCAGGTTTTATATGGATGAGCTTGACAGGGAGAATTTCCGGGATCGTCTTCTTAGCGGAAAGATGTTTCGTAATCATTTCGTCGGTTTTGATTACTATCGACCGGAGGTGTGGAGTCCTATGGAAGTGTTCCATCCTGATGTAAAATATCCGCAATATGGAAGTTATGTAGGCCGTCTTCATTATTATGAGGGTGTTGAGTTGATATCAAAATACGGTCATAAGATGACGGCTAAGGATAAGCGCCGGATTATGGGAGGTGATGATGATTACGAGGGATGGGTATCCAATGACGGTACTAGGTATGATCAGAAGAAAAAGAAGCCTTCTATTACCGGTATGTATGAGAATGAGGTTATTCCATGGAAAGGATACCATGACTATGAGTCTATAGTCGCCGCTGAGGACTATTATGGTGTGCCGATGGGAGAGTACCATACCTTCGGACCTGACGGGGAGGAGCACACCCAGCCCCGCTTCTTGCCCCGCTTCCATCCCTTTGGCTATTTTAACTCTGACATGTCCAATGGCAAGAGATATGAGATAGATTCCCGTCTTTTTAGAGTCATGGAGGGATATTGGGTATCCATGAAACCGATATTCTTAATAACTTACATGACGGAGACCGGAATGGTGGATCAGGAGCTTGTGACAGATGAGCTTCTCCCGGAGTTCTTGGAGAAGAATGGTATAAAGAAAGTGAAGAGGGTCATGGCAGAAGCCGTCAGTGATCCTGAGGTGAACACCTATATCTTGGAGTATGTCCCTGAGGTTAGGTTTGGCGTTAAGATCACCGGAGGTAATTTAATGGATAAGCCTATATATATTGGTGGGGATCCAATACCTCATCAGATACATGGTGATAGCAGTCTGTATGATTATGTCATTCCGGTTTCTGGATTTATAGGGGCTAGTCTCGCTGATCGCATACAGCCGTTCCAGATGATGTATAACCTTGCTATGAACCAGCTATACAATAACGCCGAGAAGGAGATCGGTAAGTTCTTCTTAGGCGACTTAGGATTCCTGCCTACGGAATATAAGGATATGATGGACAAGAAGGGAGCTTTGGCTACTTTTATGCAGATCGTTAAGTCCGTCTCATTTATGGGTGTAGGTGGTAATGACACAAACAATCCTTACCAGAATCCGCAGATGAGCAGCATATATAATCAGTTCGGTGTATATGATCTTACTAATACGGATCAGATAAGATCCCGTATGGAAATGGCGTCTTACGCCTATATGATGGCTTATAGGATGATAGGTATATCCGAGCAAGCTATGGGTCAGTCAACTAGATACGAGAGTTCTACGGGCGTAAAACAGGGAGTTAACGCTACTATGCTACAGACCCAGACTTACTTTAATGATTTCGATGACTTCAAGAAACGGACATTGGATATTCATCTAGCCGTGGCTCAAGTATGCCAGAAGGAAGGATACGATTGGACCGTGATGTACAGGAACAGCGATCTGTCCTTGGCTTACGTCAGTCTTACGGATAATAGCTTGTCGTTACGTCATCTTAATGTTATGGCTGTCTCTAATTCCAAGAAACGTCTGGAATTGGAGAATTTGAAGCAATATATATTACAGACGAATACTTTGGGCAATGACTTGCTTGATATCACTAGAATGATGAATGCCAACTCGACGGCTGAGATGAATCAGATAGGAAGGGATGCCAGATCTTACGCAGATCGTGTAAGACAGGAGGAGTACCAGAATCAACAACGACTTGTACAGCAAAAAGCCGAGGCCGATCAACAGACCCGTAATGACGAGCATGAGAAGGAGAAGGAGCTGGCTTATATCAAGGGTAACTTCGATTTACGGGGTAAGAGCATAATGGCCGCCGGTCAAGCGGCTAGGACACAAGATAACGCAGAGGGTATGGATTATGTGGAAGCTATAGCGGATCGAGCCTTGAAGGAAAGAGATCTGGATATCCGTGAGGAGGATATGAGAACCAGACAGGCTAACGCCGAGGCTGAGCGAAGATCTCGTGAGGAGATAGAGAAAAGGAAGTTGGAATTAAAGGAAAAGGAGATAGACGCTAGAAACAAACGTTCTGATACAGATAGGTTTACGTCAATAATAAACAAGAATTGATTACAAGTTTTGTAAATATTTTTACAAAATCTGTAATCATTTTGGCGTAAAATTCTGTCATATACTATAATGGGTTTGATTTAATTGGTAATTAGATTAATGATAATTTTGTAAAAAGCAAAAAAGGAAATTGTATGAATGACATGGGTGATTTCGCTAAGGGTTTTAAGACCATGAGTGTCGAGGAGCTTTTTTACCGTGGTGACGGTGATGGCGATAAGAATAATATTGAGGGTAAATATGATAAGGATGGTAATCTTATAGATGACACCAAGAAAGAACCTGCCGACGGCGGATCGGCTGACGGTGGCGGGGATAAGGGCGGCGACGCTACCAACCCAGACCCAGATTCCTTTGGCGAAGGCGGTGCTGATAATAATAACGTGGTATCAGGGTTTAACGGAAAATCTTTCTTGGAGAAGATGGCTGCCAGAGGTATCATAGATAGTATCGAGAACCTAGATATTATGGTAGATGATAAACCGGTTGATCTTTCTACTATCACTAAAGAGGATGATTTACTCGATATAGTGGAGGGATTGATCAAGGACAAGGCTGATGAGTTGTTGAAGGATAAGGTTGATACCGGTTCGATGTCTGATTTCATGAAGAAGATGATAGAGGTGGATAAGGCCGGTGGTAACGTTGGTCAACTATTAAGCCAATATCAGAGTATTCAGGCTCCGTTGGATAACCTTGATATGAGTAATAAAAATGATCAGCTTGCGGTTATCCAGCATTATTATAAGATGCTGGGTATGCCGGAAGATGAGATAAAGGATAATATGGAAATGATGATTGGTAAAGGCGATGAGTTTATCGAGTCTAAGGCCAATAAGTTCCATGATATCCTGAAAAAGGAGATGGATAACCTTATCGAGGAGGAGAAAAAGAAGTCCGAGAAAAGGAGACAGGAGTTAGTTGAGCAGATGAAAGTCTATAAGAAAGGTCTAAAGACATCTATAAGCTCAGGATTTCAGTTGACTGACACGATGATAGGTAAGGCTGTCGATTTCGTTACAAAGCCGATAGACAATCAAGGCCATACGGCTATAGATAAAGCCTATTCCGAGGCTATTAAAAATCCGGATATGGCCGCTGATTTGGCCTTGTTCTTGATGAATAAGGACGAGTTCCTTAAACAGAAAACCAACAAGGCTAAGATGGAGGTTAATAAGAAGACCATCACTCTTCTTTCTGGCAATAAGGGAGGAAAGCAGAATAAGACTAATATCGATAACGATACTATAGAAGCTAACTTCCTTGATCTGAGTGGATCAAAGAGTGTATAACGTTTAAATATATTGAAAATGAATCCGTTTCTTACAAAAAGTTTCCCGGCTACCGTGAATGGTGATAACGTTATTGCCTTTACTGATGCCAAGAACTATAAGACTTCGCTTGTAGAGCATAACTTAGGCTCATTGGCGAGCTGGTATTATGAGGACCCTGATAAGAATCATTTGGGTCTGTTGAATCTGTTCTCTAATATCGCTAATTACCCTGTACCGATGTATATGGGTATGATTAATAACGGCGCTACGATCTCCGTTAACGGTATTGGAGCTTCTTTCCGTTATGATTTACCTGTTACAAAGACATTCGCTGTTGTTACGGCTGAGGATACTTCAGGTCATCATCTGAAACCTGGTATTGATGGTAGCTTGTTTGATATCGTTTTGAATACATCTGAGTTTACGGCTTATGATGTTATTACCTACGATGCCGCTAACGGTTGTAATATCCTTATCTCAGGTGAGATCCCGTCTAAGACAGAAGGCGACTTGACACGTTATTGGTGTCGTGTTATCGGTGGTAAGGCTAAATACTTCCCTAAAGAGAAATTACGTCCGGGTATCCGTTATTGGAAGATCGGTCATGCCCTTGGTGAGTACAGTACCCAGTTCTCCAAGGTATCTGGGGCTGACAAGGCCGGTTCTATGACTTGTGAGTTCCGTTTAGGAAACCACCGTGGTGTTGAGGGTGAGACAACTATGTATGCTGGTATGAAGTCCATGCAGGCCGCCCAGAATAGCACTTCAGAGTTCGTGGAGACCGCTCTTCGTCGTATGAATGCCATGAGAAGCGAGTATGAGGGTAATATTCCTGATTTGGCTATTATCGGTAAGACTGTTAATGGTAGACTTGATTTACGTACGGCCAAAGTAGCCTCTACGTTGGAGGTGTTCTGTATGGCTGAGTTGGTTAAGCTGGAAGCTAGACAGTTGATGTGGCAAGAAGGTGGTATTATCATGGATCAAAATGGTCCTATCCATTTGAATGAGGGTATCTACCGTCAGCTTCGCCGTGGTTATACTATCTACTATAGTCGCCCGATGGGTATTACTAAGGATACGCTTATGGCTGCTGCCGCTTATATTTTCCGTGGTCGTCAAGATCTTCCTATTACGGAGCGTAAGATTAAGTTCAAGGTAGGAGCTATGGCTATGATCAATTTAGAGAAGTTGATCAGGGAATCGTTCTTCACTACCTTGCAGAACTTAAGCTGGGGTATGGGAAGCGATAGGATGTTGCCTTCTAACCCTATCTCTGGTACTAATGACGCCATGATCTTAGGTCCGGTTCAGGTTAAGGGAGCTTTCATCCCGGGCATCGGTAATGTTGAGTTCGAGCATGATCCTTCTTTGGATTACGCCGACATGACAGATCGTAGCGAGTTGGTGAATGGCATGTATCCTAGATCCTCTTATTCTTGTATTATCGAGAATATCACTGACGCTGGATCGACTAACGCGTATTCCGCTATTCCTAATACGGCTAACGCTAAGTTAGGTAATATGAATAACAACGTATTCTATATCAAACCAGAAGGTGTAAGTATGTGGTGGGGTTATGAATACGGTCGTTGGGCGCACAAAGCCAACGGTAATGAGATCGTATCATCCTTGCCGGGCATGAAAGAGCAATTCTGGTGTCATTCTGCTTCCGCGGCATGGGTTATGGATAATAGTAAGTTCTTGATTATCGAGCTTCAACCGAACTACTTCGGCTAAGTTTTTTCATATATGTAATTTGGTTTTTAGAGGGGAGGATATTCCTCTCCTCTTTTTTAAGTAACGCAAAAAAAGGAAATGAAAGAAATTTTAAAATCAAGGAAGGTATTGGCCGAGGTAAACGGTTTCAATATCATGTCAGATACCTTATATGAGGTTGTAGGCAAACATGATGGAAGTGCTCCTCAGGCCTTTCAAGACGCTAATATAGCTAAAGCTCCGTTCCCGGAGAACGCCACTCACGTATGTTGCCCTTGGGATGATTTCTCCAAGGCCTATAACACCGGTTTTTATCCAAGATCAAGATGCTATAATGGTCTTGACAAGAATGAGATCGATAAGCTCGTCAAACAGCGGGTAGATAATATCATGAAGCCTTTCGAGGAAATGTCGCAGATGGATCTATCTCAAACCAATTTAGAATTTTGGGATGACGCTAAGGATAAGATCTTCATGGGTAAGGTTTATAATACGGCTAATACCGTAGATCTATTTTATTTATATCTGGCTGTATTTTCCGGCATGTTGACTCCTCAGGAAATGGATGGCGATCCTGTCTTCATGAACTCCATGTTCTGTTTCGTGGAGAAAGACAATATGAAGGATTTCGTTCAGCAGCGTGAGATCAATAAGATGAACATCAGCTATAAGTTTATCAGCGCCCTTAAGAAAGGCGGCGACGATCGTCAGGCTGTCATAGATCTTCTTCTTTACATCGGTATCGTAACTCGCCCGGATTTCACGGAGGATGAGTATTATACAGGATCTCTATCAAACTGGATGAATGAGAAGAAGACCAATGTTGATTATCTGCTTGATATCTGGGATCGGTCATTGGAAGGTGATTTCAAGGAAGTTCTTGAGTTTTACCGTATCGTAAACGTCCTTCAACGAAATGGTCGTATCAATATGACTCCATCCGGATTACAATATAATGGCCAGATCATAGGACCTGACGTTCGGACATCCGCTGAGTTCTTGGCTACCAAGAAAGACTTTATTGACATAAAGGCTAATGTATTGGATGAGTATGAGGAGATCATATCTATGTCTAATATCGATGATAAGTCCAAGACCAAGAAGGTTAAGGATATTAAGAAGAAGGATGACGTAGAGGAAGGTGATAAGGTTAAGGAGGAATGACGATGACAATCCAAGAAGCGTATCTAAGGTCTTTGCAGAAGAACGAGCAGAATCTGGCCAATGGCGGGATTAAGCTTGATCCGGGAAGGTTCGTGCTGTTGTTCAACGAGGCCCAAGACCGGTTGGTTAAGTACTATCTCAATAGGAAGGATGACGAGACTATACGCTCCATCCAAAACCTTCTTGTTTATTGGATGTCGTTGGATAATGCGGGTAGGATGGATGACCCTGAGTCTACGTCCTTTAACTTACCTGATGACTATCTATGGTTCTCTAACATAAAAGGTGTTTTCTCGTACAAAGGGTGCGAGGTCACTGATTTCGTTATGTGGGAGGCTAAGAACGAGAATATCCATGAGCTTCTTGGAGACGAGAATAACCGTCCTTCTTACGACTACCGTGAGACATTCTACTCCATAGGGAACGGGAAGGTCTTGGTCTACGAGTCAGGCTTCCGTACCGAGGAGGTTAAGATGACGTACTACCGCCGTCCTGTCAGGGTGGACCTATCGGGGTATATCAACGCCGCCGGTATCCAATCTACGGACATCGACCCGGAGCTGCCCGATTATCTTGTGGAGGAGATTCTGGATATGGTCGCTAAACAATTCAGCCTTAACGAGAACGAGTTGCAGAGGTATCAGCTTGATAAGGATAATGTGGCTTCTTTTAAATAAACAACGTTAGTTTGATAGAAAGACCTGCCTAGAAATAGGCGGGTCTTTTTTTATTTCATGGTATGTGTGTTTTTGCTTTTTTATTCCTATATTTGCATAATATTTAATTGTGTAAAATATTATGATATGATTTCAAGTAGTAAAATTTTATTCGGTGTACCTATTAGATGTGATGAAGAAACATCATTTATGTCTTTGACTGACTTGCAAGAGGCTTATTTAAGAAAGAGGATCGTAGAAGGATGGAGTGATAAGAGGATAGAGGGAATTTTATCCAATAGGAATAGTTCTGAGCGTATATATTATGTTATAAAAGACAAGTATATAAGAGGTATATCTTTATCAAGTTTTATTAATGACGTAAACAATACCTCTCTTGTCAAGACATTAAAATCGCTTGGGGTGTATAAATCTACCGGTAGAGGATCGAATAGGTTGGTTATGTGTGCTAAAGAGATATGGATGATGGTCGCCATGGAATTACATCCATCTATATATAATGAATGTATAAAAATGTTTGGAAGATCAGATATAAGCAATGACGCTATTATATATATAAGGGGAGGAAACGAGTATAGTGATATGTATAGGTATCTGTCTTCATTTTTTAGCTCCGATGATATTGAGAGAATAATTTTTGCTATAAATAAGACTGTTACCGGTGAATGTGATAAGTTTTTATACACCAAGCAAGAATCGGAAAGGATTGTTTGTATTCAAAAGGATATATGTAAGTTTATAAAAATGGGTATATTCGAATCTGTCGATGATATAATTGATATATTGGTAAATGATGTAGATGATGATCATGATTGTAATATATTCACCTATTTGGCTGTCGATGGTTTAAGTAAGGATATTAAAATAGGTAAGACGTTTAATGTAAAGAAGAGAGAGAGGGATTTAAGATGCGCTAATCCAAGGTTAAGTATCATAGCTTGTGTAAAAGGTGATATAGAGAGATGTTTGCATGATAAGTTTTCCGACAAGAGGATTTCAGGAGAGTGGTTTTCATTGTCATCTAATGATGTTGATAATATTATAAATGAATATGGATTTGTTTTAATAGAGTAGCTTTACAAAAAATGTAATCCGTATTAATATTTATATACTCATGGCTGTACTTTATTGTCGTGATCGTCTTTATTATTATGTTTGCGTTAGGTAAATGATTTTTAAACTAAAATATTGATAATATGTTGCACAGACCGCAAGACCGGGTACTTTTCGTATCCCCACACGCTAAGATGGTGGATGTTGATTCCATCTTCTTGAAGGAAGGACAGATCGGTATTTACGATACTAAAGATACTTCCGAGAACGGTTGTAAGGCCGTGACTGATTTTACCGGTAAGCCTCGTAACGACAAGCGTTATGAGATCCGTATCGGTCGTAATGAACAAGCGGCTTCCCGCTCTATCTATGATAAGGATTTTTCCACGCCTTTGTTCTCGTTGAACGAGATCACCGAGATTTACGCTTCTTGGCCGAAGAAAGATCACGCTTATGTCGATGATGTTATCTTAGGATACAATGGTGTGTCTGATGACACGGCTTTCTCCGTATCCAAGGGCGACCGTATCGCTATCCGCTTGGTTCTGGCAGGACGGGCCTTCGAGCTTCTTGGCTACGAGGAAGGACGTGTAGAGATCAATGACGCTATCCTTTTGGATGATTGTGATAATACTCCAAATCAATGCGAGGAGTGCGATCCTTGCGAGGAGGTTGATTTGTTGCCAGCCGTCCTGAAATGTATCGAGAGGATGAAGAACCATCCTATCGCTGGTGGTGGTAAGGTATCTGATTATATTGATATCACTCCGGTTACAAGATGTACTAACGAGGCTACGGAGCCTGAGACGGAGGACGTGAACTTCTATTGTATGGAGGTTTGCGATACTGGTGATGACCTGGCCTTGGCTGAGGTTCGTGCCCAGTACCCGGGATTGAAGATCGTTCGTGAGAGCATCAACGGCAGCATGTCACGTTATAAGGTGATGAAGAAAGGGGCTAAGCCTAATGACTATACTCAACGTCTGATCTCTATCATGAAAGGATGCGAGGAATGCCCGCCTAGCTATACTGAGGTTAAGGGCGGATACCTGTATTCCATTTCATTGGAGGATGACGGCGTTGATATGTCTACTACGGTAGAGTCTTTACCTAATGTGGTAGCTGATACGGTTAATAAGATGAGCCAGATCAAGGGATCAGGTTTGTATATTGCCGCTACTTCCAAGAAATTGACGGATGAGGAGATCTCTACTTTCGTGGAGGCCAATCCTACGGCTATTATCTACTATGTGGCTAAGACATCCGATATGTGCGAGAATCCTACGGTTCGTACCGCTTCTTGGTCGGCTTGTGGTTCTTGCAAGGTATCCACCGAGAAGTATTATATCACGATCCCGGATGATGAGTGCGGGAACAGTGCTTTGGAGGAAATCAAACAGGCTTTCCCGGAACTGGAGATCACTGACTACGGTACTCCTGCGGCTTGCCAGCATAGCTTCCAGACAACGGTATATACTAACATGTTGTGTGATGAGTGCGACAAGGTGTTCGAGGGATTCTTCACCAGCAAGGCTCCGGCGTCTTACCGCAACCGTATGTGGAAGAAATTGGAGTCGGCTCAGGAACTTGGCACTAACTGCAAGTGCGGTATCCGTTTCCGTGGTAAGGAAATGTTATTATCTCCGTCAGAGTGCTTGATGGATAAAATGACTTATGTAGAGGATAGCGTTGAGATCGTTGGCGCTAGCGGAGGTTATCCTGATTCTCTTGACGAGGGGTCTCCTATCTGGTGGGATCAACTTAATTTCGAGAGACTGTCCAGCAAAGCACCACGTACTCATGTCGGCGGTAATATGATGGATGACGAGTTGAAGGGTTACGCTCATTTCAACGGTTTCCCGAAACATCAGGATTTCATGGGACGGACATTCATGAACGAATACAGCCGTGTTGAACAAACAGCCCAATACGTGGACTTCCAGATCACGATTAATCCTCATAGATACTCTCAAGGATTCGGTAAGGTTCTCGCCGATGATCCGGTTAATCTGATCTTACGTGTACGCTATGGCGCTCATGAGGGTGTTCAGGAGATGATCAATATGATCGGTGCTGCCGCTGGTCTTGGACCGGCCATCGTAACTGAGCCGAAATAAAGAACCTTTTTTGCGTTCATATATTTCCTAAAGGGGAGAGATTCAATTCTTTCCCCTTTTTTTATTACCTTTGAAGCATAAGAATTAAAATGTTGTAATATGTCAGCTATTAATGAGTATCTAAAGAGACTTGCTTCCATATTTGGTAGCATGGGTTTCTCTGTTCCGCCAGATGACTTCTCCGGTGTTGTTATAGACGGAAAGACGTATCCGGTCATGATGAGGAATGACGGGTGTTACGTATACTTCGATGATAAAGGAGTAAAGAGACTTGTAAGCGAGGTTCCTAAAAAGGACTATCAGTTCATTAACATCAAGGACGCCCGTGTGTCGATCGTCAACCAATGTTATCGTACTCCGGGAGGTCAGGTAGAGGCTCGTATCCATACCTATATGAATAATAAGGGTGAGATATTGGCCGAGAAGATATTTATCATCAACTCTTCAGATGTTGATACGCCTATTGGTACGGAATTGGATAAGATTCCTGCCGAGTGGGTAGCTATAGATTGTAGCATAGCGGAGATGACCGATCGGGAGTTGATATTCGTAAGTAAATGTTACGCCACGGAAGGGGGCAAGGTCCAGATCGAGGGCGTTGAGTCAGTAGACCCCCGCCTGAACCCGGAGGTATCCCATTATGAGGTGGTGAATACGACTGACGATAGCAATCCTATCGGTACGGAGTATGATAAGATACCCGATACATGGAGTCGTATAGTATGTGATTTCCCGGACATGACCCAAAGGGAGATAATACCGGTGCTTAAATGCTTTGATACCGGAACCGGAAGGGTGCAGATAGAGGGATATAAGATATTTGATTACGAGATGGGTACCAGAAAGGAATGGTATCGCGTCAAGCAAAGTACCGATCCTGAGAACCCGGTAGGTAAGTTCATTACCAGCATAAGTGATGACTGGGTTGAGGTTGTTTGTGACTTCACGGATATGGAGGATCGTGATATTGAGGTAACTATAGAATGTTATAAGACACCGGCCGGTAAGGTGAAGCTGGAGGTCCTTACGTCATGGGACGGGAATATAGGGGTTAGGGATAAGAGTTATAAAGTCCTGGAGACTACCGATCCGTCACAGCCTGAGGGCGCCAGCTTCAGTTCCTTGCCAGATACTTGGATAAGGACTGTCTGCGATTTCGACGATATGGAAGAACGTGACATTAGATCTTACATTGAATGCTACGATGGAGGTAACGGTCATGTTAAGCTTCGTAGACTGGTTTCTTATGACTCCAAGATAAAGGCCAGATACACCCGTTTCGAGGTCCTTGAGTCGGATGACGCCAGCTTCGTCCCGGGAGCCGGCCTAGCTACCCTCCCCGAGAGTTTCTCCTTGGTTCCATGTGATTTCACGGATATGGAGGATAGAAACGTTCAAGTATATCGTGAGTGTTATCTCTTCAAAGGACAGCGTATTGAGGTGGATAAGGTTGTCTCTTATGACGGTGATCTAGGTGATAGGAAAGCCAAGTATATTGTACGTGAGAGCGAGGACGGCGCTATCTTAATAGATCAGGAATATGATGAGATCCCTTTTGGATGGAAGAAATCTCCTTGCGATCTTGAGAACCTTCGTGACAGGCATGTATCTTACTATGATCAGTGTTATGTCACGGAGAACGATAAACGGGTTAAGATCCATAATATCGTTATATATAACTCTTTAGGATATGAGTGGTATCATTTCTACGAGGTTACGCAGTCAGAGGATGATAAATATGAGGTAGGCGATATTAACTCCTCTATGATTGATAAATGGAGTAGGGTTGAGTGTGAGATGCCTGATATGGAGAATCGGTTCTTGGATACGACAGATACCTGCTATGATACAGGGAATGGTACGGTTAAGATAAGGCGTCAGGAGTCTATTGACTATAAGCTTAATGTCCGGGAGTTTGATTATAAGATCGTGGAGTCAACCGATCCTGATCATCCTACTAACACTACCCCTACCCAAGATACGGTTAGTGGTTGGACGGTAATAAGCTGTGACCTTAATATCATGGAGATAGATGACTGCTATGAGGTTGGTGGTCATAAAATCCATTTAAAGGGATTCAGGACGGTCAATCCAGCGTTACAGGATATTAAGTCCATATTGTATGTCGTGTATTCTGACCACCCTGATTATCATGCTGGTGACGAGCTTAACTCTATTCCAGAGGGGGCTAAGGTCACGATCTGTGATTACGCGGATAAAAGCCAAAGACATATGGTCCCGGTGCGCGAGTGCTATGAGGTAGCCGATGGCCGGTTCTATGTGGAGGGAAGCAGGTTGGTGGATAACAATATGGTCGTTGAGCGGATGTCGGTGATGGTGCTGGAGTCATCCTCCCCGACCTACCCGGTAGGGACTACGCTGACCTCCATCCCCGATGGCGCTACTATCGTGGCTTGTTTATGTCAAACCTGTTAATATCAAGGTCATGGTTAAGGTATGTAATGATTATTATATGATTGACGCCCTAGCCGGCGGTGAGGTCATAAGGAAAAGGAAATATCGTCGTGAGAATACGATGATCGGATATAAGTGGTATGATTATAATGGGGTCGAGGTAACTGACCCCATTGAGATATCACGTCTTGACGGATTGGCTACCAAACATCAGCGTGTGGATCAGGCTTATGATGATCATGCCATTTTCATGTCGTCAACCAATTACGTTAACAGCGTTTCCGGTATACCTATGGATAAGCATATGGTTGTCGTTGAATGGAGACCGGATAGCGAGCAAGGTTTTGTCACTATGGCTCATGATGAGGGTCTTGACGGGGACAGTTATTATATAGTTGTTATCAATGCCGGGGATAAGCAGGCTACTATCTACACCCCCATAGATCCCGAGGATCCAAAGGACGGTACCTCTAGGGCGGATGATGGCGATAATATCTCCGTGGGAGGATCTTATGTTTCCATATCCCCCAAGCGGGTAGAGCGGATAAGGGTTACTTTTCGTGAGGGTAAATGGTATTATGAGTTAGTCACAAAGACATATCCCAGCAATACCGGAGGCATTAAGATCGGGGATGTTGATTATGTTACTTTCAGGTATTTATGGGAGTCAAGTTCCGGAAGGGACTTGGATACGATGACGGAAGCTCTTAATTCTAATGTTCCCACCATAGATAATCTTGCTGTAGGTTGGTCTGGCCCCGGAAATGGAGATAGCTCTGTTAGAGAAGTTCTTAAATGGGGTGGTGATAATACCGGTTCTGGTAAGGAATGTGTTTGGATGTCGGTTAAGGATTTAAGGGCTAAGTATTATGATATCCTACCTGAAGAGACGTATTTCATGGCCTACGCTACATGGTTTGGGTCTAAAGGTACGGGTAAATGCTCTTTTGAGCTTGTCGGATACAAGGGAGGTGCGATGAGCCAAGATGGATATAATTTTATAAATACCGGTGGATCTGTAGTATATCAGAATACATATGATTTTGTATGTAATACCCATAAAGGAGCTGGGTCGTATAAGACATCTTACGAGAAAGTAGCCCGTATTACTTATAATAAGCTCACCAATGAGGTCTATATGTCTATAGGCGATGCTATAGATCAGGAGGATAATTATGATAAGCTGGAGCGGGAGATCAATAATATAAAGGAAAGACTTAGCGATGTCGAGAGCGAGTTGGCTGTCGTAAGACGTATAGCTGAGGGCAAGAACACGGCGTATATCTTTGATACGGTCGATGCCATGAATGAGTGGCTGGCGGTCCCGGAGAACACGGCTAAGCTCCGTGTGGGGGACAGCTTCTGGATCAGGGAGCAGGAGGTACCTGATTATTGGTGGGATGGAACTCAGGCTTTAGAGCAGGAAGGTCCGAAGGTTGATTTATCCCCTTATTATACGAAAAACGAGATTAATAATATTGTCAATGATATCAATCAGAAGATAGAGAATAAGAGTACGTCTATTATCTTCGATACTTATATCCAGATGAAGTCTTTCGTGGATGATCCTACTAACGCCGATAAGCTTAAGGAAGGTACCATCTTGTTGATACGAGAGAAGAACGTACCTGATTATTATTACGATGGTGCTGGGATAGTTAAGATGGAGGCCGATGTAGAGCAATGTCTTTATATTACTTTAGCTAATAAGCCTACGGAAAGCACTATAAGTTATACCCAAGATCGGGAGGTAACTAATTTCGCTCCGGGAGCTATAGCTAGGTGGATTGACGCTGACGGGAATAATGTGTTTTATAAGCTTGTAGAGATAGTAGGTGGTAAGGCTAAGTGGATTACCCTTATCGATACTAAATACGGTAATGTGACGCTACAGAGTACTTACGACAAGAATTATGAGATCGTAAATATCGTATCTGGGTCTAGGTTACAGGCTATAAATAGCGAGAAGAATGATATCAAGTTTGTTAATAGCGCTACGGGTAACGTGACTGTCGTGTTGAATGGTACTGTATCAGGGGGAGCCAAGAAACTTACGAGCCTGTTGGCCGTGAACGAGGTGGTTCTTACCCCCGGAGCGGCGGTGTCGTTTACCCGGAACGGCGATGAGTTCGTGCTCACGGAGTTGTTTGGCGTTACTATCTTCCCGGATCTGGCTGATTCCAGCCGTGAGGGAGAATGGGTGATGAGCGTAGGCGTAACCGGAAAACCGATCCTTATGGAGGTAAAGGAGATGAGGAAATGGGATGAGAGTATTGTCAGGGAACTTACTATTGATGAGCTTAACGAGAAGTTCCCTAACGTGGATATCGGATTCGCTGTCGTATGCAAGACCATCAACAAAGTATATGAGATGGTTAATGGATATAAGGAATGGGTGTCTTATGATATAACCTCAATTAATTAATATTATGGCTTTTTTGGCAGGATACGACACGGTAGCGTCCTATGTCACGTTTATAGTGAATGAGGATAGGTTCCCTTGTTATGATGGTAAGGGTGCTGATTATATACCCGATCCGATAATATCAGCGGATGCTTTTAATCGCAGTCTTAGGTTCTCGACAAGAAAGCCAGGATTCGTGGACGTTGATTGGGGAGACGGGACAAAGGATCAATATCCTTTAGTTAAGGTATCTGATGGTAGTTATAGGATTATATTCAGGTCTCTTGACATTGAGTATAAGAAGAATCCGGATGATACCGTATGGTGGTATAAGAAAGAGGATGGCTCACAATACATACCGGTTCCCCCACATAAGTATAGCGATATCAGGCGTAGGGAGGTTACGATGAGGTTCTCTAACGTAATTGATGGGGAATTTAATATGGATGGTATTGTCCTTCATGAGTTCCCTATAACTAATCTTCCTGATATAACTTATTTTGCTGTGGTTAGATCCGTTTTAAAAAATGGCGATATCCCATATGACAGGATAAGCAAGAGCGTTAATCTTCGTAATATACAGATGGGAACTTTTTCTCATTCTGGTGTATGGAGTAATTGGCCAGAAGGTTTTTTAAATATGAAAAACCTGAGGTATTTCGGATGCAATAGCGTTTTTAATTTCGGGGATGATCCTGATTCTAATTGGAGAAGGTTCTCTGAATGGAAGAATCTTACCGAGTTTAATTTCAATTGGTGTAACATCCCTTCTTATGATCCGGCTTTTAATTCTATTCCGGCTGTGTATATAAATATTGTAAGCGATAGGAATAATATACCTGTATTTGATGAGGTGGATAAGGTAGGGGATGATAAGGCAGGCGTTGATTTTATGGGTAATGGTAGCTCATGGAAACAAGATCTGGTAGGAGGGAAGTTGAACAAGATTCAACGGGTATATTGTTCTTCAAGTACGGTGCCGGTAGACGATCTTCCGGATTACTTGTATGAGATAAGGGAATTTAGGGTATGGAATTTGCGTGATGGTGGTAGATTTATAAATACGCAGGAGAGGGCTGATACGTTCGTTAACACGTTTTATGATAAGATGATGTCCTGGGATTATATAACGATGTCACAGACGGCTTCTGACGGTAACAGGAATCAGTTTTATAAACTTACCTTAGATTTATATGCTGCCGTAGCTCCTACTAATAAGAGACCGTCTGGCGTTTATCAGGCTCCTGATGGGTTTGTCAAGGGGGTTAGTAATGGTAATCCTACGACGCCTATGGAGAAGGTGTATGTGCTTACCAACAACTACGGGCAGACATGGGTCTTGGCCCCTGCCCCAGCTTCTAAGGCCGCCCTTACGAGGGCAAGGCGGGCGGGGAAGGCTAGGATTACCCCGTTCGTCCTTGGCGTAAAGGACGGTCATGTATCCGTGTTCAGCGGAGATGTATTGGATGATAATATGAGTAAGTATAATTTCGCCGACAAATACGAGGCCATAGATATCTGTAACGATCTAGGATTGGACAGCTCGCCGGTTGTCGAGTATTTCAGGAGAATAGAGGAGGGAGAGGTATGAAGTTGATATATAAGGATACGAATAAAGGGTCTATAACCTTTTTTACTAAAGGCAAATACGCTTTTAGGGGAGTTGGCAGGAATGATACTACTGATGATGTGCCTGATCCTATATTGGATGTTAATAATTATAATGAGAGTATACAGTTTTATTCCAAGACCCCCGGCATGTGCGAGGTCGATTGGGGTGACGGGAATAAAGAGCAATTTCCTTTCGTGAAGGATAGGAGCGAATCCATATACGGGCGATATAGGTTGATGTTCAGGAGAAGGGATATAAGTTATCGTAAGAATCCGGATAGCCATCCATGGTGGTTTTATAAGGAAGACGGGAGTGAGTATATCCCTGCGCCTAATCATGCTTACGCTGACGGGCTAGATAAAGAGCGGGTCATTACCATGACTTTTACGAATGATATTACATACGTTCAAACAGCGAGGATAATGATGGTAGGATTCCCGATATTAGACGCTCCAAGTATTATCAACTTAATCTTATCCATTACCGGCGATGGGAATATAACCGATATCCCTAAAGACAGGATACGTAGATCGGTAAATATAGAGTATATAACACTTAATGAATTAGGTGTAGGGACATTGACATCCATACCAGACGATTGGGATAGGTTGACTAAGTTAAAAGGCATTAATTTAAGTCGAACGGCTGATTTTAATGATACGGAGTCTTCTAATATAAGGAAATTCCCCTCTATGTGGCCTAATCTTGTAACATTATCTTTGGCAGGTTGCAGGGTTAGGGTATATCCAAGGGAATGGCTGTCTTTTAGCAAGCTAAAAGAATTATATATATCCCCGGGAGTGGCTATGCCATCGTTTGACCCTAATACATGCCCGGCTATGGATGAGGTGGATAAGATAAATCCTAGCTTAAGGACCTTCGATCATATAAATAGATGGTATGGGTCTGTCGTGAGCTGGCATCCGTATATGATCGGCAAGGGGCTGGAAAATATCACTAGCCTTACCGCCTCATATTGCTATAGTAATATAGATGTAAGTAATCTACCGGATTATATATATGAGATGAGATCTATGAGTAGTTTTTATATGTATATCTCCTTGTCAACCCAAAGTCGATGTGATACGTTTATATCAACATTATATGAGAAGGTGATGGGGTTTGATTATCTCACTATGTCTTCCTCTGCTTCCGATGGCAAAAGGAATCAGTTTTATGGATTGTATTTAACTATGTATTCGGCTTCCAGGCCTGTTGATAAAAGACCTAGTGGCGTATTACAGGCACCTTCTGGTTTTATAAAGGGTCAGTCTAATGGCTCTCCGTCGACTCCTATGGAGATGGTTTATGTGCTTATGAATAATTATAGATGGAGGTTTAGTATGGCGCCAGAGGCTTCGGTGTTAAGGTCAATACGATCTTCTGATATTGACACGAGGTCGTATAAGCCATATAAGCTTATCGTATTTGACGATGGGCGTACCTTTGTAGGCAATGGAGATGTTTTAGCTCATGATACGGATAAGGTATTATCGTTTGGGGGTCAACCAGAAGGGGAGTATTTATGTGATTCTATGGGATTGGACAGGAATGTTATTGTAGAATATTTTAACAAGATAGGTAATGGCTAAGACATTATATAAATACGAGGCATCATCCAACAAGTTCGTGTGGTTCACTACATGGGATAGGGCACTTAGAAATTATTATACCGATGATTATAATTATGTACCTGATCCTGTCGTTGGTAATCCTTTTAATACGTTTGTCGAGTTTAGATCCAGAAAGCCCGGTATGGCTAATGTGGATTGGGGGGATGGAATAAAGGAACAGTTTCCTATGACCAAGGTTCAAGGGGAGGATAATTATCGTATTATATTCCGTTCTTTAGCGATACAACATAATAAAAAACCCAATACTACGTGGTGGTTCAGGAAGGAGGATGGATCGCAATACGTACCTGTGGATAATCATGCTTACGCTGATGGGAGGAGGGACGTACAACGGGCTGTGTCGATAGATTTTACTTGTGATATTTATTATGCCAATATCCAAGTTTGCAAGATGACATCTTTCCCGATTGTGGATATACCAGGACTTGAGTTTTTGGTCGTATCCCATACGCTGTATGTTAATGACGGTATACCTGTAGACAAGTTGTCAAGATCCAAAAAGTTAATTTATATCGATCTTCAAAATATAGGGCAAAGAATGACCGTAATTCCTGAGGCTATAACCAGCAAGACAGAGGTATATTATTTAAATATGTTTAACATTCTTGATCTTAGGAATATAGAATCTAGCGGGATAAGGAATATAAAGAATATGAAAAATCTCCAAACCCTCAACTTATCTTCATGTTATTTGGATAGGTATATAAAGGAGTTTAATGATCTTCCTAAATTAACTTCGTTGAATATAACTTCTGGTCCTCCTGATATGTGGAATTATTTTGATATAAACACCCTTCCTTCTTTCGAGGTAGATAAGATAAATCCTAACATTACTGGTTTTGCTTTTTTAGATGACTGGAAGAATGGAGAAAGGAGGACGGGTTGGAATGATGATAATATGTCGGGTAGAGGATTGGATCATCTTACAGGTTTTACCGCCAATCATAGCAATAGTCTTAGAATGGATAAGCTTCCGGATTATATTTATGAGATGAGGGCTATTACATGGTTTAACGTGAATGCATCTACTCATAGCCAAAAAAGATCAGATGATTTCGTGAACTCTTTCTACGACCTTGTTGTAGGATGGGATCAGATTACTATGACATCTGTAGCCAAGGACGGGAGAAGGAATCAGTTTTACGGTCTTAGTGTATCTATGTACAGCAGTACTTATCCTTACGAGAACCAGCGTCCTACGGGGCAGGAACAGGCTCCGGAGGGGTTCGTGAAAGGCCAGTCCAACGGATCTCCCGCTACGCCTATGGAGAAAATATATGTATTAAAAAATAATTACGCCCAGAGATGGACGATTAAACCAGAATAATATTATGAATATCAATATTTTAAAACTAAATTGGGGGGGGGTAAAATCCTATTTGCCTTATGATGAGAAGAAGGATGTTACCCAAAAGGAAGGTAATAGAGGTATTCGAGGAATTATCTCCTCAGGATAATGGATATTGGACGGTTCCTGATGGGGTCTATGAGGTTGAGTTCGCGTTGGTCGCCGGAGGTCTTAATGGAGAATATTCCGATATATATAATGCCGGGAGTGGAGGTAACGGAGGTGGTGTACTGACTGGGACTATATCCGTAAATCCAGGTGTTACATATAGGGTGGTTGTAGGAGATATAGGTGGTGATAGTATATTCGGTATATATCAGGCTATTGCCGGTAAAGGTGGAAGAGGCGGATATGGAGTTGAAGGGGATGGTAATGATCCTTCCCCGGGAAATCCAGGGCAAGATGGATCATATGTTTTTAATAACAAATATCCTGACCGATACCCTTATCCTATGGGCGCTGGTGGTGGATCGGGAGCTTATACAAGAGGATGGGATAAAGGCTTTTTATCCGGAGGTAAAGGTGGCAATCACGGAGGAGGTGATGGGGCTGGAGCTGAGGATACTGAGGGTGTTATTATTAATGGCAAAAATGGAGGTAATGCCACTTATTATGGAGGTGGTGGAGGAGGAGCCTCTAAAGCTTCTAATAGTGGGGCTACGAGCGGTCGAGGAGGATCAGGTTATCGTGGTATTGTTATTTTACATTATTTTAAAAATGGATGATATGGATAGGAATGATATTATAAAAGAATTAGGTTCGTATTTTGACATAGTAGAATTGGTATGTCCCCATACATACAATAAGTGGAAGGACAGATCGTGGCAGTTTCTCGATACCGCCTTTCTTCATAACCTTCTTATATTGCGTAGGGATATAATCAAACAGCCTATGTATTGTAATAACTGGGATAAGCAAGGACAGTTTTCCCAGCGTGGTCTTAGATGCAACATCTGCCAGATAGTCAAGGATAAGAAAGATGTTTATCTATCCGCTCATGTATTGGGTAAGGCCGGTGATTTCGATGTCAAGTCAATGACGGCGGAACAGGCCAGAGGCTTGATTTTGGATCATCAAGATATGTTACCATATCCTTTCCGGCTTGAAGGGAAGGTGGGTTGGTTGCATTTTGATAGCCTTGATACTAGGAACGGTATACATGCCGTGGTGTTTTAGGTACTTAATGGTATAGTAGTTAACTTTGCGAGTAAGGTATAAAATGAAAGACAAAGACATGATAGAGCGAGTGGGGGCTTTGTGGAATATTGCGCTTGCGTATGGTGCCTCTTGTTGGGCTTATTTCCAGCCAGTACACCATTTATTGACTGTATTACTTATAGTATTAATAGCGAATTTCTTGGCTAGGTTAGCGCAAAGCGTAAGGGGCTGGAAGCTCCGACGAAGCCGTAGAAGACGGTTTAGTTTTAAGAGATGGCTTAGGGAGGTCAGGTTTACTGATATTCTTAAGGAGTTCGCTTTGTCTTGTTTTATAGTAATGACATTATGTGTTATATATAAGACGCTATACCCGATCGAGGAGGAGGCTAGTATGATACTTACCGTAACCAAATATGGTGTGTATATAGCCCTTGTGGGATATGTCATGCTTTTCTTGAATACCATAGGGGATACTTTCGCTGACGCTTATTTGGTTAAGGTATTCAAGGCCGTGTTTAAGAGGATAAACGTATTCAAGATGTTTAGTTTTTCCAAGAACATACCTGACGAGACGTTTGACGATATAAAGAAGATCGCTGATGATGAGGTTAAGGATAAGTCTTAAGGCTGTTTTTTGTTTAGGTCTGTCGCTATTCCTGTCCTCTTGTGGAAGCAGGAGGCAGGTTAGCGAAACGTCTATTGATAGCCGGTTGATCAGCAGGATAGAGACGATGATAGATGAGGTTATAGACCGTAAGGTGGTGGAGATAAAGACATCTGATCTTAATGCCGATATCGTTATAACTGAGAGGAAGTTCGATACGGACAAGGATGTTGATCCTGCCACGGGGGAACGGCCGGTGTCCTCGCAGACAGATACCCATATCGTCATTGGCCGGCGGGACAGCACGGTGACAGCCGATTCCCTTGGAGTTAATAAGACAAGGAATGATATAAAGGATCTGGATAATAAGACAAATATCAAATCCAAGGACGTAGATGATAAGAAGGAATCAAGATGGCCTATAGTGTGGATAGTAGCTGGTATCTTGATGATATTGTTGGTATTGGTTTATATATTGAAAAAGATAAAGGTTTTATGAGAAGAAGAATGTTGAATAATGGAAGTGATGGTCTTGTTGATCAACACACAAGATTCTTGATGAGATTTGACAATGATTTTAAGGTTGATGGATACCCCCCCCCCTAATATCGAGGATGGTTTAGAGATCAAGGGAGGAGAGTTTGTTACCGATTCTATAAGAACTGGATATAAATACACAAATACGTCTAATTCTTATGGGATGATTAATACATCTAGTACATTGTCACCTGATCTATTTGGTGATGGAGATCCATTTACCATTGATTTTTGGTATAAACCATTAGTCGTTATTAACGCTTGTTCTGTTGGCCATGAATGGTATAATGGTATTTTTTATTTTGGTATAGCTGGTGATGCTGGTGATTTAGGTTTGTTTTTTGCTACTCGAAGAGGAGCGTATGGAGGTAAAGCATCTGATGCTATTATTGGTAGGTGGTATCATATAGCTATGGTTAGGGTTAATTATACATTATATGGTTTTGTCGATGGCAAACGGTCTGTTTCATTCCCATGCTCTAATATTTCATTGAGATATAGTAATATAGATTTTAATAGACAAAGGGATGGTAGTAATAGGGCGTCTTTTGTAATAGATAATTTTAGGATAAGTGATGTAGCTAGATGGACGTCTGATTTTGATCCTCCTAAATAAAAAGGGACTATGATCTCTCACCGTCCCTTATCTAATTAGTTTTTAAAGAATATGCAAATAGCATAGAGGTCAGTCCATGATTCGAACCGGGGTGTATGGTTTTGCAGACCACCGACTAAACCAACTCATCCAACCGACCGTGACGCGAATATAAAGATTTTATTTGACCAGATGACTTAATTAACCATCTTTTTAACTAACAACTTCCCTTAAAGCCAAATAGTTCTTATTTAACTTCTGGAATCGTAGAGATAATTGTATAGACAAGTATTGTTTTTAGGTGACTCTTGTTGGAAGCCAATGAACAAGGTGGCGGCGTCATAGCGTGGGGCTGGTGGTTGCCTTCCATGGCCGGCCAGGAGCGGAGCGACTCACGACCAACCCTGCCGATTCCCTTTGGCACTTCACGCTTTAGCGCAGAAAAGAAGTAAACATATAGGATCATTATGTTTAAAGATAGTAGTCATCTGCCAAATAAGATCGAATGTAAGGATATAGTAAATATCTCAATAATACAATCATAAAGAGTCTTGAGTGGGATTATTAAGATCTTTATCTGCCAACATACTACTCATTTTTAAATTAATGTTTTTTGGATGTTTACTTTAGATAATAAAAGGCGTTAGCTAACATCATTTCATTAATCGGGTTATTAATTAGAAATTGGTAAGAATTAAATAAAGGAATGCTTTATAATGAGATTTGCTTCAGAAAGAGGCGAAGCTTCTTATTACACATGTCACAAAATGAACAACTGTGTTTCAGTAAGTTATGTTATTAATGAAATAATAATGGTGGTATATGGTAAAATTAGTTCATCTTATTCTTTTAAAGGTCTTATATTTTGCTTATATTTGAAGTGGACAAAATATGAACAATATGAATTTCGACTTGAATTATATAAGGAAATGCTCTTCTATGATAAAGGAATTTCCGGTGTATACCGAGGCTGAGAAGAAGCAGGTAGATGAGGGGTGTACTTGCATTAAGCTATCTAAAGGTCAGCCTATATATCCGCGTAATTTCAAGAAACGTAGAGATACTTTCGCTGGCGCTGATTATACCACGGCTAATCCTAGGAACATCAGTCCTGATGATATTTATATACCTCCCTACTTTAGGCTTAAGATTATTATGGCTATTATCATCAACTTTGATAGAGCTATAGTGTTTAATAGGATATCTGATAAAGATTTTAAGCTAGGTATGACGTACCGGTTTATCTATGAGTATGTAGGATCGTTTAAGTGTTTTGAGAAGGCTTATAAGATGGTATCGATGGTAGTTGATAGCGAGTTGTCGATCATGAGATCAATAGGTGATTATAATTATAAGTGGAATATTCGCAAGGTTTATCCATCATGCTTTGTAGGCAAGGCTAAGTTCAGGTATATTGGCGGCGAGGACAATGCACCTGTAAGTTCAAAGGGGAGGGCTAATAAAGCTAGAAGAGCCGCTGTTGATTACAAAGTTATGATTATGGTGAATATCATAAATACCAGATCTGCGAGTAAGATAAGGAAGATGATTGACTCTGATGGTAGTCTTAAAAACAATGGCAAAAGGTTTGACGGCAGGAATGATAAAGTTCTTTTCAGTATATTCAATAGTCATTTGATTCACGAGGGGTTTAAGGAAGTTAAAACCTCGTCCTTATATAAGTACTTGAAAGAGGCCTTAGATTTTTTAGGTGTAAGTCTATTAGAGTTAAGATCTATTGCTGATAGAGCTATTTCTGACATAGAGGATGGCAAGGAAGGATATGAGCCTGGCCTATGCTCTTATGATGACTGTTTTGATATTAATTCTTTTGTGGAGGATTCGTGATGAGTAATCTTATTATTGTAAGAAGTGGTGATATATATGTCATATTTAACCATGATAATGATATGTTTAACATTCAAGAGCTATCTGATTTTATTGGATGTAAGAGTGTTTTATCGTCTATTGTGAAAGATCCGCTAAATGGGGCTATGTATATTGTTGAGGATGTATCTGGGCAGAAGTGGGGTGATATCGTGGCTTTGGTAAGATTCGGTTGTATGGTGAATAAGTCTATTGTAAAGGATTTGATCATTAAGTCTATTAGGTTATGGGTGGAGATATGTGACTTCTCTTATGATGATACCGATCCATCTACATCCGATCCTATATACGATACGTTCCTTTTTAAGAGTTATATGTCTGTAGCCGGGGACAACCCTGACCTTAACAAGTTTATTGTATCCCTTAGAGGGAGGATGCTTAAATACGATCTAAGATCTCTTTATCTTTACCTAGCTATATTCATGGCTATCAACGGAGGCATTCTTCTTAGCGAGGACGATCTTCTTGCCTCTCTTATCTTATGATTGTATTTGTGATGTTGACCAAATTAGTATCTTTGTGAAAAAGATACGAGATGAATCAGATTAATATCATACCGAAGATAATTCATGATAAGTTCGCAGCTAGAATTATCATGGATGATTACGATATAGAAAAACCTATCGTAATTACTGTCGTGGCTAGACGTAACGATGGTGAGTATAATACCCAGATATTGACATACCCGACATCTGGCGTTGATTATGAGGGTAATGTAAGGATGGTGTTTTTCGATGTCGCTAGGTCTCATGTTTGCCAGATAACATCGGTATTTATCAACGGGCATGAGGTCAAGACATATTATACCGATGTCCCGGATCTTGATATGCAGGCTCGTTATGACGATAGCTTGTGCCGGTACGACAAGAAGGTTAATATGAATGATATTCGGCTGTCATTTCAGGTACTAGAGACACGTGATCCCAAGGTGCTTCAGGTATTGGATGAGTCCGAGTGGGGGCTACTGGAGGACAGGAAGGCGATTATCGAGATCACTACGCCGGGCATGTCCGACCCCGTTACGTTGTTCCTTGGCAAGAATCAGGTCAATACCTTTACTAGCCTAACATTAGGCCTCAATTGCTTTAATTACGATGATTGTAATGTCAAGTATCTTGATCTACCTGATGGTATATATGATATCAAGATCATAGGTAGCCCTTCTACTTACAACTTCAGTCGCAAGTATCTTAAGACGGATCTTATACGCAGACGTCTTGATCGGCTATGGATTAAGACTGATATCCTATGCGAGGACAAGGATAAGGATCTTATAGACAAGATACAGGAGATGGAGACACTTATGGTCGTAGCCGAGGCGAATGTCAGGTTGGATAACATAAGGGCCGCCCATGAGATTATTGATCGTGTCGGAGAGCTTCTTGAGATGGCTACCAATTGCGTGGATTGTTAAACATAAAAATATTTAGTCGTGGGTTGTAATACTTGTAAGGAAAAGGCGTTAAGGGCCGAGAGAGAAAGGATTGAGAGAAGTATGATGAATCATTCTTCTTCTACCGCTGTTAGCGATATGGAGTACGCTTCTAGAAGAACCGCTGGTTGTATGGTTATGCAAGATCCGTTGCAGACCATGGAACGTGACGTGGTTAGTATATATAAGCAAGTTCGTACCAAGGGTGATGGCGTGGGTGTATCTTATCTTAATATGCAGAAAAAGATCCGTGAATGGATCAAGAACCTGCCGTATGGATGCCCGCCTGACGAGGAGGTACAGGAAATGAGAAAGGAGATTCTGAATGGGCGCGCAGAGCATATCAAACCTTGATAGGACGGATTTATGTAAGTCCGTAGACGAATGGCTGTCCTGCCAATGGGGTAGATATATGAGATACCATAGGTATAGGATCGGGAATAAGCCCGATATATCCTATTGGGGTAAGATAATTCGTCTGCAAAGGTCATTATGTGATAATGATTGCGGGTTATGCCCGGATGAGGTGAGATCGTTAAAGGAACGTGTTAATAAGTTACTGGCATAATCAAAAATAATATTAATTCCATATAATTTCATTATAGGGTTTTAATATATCCATAAGGATCGGATTATTAGCCTAAGCTTTGAAATAGAGGCTACGTTATTTGAGAATATATAGTTACCTACGGATGTTTATCCAAGTCCGTAGCTCTAAGGTAGGTGATTAAACAGGGATTGTATTTGGGTTCCAGTGTTGCCTATATAAAACCTCAAAATAACATTGGCGATGGGTACTAACAGGGTTTTTACCCTGACTTATGTTGAATAAACATTGAATTAGTTTGTAAAATGGTGTATGTACAAGACATAGATGGTAAACCGATGATGCCTACGACAAGGCATGGTAAGGTTAGGAGGTTGCTTAAAGCAAATAAAGCAACCGTGGTGAATCTTTGTCCGTTTACGATTCAGTTAACTTACAAATCAACCGATCATAAACAGCCGGTTACTCTGGGCATTGATGCAGGAGCTAAACATATCGGTTTTTCTGCAACAACTGAAAAAGAAGAGTTATTTGCTTGTGAAACAACCTTGAGAACAGATATCGTAGATTTACTTTCAACGAGATCTCAAAACAGAAGGACAAGAAGATCAAGGCTCAGATATAGAAAGTCGAGATTTAACAACAGAGGTTCCTCTAAAAAGAAAGGATGGGTAGCCCCTTCTGTAAAACAAAGAATTGATTCCCATTTAAACGAAGTGAATGAGATTCATAAAATCCTTCCGATTACTAAAATAGTAATTGAAGTCGCTCAGTTCGATACTCAGAAAATGAAAAACCATGATATTTCAGGAGCTGATTATCAAAACGGAGAACAACTTGGTTTTTGGAATGTCAGGGAGTACGTTTTGTTCAGAGACGGACATAAATGTAGTCATTGTAAAGGAAAGTCGAAAGATCCTGTTTTAAACGTTCATCATTTGGAATCAAGAAAAACAGGAGGGGATTCACCTTCGAATTTAATCACCCTTTGTGAATCGTGTCATAAAGCATTTCATAAAGGAGAAATTGAATTGAAGAAAAAGAGAGGTAAATCACTTCGTGATGCGGCCGTGATGGGGATTATGAAATGGAAATTGTACGAGGAGTTGAAATCCAGATATGACAACGTTTCGATGACTTTCGGTTACATCACGAAACATAATCGGATTAAATATGGGATTGAAAAAAACCATACATCCGATGCGTTTGTAATTTCTAAGAACTTCAATGCGAAACGAATTGAGTATCAATACTTGAAACGTTTAGTTCGTAGGCATAACAGGCAAATACATAAAATGAAAATTTTAAAAGGAGGGAAGAAGAAAAATAATCAAGCTCCTTTTGAGGTTTTCGGATTTAGATTGTTTGATAAAGTATTGTATAACAATGAAATAAATTTTATTTATGGAAGAAGAAAATCGGGAAATTTCAATATCAGGGATTTCAACGGAGAAAATCCAAAGGATGTTTCACACAAAAAGTTTAAACTCATTAGAGGAAAGAGGCATCCGATTATATTAAAGTAAATAAATATATATAAATAGGTTTAATAGATTTTTTTAATATGATAAAACATAATTGTTCACATATAACTCCGTCCACTTGCGTACCCTACGAGGGTGATCTCCCAGAGTGGTCAAAATATAAGGACTCTGATGAGTGTGTTATGGTCTCCGACGTGATAGAGGAGATATATGACGAGCTTACCCGTATCAGGGAGGCTATAGATGTCCGGGATCTTGGTGAGTCTTGCGTGAAGGTAAGTGGCGATAAGACTGTAGCTAAAATCCTTTACGCTATTGAGGATAAGATTTGCAATGGGTAATTAATGTCCTGATTTTAGGATATTAAAAATAGCCAATCGGTTTGTGTTTATCATCCCGATTGGCTATTTTTGTATGTCCGCCGACTCTCACGAGGGAGCGGACATAAAGTATTTAATTATTAATCTCAAAATTAGACTAAAAAATGAAGACGGTTAATGTTTTGACGAGAAAAATGGGTGATTTTAACGTTTTTCAAAGAACTAGTGATGGTTATTTTGATGCCAACAGTTTACTTAAGCAATGGAATGATAATCCCGATAGCACGAGAAGACGGCTTGATGATTTTATGAATAGTGGTAGAACTAAGGAATTTATTAGTGCTTTATCTGAAGATGAAAGCCATAGGAGAAAAATCGACATTGGTGATAATCAATTAGTTATAAAAGTAAAAGGTAAGACAACTAAGCATGGTAAAACTCCTGATAAGGTGTGGATGCATCCTCTGTTGTTTATAAAATTTGCCATGTGGATAAATCCTAGATTCGAAGTTCAGGTGTTGAGATTTGTACATGATCAACTTATAGATTACAGGGATAAGGCTGGTGATGCTTACAAGAGGATGTCTTCCGCTTTATCTAAAATAATTGAATCTTCAAGACTAAGAGATAAAATACAAGATTTGGCCAGATCCGTAAATATTATTGTCTATGGCCTTCATGAGACTATGATAAGAAATTCTGTTGGAGAGGAGGCTAAGGCTAAGGAGTTGATGGAGCTGGAGATTGATATAGCCAAGATGATTGAGTTTGGATATATAACCACAGAAGAACAGTTAAGGGATTATTTGTATAAGGTTTTGAGAAGCAAAAAGGCTCTTCCTTTGTAATTTGATTTTAAATTGTATCTTTGTGACAAAGTGAATCACAATGGTATACGGTAATAAAGAAATAGTTCGGACGTTCACCAGAAACAACCCGCCTGCCGGGTACGTGGGCGGTTCTGTTGACTACCGGGTCCCGGCCAACGTCTATTTTGGCGATACGCAGGAGGAGGCTGACAACAAGGCTGAAGATGATATCAAAGCCAACGGTCAGGACTACGCCAATACATACGCCGACATAATACCGGCTGTATGGTATAATGATCAGGTATGCGATGAGTTTATCAAGAACAATTGCGTAAGCGGTAAGGGATCCAAGGAGCAGGTATGTATAGAGGAAGGTAGGTTTGTCTCTTACGTATCCAAGAAAGATGCCAATGATAAGGCTAGGGTGGAGCTTGGACGGATCGGGCAGGGGGAGGCCAACTCCGTCGGGGCTTGCTGCGAGGACTGGGCCTCACAGCCTTTTCGTGGCTTGTTTTACAAGAACGATTGTGAGGCTGGCACATCGGGCAAGGAAGGTATTGTATATGAATTACCAGCCGGAGCTGTCATATCCGATATCTCCCAGATAGACGCCGATACGTTAGCCTATAGGAAGTTCATGAAAGAAGGTCAGGAGAAGGCTAATGCCGAGGGTAGTTGCTCACCTGTATTCTATAATACTATGATCGGTGATTGGTTCGAGAAGATATGTCCATTCGGATATAAGTCCGGTAAAGTATATTACTCTATCAAAGCCAACAGGTTCAGGTCATGGATATCGGTTGAGGATGCCAACGCCAAGGCTCGTGAGGTCTTGATGGTAGAGGGACAGGAGTACGCTGACCTTAATCTTGAATGCGAGAAATGGATTGAGAATATTGATCAAGAGGATCAATGTTATTGGTAAGAATGCGTTTGTGTTTTCCATAATGTTAGATTAGTGTTTGGAGGTAGGGGCTTATGGTCTCTACCTCTTATTGTTTCATGCGTCTTGTTGTCTTATAATCAAACCAAAGGTGATCATATATAACCTTGTATCAAGCGAAAGGTTGTATATATTTATACGGAAATCCGTATCGGGTTCCACCAAAACCCTCTACCTTCTGGTAAGATACTTACATCGAAGGCTTCTTTTGCTGATTTTCTGATGATGTTAAATGCGGCGTTGATATCGGCGTTAATAATACCGCCTGAAGATGTCTTGAACAATCCTCGTTTGACACGTCTTCCGGCATATTCCTCATGCTTGCAAATCTGCTCGTTATCCAAGAAACTACATTTTGAGGTATAGGATTCCTCAACGATCTTAACGTTGATTCCCTCAAGTGTAGCCTTATATGATATCATTGAGATAAACATATTAAAAGGAATAGATACAAAGTTCTGGTTGTTCCGTTTCCCGATATTGATCTCTTGTTTCCAGCATCTGTTATGACCGATTACGATCGTATTAATGCCATTGGAGACTACGTGATTAATCAATACCCTACTGGCCTTATGCAGATAATCCTTGATCTTGTTATTCCTTTTGTTGGTTAACGACCTTATTTGTTTTGAGACTTGTTTATTGTCTTTTAATCTTGATTTTAAATATGCTAGTCTTTTATTGTAATACTGGTTGATAGATTTTAGAGGCTTACCGTTGATGATAAAACAAGAACCGGTATTTGATACACAGGACGCAAGATTGTTAAGCCCAAGATCAATACCAAGGTAATTACCGTTATTGGGCATAAGATTTTTATCTTTCTTATTATATACGATTTCAAGAACAATATATCCGTTTTTAGGTAAAAATCTAAGTTGTTGGACATCATGTTTGTTGGTTCTTGTAGTGAAAGAGAATTGCTTTGGCAGTTTAACAATACCTTGCTTTATCCATTTCTGAGAAAAGGCCGTTGTCGGGAAAACAGCCATAAACATTCCGTCTTTGTCAAGATACTTAGGCATCCTAACTTTCTCAGAATACTCACCTCTACTTTTCTTGTTAAGAAGATTGAAGAAGGATTTGAAATTCCTGTCAACCATCATAAGTACCTGTTGGGCTACTGGTGCTGGTAATGCCCTATAGTCTGGATCATTTTCTGTTCTTAACTTCTTTTCAAGGGAGTAGTAGTTGAGGTATTTATATTTAACGGTATTATCATTCTTATATTGAAAGTAATGTTGTCTAACAGCATACAATCCTTTGTTGTATAAGTTCTTGCACTTATGCAACAGGTCTTGAAGCTCATTATAATACATCGAGTTTCGCTTGATTATATGTTGTTCGACTAATCTCATGGCACAAATATATAGATTATTATTTATATATAAAAATAGTTTGATGTATTTCCGCTGTAACATTATACGCAATTGTCTTATTGTAAAATAATTCGATATATTTGTGATGTTTATTCTTGTATAATTACTTAATATTATAGATATGTGTAGTACAAATGGTTGTTGTCATGATCATTCGAGGGAGCGTCCTAAAGAATGCTGTCATGGCGTTAAGATAGATAGGTTTCTTAACAAATGCCCTGAGGATCCTTGTGATCCTTGCGATAGGGATTGTCAGGACGAGCCTTGTGTTGGCTATGGATGTCCTATAGTTTTATATGATAAATGCGTCTTATACTCAGGTGATGAGTTGGTGGTGGACGGTATAGAGAAAGGCACTGATATCTCTGTCGTTGTAGACTCATTGAGGCGTATTATAGCGTCTAGGGATAAGCAGATAGATTTATACCATCGCGAGGTTCTGGATTTGAAGAAGATTATAAACGAGCTTGTCAACGCCGGTAATGGCGGTGGCGATAGCGGAACTGAAGAGGAGGTATGGTAACAATGAATGGTTGTAACAAGAAACAATACAGGCCTACTGTAGACGATACGAAAGTACCGTGCTCTACGTACATGAGCACCGACTGTGTTTATCCAGGAGACAAGGTACGTGTGGAGTCATTGGGATTATCTCCCAGCTGCGATATGTCTGATGTCCTTAACGCTATGATAAAGGCTATACGGGACAGGGATGCTGAGATACTTGAATTAAGGAGAATGATTAATAAATTGATTTGATATGAGGAATAACTGTAATCCATGTAAGCCGGAATATAGACCGGGGAATGAATGTAGTATCTACAGTTCCCAGATCATATATGATGGTCAGTCTTTTCCTGAGGCAGATATCAGGAACGGAGATGGCATGAATAGCGTAATCGAGTCTCTGGTAAGGAAGCTGGTTGCCGTATCTGGAGCAACGGCGTCCATCCAAAGGGATTCGTTTAAGGGAGTGCAGGCCGTAAGGTTAAGATACGAGCCTCTGAATGTTCTTAGCGTGACCTACTGCGGTACTATCGTACCTAACGACGGGTATGTCGTTTCTGGTAGATCCATTAAGTTCAAGAAAAGGTATTGCATGGGCGATGAGTTCGCTGATGTTAATATCGTATATACTACATTGAATAGTAATATTTTAAATACTTCATGCTATGGCTAAGAGAGTGTATGATACGGTCTTGGCTTCCGAGTGTGACGGTTGGGTATGTGGTGAGACACTTAAGAAAGGGTCTGTCCCAGCAGACAGGTTGGAGCTTGATTCTTTTTCAGAGGCCGTCAGGGAGCTTATAGAGCGTTTTTTCGAGGAGGGATGGTTGCCGGACATGATCTGCGATCTTGGTTGTGGTGGCGCCAGCGTGTTTGAGATTAAGCCTACTAACTTCGAGTATCCTCCTGAGGGCGGTGAGCAGATTCTGGAGATTATCGTAGGCAAGAGTGATAAATGGACTATAACTCAAGCGGAATGATATGAATAATTTAAAAGATATTCTTGCTAAGATCGAGCAAGGCTCCTCATGGGTGTCCTACGACAAGATTTCCGGTACCGGCCCCGACAAGGTGGCGATCAAGGTAGAACCGGGATGGATGGGTAGGTTGCCTAGGGAGACTTACGTGGCGGTCGAGAAAGGCAAGGTTACGAAGCTCGCCACTATAACCCAGAAGGGTATGGAGCGGGTAAGCGTGGATCCGACCAATATCATGTTCGACATGGAGGGTGGGACGGCGACCATCAACGCCAAGCTCAACTCCGCCTCGGTCAAGGCTTCCTGCCTTACTCTTGGTGGTTCGGTGAGCAAGTCCTATATAGTATCCATGAACGTGAACGGTTTATCTATGAAAGTCCCGGAAGAGGATAGCAGGTATATAGTGTATGCCGATCCTGAGGATCCCGGAGCCACTGATTTGTATGAGGCTAGCTTTGTCATAGCTATGCCTAAGAATATGGATAACGAACAACATCATGAGATGTTTGTCTTGAACGGTAAGGTTGTTAATATCAATCAACAGTCTAATGATATACCTTATATCATACTTGATCATGACTTCGATAACGTGACTAGCGAGAACGGTCAGGTTGTCATCGATATCAAGTCCAATACCGAGTATGATATTGAACTGGTATGTTGCACTTGCGGAGATGGCGGCGAGGAACCGGAACCACCCTTTAATGTGGATCCGCAAAGGTTGACGCTTAATAAGGATGGTGATACTCAAATCGTAAGGGTAGAGGCCGGAGATGATGTTTCATGGAGAATAGAGGAGAATTGATATGGCAAGGGAAATAGATAAGAATTGCGTTGAGGGTAATTGCTTTGCCATTAACGACAAGAGCCATGGGGTAGGCGATAATAAGCTTAACATCGTATACAAGGCTAATTACACCGGTCAGATCTGTACGGCTAAGTTCCGTATAACGTCAAAGGATGGCAGTGTTGTTAAGGAGTATATGATAGCTCAAGACGCTAAGCCCGTTTATTATAATATCAAGATGGTTCAGCCGTTTACCAAGGACGATTGTTTGGCTAACCAACATGGATCGGTTGTGTTGTATACGGTCGAGGAAAGGACTTACAAATCATTTATCTCGCAGGAGGACGCCGATGCCAAGGCTATGGAGGATATAGCCCTAAATGGTCAGGCATACGCCAATGAGCATGGTGAGTGTATAACTGACATCTGGTATAACGAGGAGCAAAGGAAAACCTTTATCCGTAACAATTGTGATAAGTTCAGTGATGGTCAGGAATATGTTTACATCGTTCCTGAGGGTAAGTACGTGTCTTCTATCTCTCAAGAGGACGCCGACAGGAAGGCTCTTGAGGATATTGAAAAGAATGGTCAACAACAAGCTAATCTGGAAGGTGAGTGTAAGCCTAAGGAGAATATTTATTATGGTAAGTTTAGCAAGACCTTTACCCGTAACAATTGCGACTCCACTCAATACGGAACGGATGTGGTTGTTAATGAGACGATGGTTACAGGAGACTTTAGATCCATCGTATCTCAGGAGGAGGCTAATAAGTTAGCACAAGCCGCTGTAGAGGCTCAGGGTCAGGATATAGCTAATATCAAGGGTAATTGTGAGAAGATACCGGTATTTACCGGATCGTATTCTAAGGTATTCCAGAGAACCAATTGTCCTGAAGGTTCTACGCCTGTTGACTTTACCGTGGATGAGAAGATGTGTACCGGCTATCCGTTCACTTCTACAGTATCACAGGATGCCGCCAATAAGCTGGCGCAGGATGCTGTTGAGGCGCAAGGTCAGGCTATCACCAACGAGCGTGGCGATTGTCAGACTAATGTCTACTATAACGTTAGGATGGAGAAGACAGTCACTAGAAACAATTGCGATGAGTTCCATATCGGTCAACCTTATACTTATGTTGTAGCCGCTGGTAAGTACTTCTCTATTATCTCTCAGGAGGATGCTGACAATAAGGCTAAGGCCGATCTTGAGGCTAACGCCCAACAACAAGCCAACCTAGAGGGTGAGTGTAAGGAAAAGACTATTTATTACGGTAAATATAACAAGGAGTTTACTCGTAATAATTGTGACTCCACTCAATATGGTACTAAGGTTGTCGTGGATGAGACTATGGTTACCGGAGACTTTAGGTCAACTGTATCCCAGACAGACGCTAACAACAAGGCTAAGGCCGCTGTCGAGGCTCAAGGTCAGGATGTGGCTAACGTGAAAGGTAAGTGCGAGAAGGTGCCTGTATATACCGGTACTTATACACGTACGTTTACCCGTAACAATTGCGGTACCGGTACTGGTGGTACTTATACGGTAAATGATAGGATGGTTGACGGTTACCCGTTCACGTCTACCGTATCTCAGGAGGATGCCAACAATAAGGCCAAGGCCGCCGTTGACGCCCAAGGACAGGCTCTTGCCAATATCCACGCCCTTTGCACGTACACCGGCCGTGCTTCCTTGGAGTTCACGAGAAACAACTGTGGTGAGTGTAAGATCGGATCTAAGGTGACGATCACCCAAGATATGGTAGAAGGACACCCATTCCAGTCTAACGACTCCCAGACCGCCGCTGACGCTATGGCTATGACCGCCGTACAGGCTCAAGGACAGGCTTTGGCTAACACCAAGGGTACTTGCTCTAACGCCACTATGTATACCGGCAAGGCTAGCTTCGAGTTCACGAAGAGCAATTGTGGCGCTAATCAGGTAGGAAATCCGTTCACCGTGACACAAGATATGGTGGAAGGTCATCCGTTCCAGTCTTGTGTATCACAGGATGAGGCTAACTTAGTCGCTATGGCCGCTGTCATGAATCAAGGTCAGAAGATCGCCGATGAGCGTGGTACTTGCCATGAGGCTCCTAAGTACACCGGCCATTATAGCGAGGCGTTCGAGAAGAACAACTGTCCGTCTGGTCTTATCCCGTCTTCAGTTACCGTTACTGAGGCTGACGTGACCGGAGGTCCGTTCTACTCATACGAGAGCCAGTTCGCCGCCGATGAGCTTGCCAAGGCCGCTGTCAAGGCGCAAGGTCAGGCTATAGCCAACGATCGTGGTACTTGCGACGAACTGAAGATATATGTAGGTAATTATAGCAAGGAGTTCACTCCTAAGTGTCCTACTTGTCAGTATGCAGATCCTATCACCGTAACCCCGGATCTTATGGGTCAGTTCTTTACCTCAACCCGTTCTCAGGAAGAGGCAGACGCTTTGGCTAAGGCCTATATCGACAGAATGGGTCAGGCGTTCGTCAACAAGAACTATGATGATACGTGCCATACGAAGACCGAGCAACCGGTATGGGAGACTATAGAGACCGTATGTAAGGACTGTATCTCTCAATTACATCAACGTAACACCAATACCTGTTATACTGATCCTGATAATCAAGAGCGGTATATAGCTGGTGGTAATAATACATGTTTCTGGTTTGGTACGGCATCCAAGGCCTTTACCCGCCAATGCGCTGACGGAGGTGTGGGTAGTTCTGTTACTGTAACCCAGAATGATGTTACGGACCCAAGTCCTAGCTCTGATGGTAAGTTTAAGTCATGTGTGTCACAAGCTGACGCTAACGCCAAGGCATTGGCGGCTGTTACGGCTCAGGGACAGAGCGTGGCTAACTCGAAAGGTACTTGTACGTGGACAGGAAGCTATACCGGACAGGTTAGGAAGAACAATTGCGCTGATGGCGGCGTAGGAGACATGGTATCCGTAAGTAGCGATAGGCTGCCAGGACATCCGTATACCTCCAACATATCTTTGGCTGACGCTAACAAGAAGGCTGAGAACGCGGTTCGTGGATCTGATGGTCAGGCTTACGCCAATAAGAATGGAGGATGTACATGGACTTACGTGGCAAGCCGTGACTTCTATAGGAACAATTGCGCCGGAAGCGGGGTTGGTCAGAGAATAACAGTGACCTCTACGCAGGTTAACGGCGGTACGCCTATCACCAGCAAGGTTTCTTTGGCTGATGCCAGAAGCAAGGCCGAGCAGATCTTAGACCAGAAGGGACAGGATTACGCTAACCAACATGGAACTTGTGTATGGACCGGTACTGGAAGCGCTACATTTTATAAGGATAATTGTGGTACATGTAAACATGGTGTCGCTCTATCCGTTCCTTATAGCGCCTTAGGGTTGTCAGCGTTGACATCTACCGTATCTCAGGCGGATGCCGACAGCAAGGTTCAAAACGCTTTCAAGAATGATACGGCGACTAAGACCGCCGCTCAAGCTTACGCTAATAAGAATGGTGATTGCGCCGATGACGATGATACCCCATCTTATGATGATTGGAATTACTATTGTAGTGGATGCGATTATCGTAGGAGTAGGAATCAGACCAATCCTTGCTCTTCAGCCCCAAATCAAGATGAGTTGGTTGAGTCCGATTCTAGATCTTGTGGATGCGGGTGTGATAATACATATCATATGGATAATAGCAGGTGTAATAATGGTAATAGCGAGGAGCATTATTCTAGCGAGTGCGATCCTACAGGATATTGGCAGAATGGTGGTAAACATTGCTGTAATCCACATGACTACACTGTCTATACCAATGAGGTATGTAAGGGATGTTCGGGCGAATGCGGTGATATATGTGTTCCTGATAGCCCTATTAAGGTGGTTAGCGCTGGTGAATTTTGTGCTTCTTCATCGAATCTGGCTAGTGAACAAGCTTATAACAAGTATAAAGAGTACAAGGATGCATTACAAAATTTAGTTGATGCTAGGATATGTCCTTCTAAGGTTGGCAATGATGACCGATGGGGAAATGTCAAGGCTACGAACTGTCCTAGCAACTGTACTCCTAAGACTATCAGTTATAAGCAAATCGCTGGTAAATATGAGGCTTGTACCAAGGACGAGGCAAATAGGATAGCCGACAATAACCTACAATCCGATGGTATCTCTTACGCTAATGGCTTGGCGCGGACCGATAGATGCGATTGCGTGGAGCCAACAAAGACGTGGAGCGCCAACGCTATGCTGAGCGGTGATCCTTGTAATGGCCTGTCTGGTTCTACATCCACATTAAGGTGCTCCTATGAAGTGTCTTACAATAATCAATGTGGATCATCTAAATCAATAACTGTAACTGTTACTGGTAGGAATGATCTTGGACAAACCGTTACGGCTGGAAGTACTACCGTAAGTATACCTACTGGGTCTGGTAAAAAAACCGGTGTCATAGGTTTTGATTCAGGAGTACAATGTGGGTCTATAAGGGTTTCTGGAGGAGGATCTGGGAACTGTTAAGATTCTGATGTATAACAAAAAAGGAGAGGCTAATAAGTCTCTCCTTTTTATTAAAAACCATAACAGCAGTGATTGTCAACAATTACCTGAATCATGACCAGAGATTGTTACATCTCCACATACCACTTCTCGGCTAAAATATACACTTCCACTCTTGGTTCCGGATCCTGCGGGAATTGTAAAGCTAGCGCTATTGACCTGCTCTTCTCCGTTTTGTGTATATCCTATACCACTCACAGAACCAGATATAGATCTACCACATTGATTATTATACGTAATCGTAAATCCTCTTGATGTGACAAGTTGCTCATGACTCATGCAATCATTATTCATAGATACAGACCATGACCACGTCTTCTGCTCCGGGCAATCGCATTCCATAGCGTTGGCTTTTTCCTGCGCTAGTCTCTGTGCGTCAGCCTGTGCCGCGGCGGTAAGTTGGTAGTTTCATCAACCTCGTTTATTCTATTTTCGATAGAAATGACTAATATTGTATCACTAACATTAAAAAAGTAAGACTATGGCATGTGCTAAGAAAAAGAAGATGGCAGAAGGAGGCAAAGTCTCCGAGAAAAAGAAACCTCAAATGAAATGTGGAGGCAAGGTTAAGAAAAAGAAGTAATAACCGGAGGGGTATATCCCCTCCTTAGTATTTCATGCATGAAAAATTCAGAATTTGTATCTAGGATCATAAATGATATGAACTCCATCAATAAGGACGCTCATGTCAGTAGGAGGTGGATATTATCTATAGGCAGACAAAAAGCAAGGTCTTATATAGCCCAGAAATACGCTGACGGTACTTTGTTCGGCGAGGAATCATTATACACCCATATCAATTGTCTGGAGATGGAGAGAGTCCGGAAGGTTGATTGCTGTTTTGATGAGTTCAAGTTATGCCGGGTTCTTATGAGATCTAAGAAAAGATTGCCCGATATGATATACACCCGTATAGGACCGGCTATTATAAAGGTATCGAACATCATGGATGATATTATATTCACTCCTATATCGTTAAGAAAATACGCTAATAATAAGGAACGTAAATATGGTAATATAGATCAATATTATTATTACGTCAATGATGGATATATCTATATACCTGATATAAATATAGAGGCTATAAACGTGGATCTTATAACCCTTGACAGGAAAGCGGCGTTAGAACTAGGGGGATGTGGAACGGAAAAAGATAATCCATGTATATCTCAATGGGATTATGATTTCATATGCCCTGATAAGTTACTGGAATATGTGGTATCTGAGACGTTAAGGGAGACGATAACCAAATTGCAGATCCCTACGGACGAGAATCCGGATATGGATATTAACAAGAAAACTCAAAAGATTCAGTGATGATAAATATAATAAGATCAATAATTAGTTTCTTCGGTTTCAATGATGCCATAGTTGATGGTATAGGCGAAAGAGGAATGAGGGATAGCTCAATCATAAGATATAACGAGATACATGATATGTATGATAAAATTATAAAGGATTTAGGAGATGTATCAGCATACGTATCCAAGGGTTATATCTATGATAAGATAAAGGAAAGAACAGGATTAAGCACCAGACATATTAGTAGGATATTGAATCATACTAAGAAGAAGGATCTTAGATTCGTATAGCATATTTACCGCCGCAGCCCTAGAGAACCTGAAACAGTTATGTCAGGAAAGAGCCAATGCGATGGAGTGCGATTGCCCCAAAACATGGAGAGCTAGTCTCTGTGCGTCAGCCTGTGCCGTGGCGGTAAGTGCGGCCTTATCACCGTTACACTCACACCAAAAGTCATCTAAATATTACTCGAATTAGGATAGAATTGTTATATTTGTGGCATGAAAGTTAAGTCGTTTAAAATACTTGATCAATACTTTCTTCGGTTCTACAGGTCTATTATGTCTAAGAACGGAAAGAGGAGGAAGCATACGATCGTGGAGAAGAATGATATTCTTGAATGTCAGTCGTTGATCTGGAAGGTCATACGTGATAAGTACTTAGATAATGAGGGCGGGGTTTATATAAATAACATCGGTTATCTATGTCATAAGATTAATCCCAACCGTAAGATATATCTGAATAAACTTACCGGGACTATAAACAGGCGTGGGACAGGTGGATATTCTTACGTCCATACGTGTATGGATTTTATGCCGAGGAACAAGTATTTCCATCTCTATATTTCTCCGGCGTTGAATAAGGAGTGTAGATTGGCTATGGAATCAGGTAGGAGATATAAGTTTTTGTACCGGGAAGTTGAATCGGAGAGTAAGGTATTTGGAGTTAAATGGGTTTATAAACTTTGACATACTCCCACCGTTAAACCGTATGGGATTCTTGGATACAAACGCATGATACCTCGATATTACTATCGCTGGAATTACTCATACTCTCCAATTCGGAAATGCCCTTCCTGAGTATATTTTTAGAAGCAAGAAAATCACGGTCGTTGATAGACTCGCATTTTGGACAACACCATGTGCGGTCGCGTAACGACAAGTTTTTATTAACAAACCCACATTCACAAGTCTTTGAAGAAGGATACCAACGATCTATTTGATGAACAGTAGTTCCATATTTAGTTGCTACGTACATCAGTTTACTAATAAATTCCGAATGAGATAAGTCACTGATTTTCTTACCCCACAAACGTTTCATGGATTCGATGTTAAGTGTTTCAAGGAAAATAAAATCATATTGCTTACATAATTCGTGAGCTAATTTCCATTGAAAATCATTACGTAAATCCCGAATCTTACGATACGTTTGTTGTAACTCAAATAACCTTCTCTTTCGGTTATTAGATCCTCTTTGAGCTTTTGAAAGCCGTTTGTTTTGCTTCTTAATCTTATTTTGAAATGTCTTGAAAAACAAAGGAGAAACAATGTTATTCCCGTCACTGGCCGTCAAATACGTTTTCAAACCAAAATCTAATCCTACAGATGCACCATTATGTGTCTTTCTATAAGATGATAAGGGATTATAGTCAGTAACGATTATCAAGCTATATCTGGAACAGGTTTCTTTTTTTATTCTAATTTGCTTTATTTTCCCTTCATAAGGACGGGAGAACGAAAACCTAAACCGTTTCTCACCTTTATTTATGGTGAATGTATTATCGTTTAGAGTATATCCACCTTGTTTAAAAACAAAGGAATTGAAACACTCAGTGCGTTTGAATTTAGGAGGTCGTTTTGCCAGCTTTTTGAAGAATCGGTTATATGAAGAGTCTAATCGTTGTAGTATTTCTTGAACTGTTTGTGAATGAAGTAAATTCCTTTTAATTCGTTTAGCAAAGTGTTTTTGCATTTTGCCTACAGAAATATATTTTCCAAACAGTTTGTAGAATCTACGTTGTAAAGCTAGGGCGTGATTCCATACAAAACAACATTCTCGAAGCATCTTGTCGAGATACTTCGTTTTATTAGAACGATATATGTTGTATTTATATGAAACCATTTTAACTATATTTACGACGCAAATATAATAATATAGGTGTAAACTAGTACATAATTACCTTAAAAAAATATATTGATGATCAGAAAAGAATTTGGTTCTATGTTTAAAAGCATGGGCTTTATAAATTAATCGTAGAAGTTTTTGTGATCCAGTTAGCCCGTGAGGGTAGACTGGATTTTTTTTGTATCACGGATTCAAATACATATCTTTGTGCAAAAGACTTAAATATGACTATAAAAGGGCTATTGGCCGAGATCAAGGCCGATTTACATAAATACGATGATAGCGGGGCTATAGATACCTCGTCTGTTTATAGATGGGCTGAGATCGCCTTGAAAAGGTTCGGGGGTGTTATAGCGGTCATGTCCGAGGCGGTTGTCAAGACCAACAACAAACAAGCGGTATTGCCTTCCGATTTTTTCGACATGCTTGACGCTTACAGGTGTGAGCCTCTGGTTTGCGAGATCCCTGGCGGCGATAAGGTTAAGGCTGACCTTCAACACGAGATCGGCTGGGTTGAGCGCACGGAGCGCGGGTTTCGTTGGAACTCCTGCACGGAGTGCTGTAAGGAGGAGTTTGAGAAGACGATCACGGAGAAGATTTATATTGGATCCCATGAGGTTCGTTTCCATTACCATCATCCAGTAAGGTTATCTATAGGTCGTGGATTGAGGCGTGATTGCGCTGCTGATAAGTATCGGGATAAATACGCTTGGGATAATTATGATATAACTATATCCGGCAATACTATGTATACCGGCTTTGACGGATTTATTTATATCGTATACAGAGCTACTCCTAAGGATGAGGATGGTCTACCATATATACCTGAGACGGATTTAGGTTATCTTGAGGATTATGTCGAGACGTATATCAAGATGAAGATCTTCGAGAACGCTGCCGTGAATGGCTTGATACAAGGCGCTGGTGAAGCTTATAAGCTATACGCCCAACAAGAGCCGGGTAAGTTCGCTAGGGCTATGAAGGAGCTTAAGATGTCGATGATCACGTTAAATGATTATCGGGAACTGGCTGAGGATAATAGGAGAAGGATGCTGTCTCATGAGCGTATGTGGCCCAACGCTTTTGATAAGTATATTAAACTTATTTAACAAAATACGATGATATGGCTGATTGGATACATTTAGATAAGACAAGTGGTACCGGCCCTGCTGAGGTTAGGGTTACCGCTGATATCAATGAGACTGGAGAGATACGTCAGGCTACGTACAAGGTTATAAAAGAAGGCACCAAGGAGGAGAAGACGTTCGTGTGTAGGCAGGAGTCGGTTCCGGTGGTGATCATCCCTGAGTTCGATTTCCTTGTGCTTAGGTATATCTGGGATGACGAGGACGGCATTGACTTCGACACGGCAACCGGTTTCGACAACACTGGTCTCCCAGACGTGGACGGCAAGCTGGTTGGTTGGAGTAAACAAAACCAGACCACGCAGGAGCGGGTAGGTGATTATCTTATCCACGGTGGTGATAACATGGAATCAGGTAATGAGGCCGCCTTGATTCAGATGGGACCGTTGTTGGATGGCGATAATTACGATAAATTACCTCTTGAGATCAGGTGTAGTATATACGGTAACTGGTATGGTGGTCGTGAGAAAGGCAATGTCACTATCAGATTCACGGCATATAAGGGCGGAACGATGGAAAAGCGTGGATATGATTTTGTCAATATAGGAGGCGAGGAGGTTTATACCGGTGATGCCCCTACTAACGTATCCGCTCACGGCGAGGATAATTGGCAAAATATAAAGACCTTGTATTCTAAGGTAGGTACGATGATTTATAATAAGGAGTCTCGTGACTGTATTGTAAGAATAGGTGAGTAGCTATTTCTTCATAATATAAATATCTGTTAACTCTCTTGTCCGTGAGGATAGGAGAGTTTTTTTATTTTTTAGTCCTTTACTTATGACATATTTGATCTTTTATTGCGCAGGAATAATCTAGCTTTGCCGAAAACTAGCGTTATGATTACATTAAGTGATGTTAACAATGAACTCCATGTCCGGTTATATATACTGGAGGTGCTTAAGGATTATATAAGAGATGATGATTTCGATGGTCTTGTAGATAAGGCGTTGGATTTTGTCATGGAAGGCGTTTCTATGCCTAAGGCTCCGGCCAAGGATACCACCATGAGTGACATATCAAAGAGCGTTTTGGCCTTGGTAGCGGGTGCTGGATTAGATGAGAGGTTAAGCAAAAGCTCTTTAGAGTTAGCTTACGATAGGTGTAAGATGAGGTACGTATTCGATCCTCGAAATCGGGATATACACGGTGTAGTCGTAGGTTATTCCAATGACTTTAATAGTCTGGTAGCTGTGTGTGATGAGGGATCGAAGAAAGGGGTGGACAAAGGATCTACTGATTTTGTGGACGTCAATGAGAGATACGTGACTAACGGGTTCTTCTACATATCCGTAGAGGACGCCGACAAGCAATCAAGCTACATGGGGAAAAATCCATAATTATTATGTTTTTGTATTTTCATTAGGGGTAAACGTTGCAAAGTGTTTAGATTTTCCTTCTGGCTTGTAAGAGTCAGAAGGATTTTCTATTTTTGTGCGATTTGAATGTTTTGCATAATACGTACAGTTTATTAGAATCCGCCACATAAGTGATTATCTGGCGGATTTGCTATATTTGCGAAAAACATAACATCGTGCAAAATAATTCTAATATAGCGGTTCCCGATTCCGGGATGAACAGGGATAAGCATCCACAGGACCTATCCCCGTCTGAGTACAGTTTCGCCTTGAACGCTACCATAGAGGGTGACGATGGAAGCCAGCTTAAGATCCAGAACGAGCCTAGCACCCTTTTATGTAAGCGATTTGATGGCTATAAGGTTATTGGGTATAAGAATGATATAGCTGGTGATAACACTTATTTCTTTCTGGTGAATCCTGATAACAACACCTCTAAGATCACGTTCATGAGGTCATTGGATTATGTCAAGACCGTAGAGGATCAATTAGCGGGATCAGGGAAAGATATTCATCGTATCCTTGGCGAGAGGCTTGAGGAGTCGGATGGTCGTTTCGATGAGATATGTGATTTGATGGAGGTGTTGATAGAGGATGGGACCGATGACCCTTGTCTTAACTTTTCCATTCATCACCCGATCTTTGATATAGAGATCAAGGATGAGAAGTGTGGTAAGGTGATATACTGGACTGATGGATATAACCCCCAGCGATATGTTATGGTTGACAAGGCACTTAATCCGGATGATGATGGTGACTTCTGGTATCATTATCATGGATATAAGACATGTGGGGATGATAAGCCAATAGAGAGGTGTAGGCTGGCTTGCGAGAAGCTACTGGTATTCCCGCTGCTGACGGCCCCATGCGTGGAGCCTGAGGTCGTGGAGTTCGGGGGAAGCTTGCGTGCCGGGACCTACCAGTTCTGCGTGGCGTTGTGCGATGAGTTCGGGATAGAGAAGACTGGATATTGCTCATTGACCAATCCTATCATGATATTCGATCGTCAGGATATAGTCATTCGTGATGGCTTATGGGGCAAATCAACCAACATGGGTATCCGGCTTACCGTATCCAATATAGATAAGCAGGTATCTCATTATAAGGTAGGTGTTATACAGAACACCGTTGGATATAATGGCGAGCAAAGCCCGATTCTTGAGTATTTCATAGAAGGTATACATCCGATAACGGAAAGGACTATTTATTATCTTACGGATCAGTATGGCGAACGTACGACCATGGAGAAGTTGTCCAAGGAAATACCGGTATATAAGACGGCCAGAGGGATGACATCTGTCGGGAATCGTCTTCTTCAGTACGGCTTGACCGTGGAGAACGAATGGAATCTTCAACCGGTCGTTAATTTCTTGGGCCATTTCGTTAAATGGCAGACATCGATAGCCACGGAGAATCTATATAAAGACGGTGTGGCTTGCTCTAAATACGCCTCTTTCATGCGTGACGAGGTATATCCGTTGGGTATAAGATTCTTTACCAATACGGGATACAGGACAGCTAGATTCCCGCTTATCCCTCGTCCGGCCACAAGGGAGGAGATGGAGATTATCGTTGATGAGGACGGCAACTCTGAAGACCTGTCAGCGGCTTCGGTATTGGAGAACAACCCGCAGTGCGCCGGGAACAGCCGCCGTTATCTTTGGCAGTTTAAGAATACGGCAAAGATCATAAACGACCCGTCTTGGGGATTTGATGATTTTGGAGGAGAATGCAAGAATCAGCTAGATGTCAAGCAACTCAGGTATGTAGAGCAGGAATATGCCACGGTAGGAGAGACCCAATTCGTTATCAACACAATGGGGGAAGATGTTACGGTAGATGATGCTATTGATTATATCGCTGACAATATAGAGAATCTGTGTGATCTTATAGAATCCAATGTAGGCATTACTGACGAGTTATGTGCGGCTATATCGTTACCTGAGGATCAAGATGGTATAAAGGCTCCCGATTTCCCTAGTGGATGTGACGATATCGAGAGGATAGAGACCAGGACTATATTGGATAAAAACTCTTTGGTAGATTCTAGGATTGATTTTACGTATAAGCTGGCTAGTGATTACGTGGAGACCGAACCTACGACATTAATACAAAGTAACGCTGAGTCACAAAGGAAGTTCTCTGTATTGTGTGATTTTGATAATTACTCTAGTGGAGGCAAGAATATCATAGATCTGGTTCAAGAATGGCTGGATGGTCAGGATGAGGACAAATTCCCGTCTGATATAGATTCTTCCGCCTTGGTCTTGTGCCAGGATATGTCTAATGTCCGGCAGTTATATGATGAGGGTATATGTACTAATGGGTGTTCGGTAGGTGATCCTTACGTGAATCCTACTATTAACGATGTGCAACTACCAACGTTCCAAGGAGGTAGGTCATTGGGTAAATGTACGTTCTTATTCCAAGGCGATGGGTGGGAAGGCAAGAAGCATACCGAGACTATGCTTGATATATTGATGGATTCAATGAAAAAGTACTTCCCTCAATATGAGAGTCAGTTTGGTATTGAGAACGCCATGTGTCTTTTTGGTGATGGTGATAACTCTAAGTTCAATACCGGCATATCTACTGATTGGGAAGATCGTGTGTCTGTGCAGAATGATATTGACGCCAAGACCAATTGGTTCGGTAGAAGCAACTTGACTTATTTTAAGTTCTATCCACATGTATCCTCATACGCCAGATGGGTGGAGTTGGATTACGAGAAATACGTAAGCGGTTTATCCGATCCTGATAACGGTATTATGTATATAGAGATGATGGGTAACTATAATTATCCGATCGGTGACTCATCATCATACAACAAGGTTCGTATAACGTTTTTCTCGGACAAGGAAGGTACCGTGGCTCCTAATCCTTTGGCTGATGATGCCAAGAAAGGTGTTATAGTGAATTACGTGGATCATAAGATATTTATGATGCCAAAGTACTTGTTCTGGAATGATGACAAGACTACTTTCCATAAGATATATGTTTGTATTGAGCCAGCGGTATGTGTGTTCTTCACCGGTTTCGCCATGAGGCAGGACATGAAGGAGCTTGCCGGATTCTATACGGCCGGCACCGCCATTTTCCCCGCCCCGTTCTGTTTTGGCATTCGGCCACTGGAGGTGAAATACGTATTCTTCTTTACAAAAGAACTGAAATTAAGGAGATTTGTCACATATGAGGCGAAATGCATCTCATGTGGAGATAAACCCGCTGATTGCGCTCCTAGACCATATCAGTATGGTGATTTCGGATATTGGGAGTCTACCAATAAGTATCCGGCTAATTTTGAGTTGTATGATTCAAGTAAGATCGGGATATCGTCTGGAGGATCGAAGAGGAAGGATATAATAGATTCTTTGACGAAATACTATGGGTCTCCTAAATCTGTTGGGGGTAAGTCTTACTTCACTGGTAATGGGGATAACGCTGAGTACCCTAATACGTCAACCACGTTTTGTCAGAAACCTATACGTCATTACAAGTTCCCGGATAACTCTGTCGCTCCTTTCATGGGTAATCCGTCTCAACTGACCGGTCAATATGGAGTTGACTCCTATATTTATCCTATGGGGGTGATGCTTGACGATGATATCGTTAATGAGTTTCTTGATATAGCGGTTGATAATGGTCTTATAGATAAGGCTAGACGTGACTCTATAATCGGATACGAGCTATATCGTGGAGATAGAACCTTGGATAAGAGTGTTATTGGTACAGGTCTGGCTTATGATATGTTTAAGTACGATGATCCCGACGGATCGGCTAACCTTTATCCTAATTATCCTTACAACGATTTGTCTGATGATATGTATATCTATAAGGATATTAATCGTGAGAATTTTATAACGCATCCGTTTAACAGGAAGGGTAATATCTGGTATTCATTCTTAAGCCCTGATATTGCCTTCAATAAACCTGACGCTCCTACTGAATGTCTGGTTGATGGTTATCAATTAGGTAAATCCTCCGGTATATTCAGGGAGGTGGAGGATCACCCTAAATGGACGATATTAGGAAGTAAGGCTTATAGTATGGCAACGTCATTGGCTACGGTGGAGGCTATGGCTAATTTAATATCTGCCATAGCTGAATATACATATCAATCGGCGTCCCAGCAATATGTCGGTGGGGGCGTGATGTTTTTGGCCAACCCGGTGGGTATAGCTCTGACGGCTATCCGTCTGGCTACAGGTATCGCCAAGGCTACCTCCCAGTCTGTCGTGGATATAGGGAAGTACAGGTATCAGTGGTTAACGGCCTTGATAGATAGGGGGCCTAGATGGAATTACGCTTATTATTATACCTCTGTCGCTCATTATAATCTATTTTACCAAAAAATAGGAGCGTCAGAGTTGCGTGGGTTGTCTACGGCTAAGTATATTAAAAGCGGATTGTATCCGGTAACGGATATCTCATCACAAGGGAAAGTAGTAGGTGGTAAGCCTATTGTCATAAACAACCTCGATCGTGAGCATTCGTTGTTCATGTCATTTGGTATGGATAAGTATATGCTTGAATATCCGGAGTTGGTTTCAAGTTATGATACCAGCCGTATTCAGGATGAGTGTAATATTCGTAACGATGAGGTGGCTGGTATGACGCCTCATTTTATGACACGTGAATCTTTTGTGTCTTGCCCCTATATGAGGATAAAGAAATATTCTCCGGCTCAATACGGGCAGATAGAGGATATCAGATGGGTATCGTTAGGTGGTTGCGGGTTGATGGATGAGGATAAGCGTAAACCTGTTTTTGGAGGTGATGTGTTTATATCCAGATTCTCGCTTAAAAGAAAAATGCCTATGTTTTACTTGACCCAGTTTGGTCAGGGAGATATGATACCATTCCCTTACTACGACTATCGGAATATCGGGTATCCACGTTATTTTGTTAATTATGATACCGGGGAGGATTATCTTAATAAGACTGACACAGATACTGGATCGCTATATTCGTTCCCTAGCCGTAAGAGTGCTTATGAGATGGCTTGCAAGACCGGGGATATGTATCTTAGTGGTCGTTTCTTTCTGTATTTTTACGGCATACCTCAGTTTTTAGTGGAGTCTGAGATTAATTGTAATTTCCGTATAGCTGGACCTGAGCCTTATGAGGGATTCTATCCAGAAGTAGGGGATTATATATCATGGACCCAAGAGCGTAATGTCCCTATATCAAGGGATAATGTGTTTAAGATGAGTCCTGTGTACAAGAATCGTTTTACGCTAGGCGGAAGGTCATTACCAGAGACGTATGATAGCATTTTTTGGGACTGCGCCTACCAAAGACCCAACGGTGTCATATGGAGCACCGCCGACGTTTCAGAGAACGGCATGACCGATCCTTGGCTGTCTTATAAGCCCATGGATTATCATGAGTTCAAGACCTCGTTCGGGAAACTTATAAGCATGAAAGGTATTGAGTCGGATCAGATACTGGCTCGCTTCGAGAATCAGGTAGGGTTGTATAACGCCATAGACGTGTTGGCGGAGAGAATATCCCCGGAGAATAGCGAGCTAGGGACAGGTGGTCTTTTCGCATCTCGTGGTATCGAGTATAATAATACGACGTTAGGATATTCCGGGACCCAGAGCCGGGATATGATCAGTTGTGAATTTGGGCATTTTTGGGTCGATTTAAGGCGTGGTCAGGTATTCAAGGTAGATTCTAATGGCAGGAATCTTACGGAGGTCACACCGGGGCTTAGAAACTGGTTTAAGGAACATCTTCAGATGAAGATCATCCGTAGCCGGATATATAACGCCGATACGGATGCTGAGTTGTCTTATTATGATATCGATAACAAGTTCTTTGGTATAGGTCTGTCCATGGGTTGGGATAATCGTTTCAAGAGGGTATTGATAACCAAGAGGGATTACATACCGGTAGGGAATCCAAGCGAGTACCAATTCAGGGGAGGCCGGTTCTACAGGAACGGGCAGGCGGTGGAGCTTTCGGACACCAGCCATTTCACGGACGTCTCTTTTACCGTTGGATATAATTGTTTGAAGGGTGAGTGGAAATCATATTTATCGTACACCCCGGATTATTATATCGAGCATCAACATTATTTCCAGTCCGGTAAGAATTACTCTAACGATAGTCGGGAAGTGGGATTGTGGTCTCATGGCTTAACCAATCAATCGTATCAGGTATTTTATGGTAAGCTATATCCGTTTGTTGTAGAAGTCCCGGTACGTGAGCAGTATGTGAATAAGATCCTCACGAACTACCAATATCGGATGGATGCCAGAAGGTATCAGGATGAGGTTAATTATCAGGTTAGAAGAACAACTGGATTTAATAAGGCATGGTTCTATAACGATACCAACAACAGTGGAGAGCTTAGGATGACCATCGCCGATAAGAACGACATGAGCCAGCGCCTAAGATATCCTATAACTAACGACGATAGCCGTGATATACTGGTGACGGAAGTGGACCAGAAGATCAACATCAACGACTACTTCAACGAGGTTAAGGACGATACTAATAACCTACCGGTATGGGTTAAGGACGTGAACGATATTGGCCGGGAGATCGACCCCAGGGCTGTCGATTATCACCGGAGGTGGCGTGATCGTCTTCGTGGCGATTGGTTCTTGGCAAGGTTCGTGAATGACATTGAGAGCCGGTTCAAGATGATAGTAAGATGGTTTAGTAATGATGAGAAAATTTATTGATTTATTAACATATGGGGGGGGGGTATTTACCGCCTCCTCTTATATATTGAAATGATATGGAAGATTTTATTGGTAAGTACGATGGTAATCAAATAGACAGTAGACTTGATAAGGTCAAGGATATGGTTGGCGCTACGGCGTCTCAGGCTGGGGAGGGTGGATTGGTACCAGCTCCGGCGAAGGGAGATGAGGGTAGGTTTCTTTGTGGAGATGGCACGTGGAAGGATGTAGTAGTCAAACCAGATTATACAGTATTTGACATTGTTATGGAGATAGCATCAAGTGACAATCCATCTATATCTCAGGAAAATTATAATAAATTATTAGAGAAGCTTCCAAGCAACGCTGTTAATATATTTCCAGTAAGAGATAATGGGGTGTATATATCAAGTCTTTTTGGTGGATATAATGTTAATGATGATAATTCTATTTGGTTTTATATAAAACAGGATGCGGGAATATTGCAGAATTCTTCTACACAAATCTCTATATATCAAGATTTATCTGTAAATGTAAATGCTGGTATGAATTATTTAATGCCAGTAAGTGATGGTATTGATGTATATACAAATCTAGTAAGTGGTCTTTCTGAGAATAATACTAAGCAGTTAACAATACATACTACAGGTGATGGAACTAAATCTTTAATGGATGATGGTAAATATCGTAAACTACCAGTATATGGAAGGAATTTATTGCTGGGATCAGGGAAGGAGGTTAGCAACTCGAATTACAATATCGCTAATTATTGGTTGGCGGAACAGATACCAGAGGGAACTCAAGTCACGTTGACTATATGGGGAGAACTGGGTGAAAATGCCGTTTATTTTACGGTATATAACTCGAGTGGTTCGGTTGGGTCTATGGCTAATCTTAAAGATTTTGTTGACGGTAAATCAAGCGCTACCTTTAAATGGATGACAAAGTATGGGGGTAATATCTCGGCTAATACTTATTTAAAAATATATGTGGAAGGAACAGATGTAAATCCGTCTACCTCCACCATCCACAAGATCAAGCTCGAGTACGGCGACATCTCCACCGAGTGGACCCCCGCTTGGGAGGACATCCCTGATATAGAGGAGCGGTACGCCTACGGTGTAGAGTGGGACATGGCATCGTCAAGCCCGGACGGGAAGCGTGTGGGTAATATGCAACTACATCGGGAGTTGCCGGTGCAGAGCGGGATGATACGCTGTATTATTGATAATAATGGAGGTATTGTGAGATACAATGACGAGGCAGTTGATGATATTCTAACACAATCGGCTATGGTTGAGATCCCTGAACATTGGTTTAAATTATATACAAATGGTACTAAGTTTAAAGCGATGTTTTCTGCAATACCTTTACCCGGATATAACCACATAGATAAATTTTACATATCTACTATGGAGGCTAGAATTTATCGTAATAATTCGACTTTGTTTAGTTCTAAAGGTGTTAATTCTACTGATTCTAGCGTCCGCGGCGGCGACAACACCGCCGACTGGGACGGCACCTACCGTTCCTTGCTAGGTCGTCCCGTCACCAACCTTACCCGAGACCAATTCCGGCAAGCCGCAAGGAAAAGAGGCAGCGGATGGGAGATGTATACCTATAACGCCCACAAGACCCTGTTCTGGCTATTCGCCGTCGAGTACGCCACGCTGGACAGCCAGAAGCCTTTCAACGCCCAGAAGGACGCTAACGGTTTCGCACAAGGCGGCCTAGGTCCGGGACCGACGCAAATAACGGATTGGACTAACTTCAACAACGCCAACCCCCTTATCCCATGCGGCTATACCAACGAGTTCGGGAACGGCTCGGGAGAGAAGGCATATGTGGTGAAGAACGCTTCCGGCGGTACTCACGCCACGTTGATGGCTAACAGGTATCGTGGCATAGAGAATCCGTTCGGACACATATGGAAATACACTGACGGGGCCAATATACAGGTCACCACGGGCGATGCGGGATTATCCATATTATGGACTACCGATGACCCATCGAATTTCAGCGACACCTCTTACACCGGTTATGACAAGAAAGGCAATATCTGCCGTACAGATGGTTATGCCAAGAAGATGTTGCTTGGAGAAGATGGCGATATAGTGGCCACGGAGGTCGGCGGTAGCTCCTCTACCTACTGGTGTGACTACTATTACACCTATACATCAGCAAACCGCATACAGGTGTTACTGATTGGCGGTTCTGCGGACATTGGGCAGAATTCGGGCCTTGCTTACATAAATACGCATGATGCGTCTTCCGCTGCGGCTAAATACTTTGGTTCGCGCCTTTGCTTTTTCCCCAAATATCGTAAAACGTCGGCGTAGCCGCACGTCTCACGTCGGGATTTTTTTTGTATAACGATTAAATAACAAGACATGAAAAGAACATATAGCGACACTATACCGATCACTATGGAAAAGGACGGTGACGGATCCTACCTTTACCGGTGGGACGTTAGAGAGGAGACAAGGGAGATGGGTGACGATATGTCCCCCGTGATCTCCTATAGTTACAACGAGGTCAGGGTATGGCCCACGTTGACGGCCAACAAGATATTGGAGGCCTGTATCAACGCCCTATGGGACAAGGACGTGGAGCAAAAGAAGCTGAACGACTACAACGCCGCCCAGCTAGGCATACTGGACTTGTCATACGTGGAGTCTTATAAAACGTTTCTCAACGAGAGGAAGGCGTTGAAAGACCGTGTGGATAGCGATTTCGCCGAGTGGGATAATAGCTAGTTAATATGCTTATATTCTTAAGGGCGGGTATGTGACGTGGATCATGTTCCCGCCTTATGTTTTAATATCCATTTGATTGTGTGTATATTTGTGAAAAACATGATTTATGGCAAAGAAGAATAAACAGGATGAGATTCCGTCGTGGATAAAGGATTTATATAAGGAGGATCTTGATCGTGTCGTAAGAGGCGAGCGTCCTATGTATTTCAGGGGTATGGATGATAGTCCTTTGAGAAACGTGTCCCCGGAGTTTGATATCCTTAGCGGAGGAGCCGCAGTTAAAGGCATGAATGGGATAAGAGGTGCGTTGTCTCCGTTGAATAATGGCATGGGTAATTATAATTTCAGCATTAGGGGTATAAATAAGAAGATAGGCGAGCTGGTTGATGAGGCGGGATTGTATCTGCCTGAGAAATTAAGACCTATATATCAGACTGTGGTGGACGCTATGTCGAGATCCAAAGATAAGGGGTTGGGTTATATCACGCAGCCGTTGGCCAACGCCCTGTACCCGGCGGACGAGCGGCGGAACCGGCGTCTGGACGGGGAGCATCCCGTTGGTTATGTGGATGCCATAGACGGTATCCGGCCTAGGGAGAAATACGGTCTTTGGGGAGAGAAGATAGAGGAGAAACAGGATGGAGGTGAGATTGACAAGGATAAACTTATAACCCTCATCAAGAGCAGCGATGCCAATTTCGCCAGGAGGTTAAGGGATGAGAAAAGGAAAACCATACCTGACTGGGAGGTCGATGGGAATGTCGCCACGCATAAGCTTGGCTACGCTGGCGTGGATGGTCGGTATGTGATATATCCTTCGGTCAGGGAGATAGATGGTGAGTTATACGACTTCACTGATCCTAAGAATAATAGGGGTGAGTGGGACGCTCTTGAAAGTGCCATCGCTGACGGCGACACTATTATGGTGGATTCTGAGCGGGAAGCGGAGTGGTTGACGGGTAATTATAAGAATTATTTCAAGAGTTTCGATGAGTATGCGGAGGGAGGTCCTGTAGAGGATATAGCCAGAAAAATGTACAGGTCGGATCTTGATCGCGTTATATCCGGTCAGTCCCCTCAATATTATGGGCAACTCAATGATAGGCCGCTGGAAGACGTCCATCCAGAATTTGATGTCCTTACTGGAGGTGTTCCTATGAGGTTGTCCCCGTCTTATAAGATGGGGTTGGTAGGTAAAGATGTATTTACCAATCCATGGGAGTCTAGCATCTATGGAAAGGTATTTGATAAGTTGGACGATTATGCCAGCATCCCTAATGAGATATTTACTAAATATCTTGGGAAGACATTGAGGGGTATAAGGAGAAGGATACCTGACGAGGAGGATAAGGAGAGGTTTGAAAGCGCGGCCAAGAAAGTAGCGGATAATATTCATAGGGATCTTGATTATTATATAGGGTTGATATCCACTACATTGGCCGATGATGAGAAAGACAAGAAAGAGGATGGTGGACCTGTAGATACTGATAAAGGATATGGGGAAGGCAAATATGTTGTTGATCCCGGTAGATCGGACAACAACAAGATGGTTGTGTATGATGAGATATGGGACTATCTGACAGAAAAGAAGGGAATACCACAAACGCAAGCGGTAGGCATCCTCGCCAACATCGCCGCCGAGTCCGGAGGGGACACCGAAGCCCTAGGAGCCGCCGGTGACTTTGGTATCCAGCAATGGCTTGGTCCGAGGAAGAAAGAGCTACAGCGTAGGTATGGTAAGAAACCGACTTTGACACAGCAGTTGGATTATCTTGTGGATGAGTATCAAGGTCGTGTACCGGGGCTAGGCTGGAACTACATGAACCAAGGCAAGTTCTTTGATAAGGACGCTCAAGGCAATGTATATAATTATTATATGTACTCAAAGGCTGATTTTGATAACGCCACGAATTATAAGGACGCTACCGTAGCATGGAATCAAGGATACGGAAGACCCCTTGGATCGACATTAAGAAACGAGAAGCGGTTTGAGTTCGCCGATATGTTCTCCAACAGATACGGTGTCCCGGAGAACGAGCCAATGAGATACGAGTTCGGGCAGCGGGATTCTGGTACGGGAGACGGAGGTCATCAGCCCGTGCCTGAGACGGTAGCCCCCGCCGGCCCTTCTTTGGCTTCCCATCCTGCCGTGGATAGCTGGTGGGAGAAGGAAGGTCAAGACCTGTTATATAAGATGCTAGCTCAATCAGGCGCCAACAGGAAAACTATAGAGGATATCGCTAATAACATCAAGAATGATCCCCAATCAGAGGCGCAGATAGCGGAAGCCGAGCGTATGCGTAGGGAGCAAGCGAAAAGGCAGTTGGTACTTAATATGATACCGGGATTAAGTCTTAATATAAAAGGTATGAGCAGAACTCAAAATTAATACTACATTTGTGAAATCATTAAACGTTTTTAGATATGAAAAGATTGTTATTTTTATTTGCTATGTTATTGACGCCATTCGCTTTGATGGCGCAAGAGGTAATCCCATCAGAAGGACCTATTACTATTGATCTGACTACCTTTACAGGCATTATGGCTTTCGTCACGATGTCAGCTACGCAGTTAGCCAAGGTTGTGCCGTATATTGACACCCATAAGTGGGCTAAGATCCTATCGGCTGTAGTTATCGGCATGCTGGTATGTATCCTGGCTTGGGTTCTTCAGGTATCCCCGTTGTTAGTAGGGAGTGAATGGTGGGAATCTCTGTTGTATGGGGTGGCTGTCGGGCTTAGCGCTGCTGGCTTCTATGACTTGGTGAAAACGATAGGTTCGTTATTTGTAAAAAGGATTTAAAAGAAATAGGTTGATATAATGCGATAGCTATATGGTTTATTGTAGGTAATATAATCAGCTATCGCATTTTATTTTTTTATTGTTTGTATTTTTTAAATCCGTATTTTTTAGCTATACTATTTATTATACCTTCATCTATATTAAACCATTCTCTATCTTCTTTAAATCCTAATAAAAGTTTATGCATATACGACTCGATGTCGTCATCTATTGTGTATATCATTTCTATATTTATATTTGATACCCTAAGAGCTGATAGTCTTTTTTTTATATTAATAGCTCTACCTATTTTACAAAGACCTGATATTCTATCTATTGCTATATACGTTTTATATCTATTATTTGAAATGCTTCTATAATTTTTTGATATACTGTTTAGTATTTCATCTATAATCTTTGTCGAGGATATTGAGTTTATTGCATAAGATATTAGATGTGCCTTTATTTTATCATCTATATTCATTGCGATTGATATAAATACTCTGTAATCGACAAACCATTTTTGTCCAGGCCCTTTACCTTTTCGGTATGCTAATCCAACATTTTTTAAATCAGATATTGTCTTTATGCTTTTTTCTGGCATATCTATTTGTCTTAATATATTATTGATTACGTTTTGTGTTATACTTGATGTTATGTAATGATCAGTTCTAATTTTTGGATTATTCTTTGATTCTCTATACGAGTTTATTATATATACAAAGTCTGTTATGCAAATAAAATTGTCTTCTTTGTTGAACTCAATACTATTTTCTGATATTTCTCTATTCATTGTTTTGTAATGTTTGTTTTTATGCGAATATATAAAATAGTATGCATTACAACAATATTTATAGGTGTTTTTATGCATCTTTAAAAGATTGATTTAAAACAAAGACTCATCGTTGTGAAATGGTGGGTCTTTATTTTTTTCAACTATCTTTGTGTCAGAACGAAATTAATTTGATATGGGCAAATATGTAATCAAGAGAAAGATACCTAAATATCAAGAAGCCGGGGAAGTTGGGTCGTATATGCTTGGTAATATGGATGGCATACAGGGGCTAGGCATGGAGCCTTTGGTAAATACCAACAAGGGATTACCTGCGCAAGCCAGTCCGTTAGGGATATATTCTATGGATACGCCTGACCGGTTGATGGATAAATATGATACCGCTTTTGAGAAGAAGGATATGAATGATATGTTCCCGGCTAGCTTCAAAGGTAGTTTGCAACGGATAGCTGAAAATTATCAAGACAATGCTATTACATTTAATAATGTGACCGTTAATGATGTTGATAAGTCTAAGACCGGTTCAGGCGAGACGGATGTTTTTGATTTTACTACCATCCCTTACTATGGCGCTGATGATATAGGGTCTAGATTCACTCAGATGGGTCGTGGTATAGGGCGTATGAGAAGCGAGGGATACGGTGATTTATCCACCGGGGCTAAGACGGCTAATGTCGTGGGTACTGTAATGTCAGGCATCGGCGGTGTCTTAGGGTTGGCAAGGAATGTATTCTCAGGGATGGCGTCAGAGCAAGGCACTCGTACTAATATCAGGTTAGCTCAAGAGCGAGAGGCTAGGCAGAGACGGCAATCTCAGATGCGGTATAAGGATGGAGGTGGTGTTTATCTAGGGCCTAATAATAGGTTTGATAGCGGAAGTCTTACCGGTGAGTATCTATATCCGTTACCTAAGTCGATGGAAGACCAAGCCAACGTAGAGGTCGAAAAGGGTGAGTACGTGACGCAGCCCGGAGAGGCGCCGATGGAGGCTATGGGGCAGAAGCACGCCGATGGTGGAACCCCCGTTTCCTTGGAGCAGGGAACGAAGGTTATTACCGACGACACAACCATAGAGCCGGATTTCGCTAAATACATCAGAGATACGTATGGGATCAAAGCCACGCCTAAGGATACGTATGCTACGTTAATGGACAGGTATAAGGCTCAGATCGGTCTTAAATCGGCTTACGATGATCAGAAAAAGGCGCTGGAGAAGCTGAAGAAAAACGATAAGATAGATGACGAGAATACAAGGCGTTTGAACGCCTCCGTATTATCCAAGGCTATAAATGATAGCAACGATATCGTTAATGGATTAGAGGGAAGATTTACGGACTTCGCTAACGTCATATACAAGGAGCAGGAAGACCGGAAGATAAAGAAGGATGAGGATACGTATTTCGCTAAGGGTGGTGAGATAGATAACATCATATCCAGATCCATGAAAGAATACGGTCTTACGGAGGAGGATATAGCTGAGGCTAAGAAAGAGCTGCTTAAGAAAGTGGCTGGTATTCGCCAGAAGATGGAGATAGGAGGCACGTCTTTGTTCGGTCGTAAATTAACTTTCCGCCCGATCGAGAATAGGTTCAACAATGATCCTAACTATTTCGGTTATCAACGCCAAGGAACTGATGGCTCTTATGGAGGTATTAATACGGATGAGAGGTTGAATTATTATAAGACATTCAATCCAGTCGCTTACGATGCTTATATGGGAGCTTCAGAGGGCGCTAGGGCTAGGGCATTGCAAGACGCTATCTACGGTCAGACAAGTAGCTGGATGGGCTTGGCTACGGCTGAGAACCCGATCATCGCCAACGCCGAGGCGCTTCGGGATTACACGACGCTCGTTTCCTTTGGCGGTGAGGATAGTCAAGGTAATTACCCGGAAGACAAGAAAGCCGCATATCATGATAGGATGAGAGACAATAAATTAGGTTTGTTTACCACATCTCGCCCTATGATCGGTCTAGATGTTGTTACAGAGGAACAGCATAAGGCTCTTAACGATGCTGGTATCACCCATTTTAGCCAACTATTCTCTGACAAGAACAAGGATGTCGTTAATAAGATACTTGGCGAGGATATGCTTAAGATGCAGGCATTGAGATCCATGAAAGGAATGGAAGGTCTTGATTTTATACTTGACCCTCACAAGGTGGCTCCCGGTCCTATGAATATAGGTGACGTGGAGGATCCCGATGTTAAGCTGGATATGCCTGAGCTTATCGATGCTAGTACCCTTCCTAAGACGAATACCAATACAAATACAGGTAAGTCGGATAACAATAGGGGAGGAAGAAATATAGTAGGTGGTGGTCTTGATTTTCCTGAGGTGTTCAGGATGACTCCGGGATCCGTGACAACGGAAGGTCTGGAAAGGCATTACGCTCCTACCGTGGATCCGGTATTGAGATCAGCGGATCAGTATATGGTTGAAGCCAATCGTGCTTTCCAATCACAATTGGATCAGATGGGTAATGTCCCGGATTCTCAAAGAGGAGCTTTATCATCTAACCTACAGGCTATCATGAGTTCTAATATAGGTAGGTATATTAACGAGGTAGAGCAGGGCAATGTCGCTCAAAGAACTTGGGCTGATAATGTCAATTCTCAATCATGGGCGAATACTTATGACAAGAACATAGCGCAACGTCAAGCTTATCAGCAACGGATATTGCAGGGATTGGCTATTAATGACGAGAATTGGGCTAGATATTTTGATAGCGTGAATGACGAGATCCAGCAGAAGTGGAACACGGCTACGACCATGAATACATTAAGATCTATATTTGGGGATGTTAAGATTGGTCCCAATGGCCAGTTGATCGCAGACCCTCAAGGAGATATATTAAGTTACAGGAGATTATATCCTGCTCAGGAAGTAACTAAAGGCAAAAAGGGATAAATAATGGCTTCACAATACAGTATATTAAGGAATTACGGTAAGTACGTATCACCCTACAACATGGATGTCATGATGCAGGGTATGGGATACATGCAGCAGAAGATAGATACCAATCGGCAGGCCATAAACGAGTATGCTGATTATATCATCAATTCTGACATTATAAAACCTCAGGATAGGGAATATCTTCAGAATAGGTTAAATGGATTGATACAGGATGTGAATAACGTGTATCGTAAATCCAATCTAGCTTCTGACGGTATAGCCAGAAGCATACAAGCCCGTCTTGGAGAGGCTTTAGATACCCGTGTATTGAACGCTATCGCCGGTACTAGGGAGTATAGGTCTTTCTCTCAGAAGATCGAAGATATGAAGCTTAATAATCCTAAGCAATATAGTGCCATAAATGAGGCTGTGGCCTTAATGCCGTTTTATGAATGGGTTAATGATGGTCAGGTTGGTACAAGGATGAATCCTATTCATTACACTCCTTATACGGATTACAATGAGGAGATGAATAAGATGATGAAGGATTTCGTCAGTCTTAATAAGGGAAAGAAGTTTTCTGTTCCTGAGGTAGTGGATGGCAAGCCTACTGGTAGGATGAGAGATATTACTGTTGATGAGATGAGTCGATCTCAGATTAGAGCGATAGCCGCTAGATCTATATCCCAGAACGCTAAGGCTCAGATGCAGATAGAGGGTCAGTATTTGGCTGCCACTAATCCCGGTATGTTTAGTGGCATGACTACTGATCAGTTCGTTAATAAATATGTTTCCGGTTTTGACGCTGAGGAGAGCGCACTCTTAGCCAAACTCAAAGGGGCCGAGGCCAGCCCTTCCGCTAAGGCGGCTATTGAGGCGTCACTACAGGAGGTCCGGGAACAGCGCCGTGCGTTAGTGGAGGAGGCTACTTCCTTTATTGGCAATAATATGAATCCGGCTAGAGCGGGGGAGTTTATTGTACGTAATGAATTTCTTGATGGTGTATCCGCTAGATGGTCGTATAACAACTCATCTGAGAACTACATCGCTGATGATTATTACTTTAAGATGAGAGATCTTGATTTCAAGGAGAGAGAGTTCTCGTGGAGGCAGAAATCAAAGGAGATAGATCAGAATCTTAAGCTTAGGGAAGTAATGTCCAAGGAAGCTGGTAATAGCTCTAATATCCCTACAGGTGTTATGATTGAGCTGGAAAAGGTTCAGCCTAATGTTACTCCTGAGAATATATTTGACAATCAATATATTCAGAATGAGAATAATATATCGACAGGTGAGAAGGATTTAATATCATCCATAAATCCTGTTGATCTACGAGGCATAGAGAACGATATACAAAACAATCCTTCTATATATCCTGGTGGTGTTAATAGCGAGAATATTATGGCATGGATCACTAATAATGGCGGTGCGTCAAGTTCTGTATTATCATCAACCCCAAATATGGTGAATAAATACGAGGCTCTTATGGCAGCGAATGATAATAGGAATAGGTATGGTAAGATCATGGATGAGGAAGTTGATTATCTTACAAATGCCTTTGATGTCGCTACGGAAAATATCCTTAATGATGCTGTAAGGGATCAGGACTATGTTACTGGAGGTATTGATACATATACTGACAATGGTATGGTTAATGCGAGGGATGTTGGTAAGAATGGAGCTATTATTGGAGGGAAAGAGTATTCACCAGAAGATGCTTTAAAGGTTTCCGCTATAGCTGGATTGATAAGCGAGAACATCAACTATGCGGATAGATCTATAGCTAATACGGAGCTGATGAGATCTTATATAAATTTGTTAAATAGATATTCAGGAGAAAATTTCACTCTGGAGGATATAAATGATATAGCTAAAACTTATAGTCGTGTAGACAATCCGGTAATGAATAGCGATAATGTCGATATGACTAGTAGGGATAAAATGATCAAGATCTTAGGTAAGAATATGTCTAGAGCTGACGGCCCTACGCTTAGAAGAGAATGGTCTTCATCTAATATAGGTCGTAATATAGCTAAGGCTATTCAGGATTCTAAAATGGTCTATGAAAGAAGATATGACGAGTTTGCTCCAAGATCATGGTCGTTCTCTAATTCTACCAATGCCTCTAAAGAAGATAGGCGTATGCATGCTAAATTAGAGAGTCTGCTTTTGTCAAGAGCTGGTTTCTTGAATAAGGATAAAGATAGCAGACTTAATAATTACATATTGTATGCTCGTCCTACGGATAATCCCAATACATTTGATTTGGTAGCTATGGCTGGCGGAAAAAATATCGCTACGGTTCAAGTTACTAAAGAGGAATTAGATAGTATGGGGTATAGTTTGTACGAAAGGGAAAGGAATGTAAGATCTGAAGATTACGAATCTAAGATCATCCCTGTATCTTTTTCTGCCACGACCAATAGGCCTTATCAGAAATGGGCGCAAGCTAATTCACTTGGCGCTTTCGCTACTATCGAGAATGCGGCTGAGGAGGCTTCTAGGATGGTTGATAAGTACAATATTCAGAACAATGAACTAGCTACATCAGAGCTTAATAAAAGAGCTATTAGGATTATTAATACGGTTTTAAGAAATTACAAATCGTATGATATTAAAGCCAAGGGCTTTCCTGGAGGTGTTGAGGTTGGCGTTTATTTTCACGGGCAGGCTAGGACCGGGACACCTCTAAAGGTGTTGGAATATAATACTGATTATGCTGATAATATCATGAAGATTATAAATATGTGTCCTCAGATGTATCTTACCCAAGCCGTGGTTGAGGCTATCAATAAAGACGTTATTGTTAAGGGTAGAGATATTAATGAGCAGCACTCTGATCTTAGCAATATTCTTTCGGTGTTGGATAAAGAGACTATGGATAAAATAGATGGAAAAAATGAGCAATAATAATAACGATATAGGGAATGTGATGAAGAGTCAGGGATACTATGTCCCTACTCCATCAATTCCATCTCCCATGCCTTCTAAGGATAATATTTCTTCTATCCCTATACCTGTTGGCATGCGCGGTTCATCGGATATGGATAATGATGTTTTGTCTAGAGAGGGAAGCAGGAGTATTCCATCATTAGTAGAGGGTATAAAAAATTCCGTAGAGACATCTTATCATGATGATGTAAAAGCAAGGAATCCGCTTTTTCAGATGATAAACGAGACGGGTATCCCTAAGGGTAATTATGATATAACTGGAAGTAGGATCAACCTTCGTGATTCAAGGTATAGGCTGTCAACAGGTGAATGGATTCCAAAATACGAGAGTTATATCAATAACGTGGATAATGATGATCGTCTGTCAAAGAACCAAAGCGGTTGGGAGAAGACTTATAGAGGATTGGGTAAATTCATCTATAAGTCCACATTGTATGGTATAGGGGGCGTAGGTCAGTCTATATACGGATTAAAGGAACTTGTTACAAAAGGGACGTTATCCGCCATATCTGATAACGGCTTTGCCGATTGGTTAGATGATATGGATAAGCGAGGTGATTATACGCTTAATCATTATTACAGCAAGGAGGAGAGAGATGCCGGGTTCCTTAAAAGCATGCTCACTACAAATTTCTGGACGAATGATCTTCTATCTGGTGCGGCATTTACGGCTGGAGCCGTTTTGTCATCTTACGCCTTCGCTGGAGCTGGTCTTATGAATGCCGCTCGTATGGGGGCTAGGATAGGTGCTACGATTGCCGGTATGGGGAAGGCTGCTTCTGCTACAAAGACCGGGTTTAATGCTATGCTAAGAGCTGCTCGTATAGGTCGTGGTATAGGCAAGGGGTTGGATAACCTGACTTTTATGAGTACTTCTACGCTTTGGGAAGCTTCCGTGGAATCAAGGAGCGGGCTGATGGAGTCTGAGGAAAACTTCAAGCAAGCTTACAGGAACGCTTACGGCAGAGAAGCCTCATATGAGGAACTCATGAAGTTCAGAGCTGATAATGCTGATGCCGCTAACGCTATATTCGCTGCCAATATCGGTATCCTTACGTTATCCAATATAGCTATGTTCGGTGATATGTTTGGCATGGATCTGGGCGTGGATAAGTTCATAAAACGCAATATATTTGGCGTAGGAGTCGAGAGAATGGACAACGGTGCACTAAGGGCTATAACACCAAAGAAATGGCAGAAAATAGCTGGTAATACGTTTAATATCATTAAGCGACCGGTATCTGAGGGTTTGTTCGAGGAAGGTCTTCAAGGTGTGTCCAGCAAGTCCGCAGAGGATTGGGTGGAATCAAGATATAATCCTATGGCCATCCGTCAGAATATAGGTTATATGGAAGCTATAAAGAACGGATTCAAGGAGACCTATGGATCTAATGAGGGTTGGAAGGAGATCGGCATCGGTATGATTATCGGATCGGTTATGGGTATAAGGAGTCTAGGCGGTATAAGGGAATGGAGCCAAGACATGTCCCGTAACAAGGGGATGGTGGAGGCCTACAACACTAATGCCGGCGCCTTGACCTCGGCGGCTGTCCAAGCTATTCGTGGCAGCATGGCTCTGAACGCTCAATTATCAGGCTTAAGTACGGATAATAACGCTGACGATATACCTAATTCTAGAATCGTAGATAAGACTTTTAGTGACGCTGTATTCAATCGTCTTCGTTATGATCAGGAAATGGGGATGTTAGATGATACTAAGGAGAATTTCAAGACAGTCATCGAGTCTATACCTAATAGCGATATAGCCTCCGATATGAATATGACAGATGAGCAGGTAAATGAGTATAAGTCCAACCTTATCAGTGAGTTCAATAAGAAGGTTGATAATTTTACTATGGCTAGCAGATTCGCCGACTCCCTTACCGATGGTATATCCAATAGATCATTTAACACCTACATCTCTAACATGGTTTATAACGGTCTTGAGGCTAAGGATAATTTGGATGATATCGCTAATCAGTTAGGAAGGATATACAATACGGATATAGGCCCCGCTTTAGATATATATTCTCGTCTTAATCCTGATTCGAGTAGGGATCTTGAGAAACTTAGGAAGCTTACAGATGATATACAGAAGATGGAGAAGAATGTTTTGAAGCTTCAGCAGAGTATCACGTCTAAAGAAGCTCTTGAGTCTGATAAGGTCAAGTTAGCCAAGGAGAATGATAGACTTCTTAAATTGACGGAGGATAGAATTGCTTTGGAGAGGAGATTAGCTACGTTAGTTAACTCAGAGACAGATATATCTAAGCTGTTATTAAACAGGAATGAATCAAGGATCAGTGCCGCCGATCTTATGGCAGCTTATGAGACTATAGTTGGTTTTGAGAATGCTGTATCTATCCGTGGGGTTGATAATTATAAAGAGGCTATGGCGTTACTTAGCGAGTATCGTCATAATCTTGTGGCTTATAAGAATATAAATGAGTCTCTTCGCCGTATGCGTGATAGGAGATTCATACGGTCGCAGGAACGTGGGTTCATGAAGGTTTTGTCAAACATATGGGGAAAGACTTATGAGGAGGATGATAGTAAATATGATTTCAGGAATACCGATGATCCTGATGCCAACTCCCTTTATGCCAATGATCAGGCCATAGATAAGGCTTATCAAGATGGTCTTATAGGAGAGGACGAGGCATTTATGTTCAAGACCTATAATCATATGATCGCCAGATCTATGGAGAATGATATCAAGGCTGATGAGGGCGGTATCGTTGAGAATGTACCTGATAATGAGGATATCATAAATCCTTCTGATGATAGAATCAATAATATAGCTATAAAGATATGGGACGGTAATGAGGATATCTTATCTCCTAGGGAGAGGCAGATATATGATAATAATAAGGATCGTATCAATGATCTTGTAAATGGGTTTGGCGATAATCCTATAGCTAGGCTTAATAAGATTAGGTCAATGATAGATAGGTTAAATACCAACGATAACGTCTTAAATAACATCAGGGATACTATTGATGATATCATAGATATGAACATTAATGGTCTTGATCAGGATCAGGTTAAGGAGGCTATACAGACTTACAATGATCTTATGAATGATGCTGACAACGGGAATGAAGTTGATCAGGATAAACTTAATGAGGCTATTGATATTATCAATAACTATTCTGATGGGCCTCTTCTCCAGTTCGTGGGATGGATGAGGCTGTATGATAATGGAAGTATGGTTGTCAAGGATTACGATAAGTCTATACCTATGGGTGATGTCCTCACAGAGAGCGAACCCGGGACATCCACCGGCAGGACGGAAGTTAACGCCGCCCAGAATCCGGTGGTGTTGATGGCCCAGAAGAGAGAGATCGGTGGGGTTATGTATTATGAAGTTGGCGGAATGAGACTTGACAGGTTTATGGACGGTCTTGGGCTTAAAAGATCTGATGCCACTGATACTGATAATGGAAGGGTGATGGATTTCACCAACGGAACCGACATATTTACTGTTATAGAGTCGAATAACCACTCAAGATGGATGATAAGCGAGGATGACGCTCAGGCTTTCGAGAACGCTACCGGTGTCATACTGGGGCGGCAGACCGCCTTATCGACCTCCAACTGGTTCATGGTGTATCGCAAGGGGCAGGATGGATCTGTTGTTCCTTATTATACAGGAGATGCATTTGGCTCTAATAATGAGTCGATAAATCAAGAAGCTGCGGCTAGTCTTCGTAAGAACGATATCGTGAGGTTCAAGGTAGATATGTTAGATCCTTATACCAAGGAATTGTATGATAAATACAATAGCCTTTATGCCGTTGATCCTAATTCTGACGAGACCAAGTCTGCCCGTAGTGATTTGGTTAATAATATGGTTATTAAGATCGTGGATGGTGACGGTAATTTTGTCTCGGTGCTTAAGGCCAATGATCCAGACTCAAAAGGGAGTAACGCTGATTTAAGGAGTATGGCCTTTGAGTTGTATAGGGATAATGTAGGATCTGTCGCTGGCGAGATTGATATACCGTTCGTAGGCGCAGTCACCAGTGTTTTGCCGGGAAGACCGAACTTCAGTGTAAGTGATGATAATGGTACGTTGATGGTATCCGAAAATGACTTTACCAACGAGACGGTTGGTAAGGTCGAGAGCGTAGGATATATAGAGAACGGGGAGGTTACGATGAAGGATAATATCAAGTATAATATATTCCCGTTCTGTACGGCTATCGTCAGGGACAAGTATGGTGATTATAAAAATTCACGTATTCCGGTCGTAGCTATAAAGACAGGAAATGGAAGAAATTACCTGTACCCCGTAAGATTGAAAAATCAGGATATATCGTCATTTTCATCCATGATCGAATCGATGGCTGATAGGATTACGGAGGGTCTAGGCGGAGGCGTAAGTATTGATGATATAATGGATCTTAACAACGCTATAGCCAGATCCGGGCTGGATAACAAGACATATATGATTCCGTTGGCGGGAGACGTGGATGTTATCAAGAAACGGCTAAAGGATGTCAAGGAAGCCGCTAGTAAGATGCCCATGACCGCTGACGTAAGAGGATGGATAGGCTATTCTAGGACCAAGGAGGATATTTTGATGAATGACGTTACGATCAATATCGATCTTAATAACGATCCTTTCATAGCCCCTAAGTTCAGGATGAGTATTAGGAGGGATGAGACGTTCTTCGAGGATACGGAGACCCCGTTCGTCAACCCGTCCGGTTCCGAATCGGAGTTCGCCTCGCCTACGAAGGCGGCCGAGGATAAGTCTTTGGTTTCCGACGGGAATGTCGTATCCGGAGAAAATGAAGCGGAAAATCCTTGCTAGGCAAATTTATTCATCTTATCTTTGCGGTGTCAGTCCATCACCTGACGATTGACATACTCCCATCGTTAAAGCGAATGGGATTCCTGGATACAAGCGCAAGAAACCCCGATATTACTATCGCTGGAATCACTCTTGCTCTCCAATTCGGAAATGCCCTTCCGAAGTATATTACGGGCTGCAAGAATATCACGGTCGTTGATTGCGCCGCACGATGGGCACACCCACGTGCGGTCGCATAACGACAGCCCTTTATTAATGCGGCCGCATTCGCAAGTTTTGGAAGAAGGATACCATTTGTCAATCTTATGTACTATCACTCCATACTTTGAAGCAACATACATCAGTTTATAAATAAAATAAGAATGACTAAGATCGAAAACTTTCTTGCCCCATAGCCGTTTCATCCCTTCTATATTCAAATTCTCAATGAAAATATAATCATATTGTTTACACAATTGATGAGCTAATTTCCATTGAAAATCTGATCGAAGGTTATCGATTCTCCTATAGGCTTGCTGTAAATCGAATAAGATTCTTTTTCTATTGCTAGATCCTTTCTTCGCTTTAGAAAACCTCTTGCTTAGTTTTCTAATCTTGTTTTGATATTGTTTGAAAAATAGCGGAGAAACGATACTACTGCCATCGCTTTTAGTCAGGTAAGTTTTCAGACCGAAATCTAATCCTACAGATGCACCATCATGTGTCTTTCTATAGGAGTTTGTTGGATTATGATCTGTAATTATTATCAAACTGTAGCGACGACAAGTTTCACGTACTATTCTGATTTGTTTGACATTGCCTTCATAAGGTCTACTGTATGAGAATTTAAATCGTTTCTTCCCTTTGTTTATTGTCAGACAATTCCCATTTAGAGTAAACCCACCTTGTTTGAAAATAAAAGAATTGAAACAATCAGCTCTTTTGAACTTAGGTGGCCGTTTAGATAACTTCTTAAAGAAACGATTGTATGCGGAATCCAATCTCTGAAGGATTTCTTGTGTTGTTTGGGAGTGAAGTAAGTTCCTTTTTATCCTTTTAGCAAAATGCTTTTGCATCTTACCAACTGAAATATATTTTCCAAACAGCTTGTAATACCTACGCTGTAGAGCTAAAGCGCGATTCCATACGAAACAACATTCGCGAAGCATCTTATCTAGGTGCTTCGTTTTCTTGGAATGATAGATGTTGTATTTGTATGAAATCATTTTTAATTATATTTATGACGCAAATATAATAATAATTTTTATATTTGCAATAAAAAAAACATGGACAAAAGATGGAAAACGAATAAAAGCAGTGTTTACAACATAGGATACCATATAATATGGTGCCCTAAATACAGAAGGAAAATATTAACCGGTGAAATAGAGTCCAGGCTAAGAGAACTTCTTTTATTTAAATCGACAGAGAATGGGTGGGTTATTGAAAATATGGAAATAATGCCTGATTATATTCATATTTTCATAAAAGCCACGCCTTCGGATTCTATATCTCATATTGTTTCACAATTAAAAGGATACACATCTTTTGTATTAAGAAACGAATTTGAAACGATAAGGAGAAGACTCCCATCATTGTGGACAAGATCTTTTTATGTTGAAACAATAGGGCATATATCCGAGTCGATCATAAAAAAATATATAGATGATCAGAAAAAACATTGATTCCATGCTTGAAAGCATGGGTTTTACGAAAATTATAATTTTAATAACATGCAATTAGACTCTTTTTTACACCGGAAAATTATGCAAGATCTACGCATCCAGCGAGTGAAGGTCTTGATGATGTTATACACCAGTCATTATTTTGTCAATAACAGACAAAGGCAGTTGCTTGACCATACATACGCTTTAAGCAGAAGTCAGGCTTTCGATTATATGACGGAGTTCAATAAAAGACTTAGTGATAAGATAGGTATAGAATGTACGATGGATATTCTTCTGCCTACCGATGATGATAACGCTAATATCATAATCGAGTACAATGGCATCATTAAGAAGTTGATGAGGGAAGCCGAGAAGCTGGAACTTGACACTGACGCTATTAAGGATATGATGCGCGATCTACTTAATGAGTTGAAAGATGATGTTGATCTTAACATCCTGATATTTGACGTAACCCAGTTACTTATAAAATACAATCTATTTAGGTTGGATGCCATAACCGAGCAGGAGTTCAAGGACTCTTTCGTCAGGATGGATAGTAGGAATATGGAGATAAAGAAATTAACTTTATCTGATATTAAGAAGGTGGTGATGATGATGGAGGATAGATATAGTTATATTTCGTCTATATGATAGACAAATATAATTGATTACGTTTTTTGTAAAAATATCTCCTATTTGTTTGTTGTTTTAAAATAAGTGTCTATATTTGCGGTGTCTATCCGTTGCTAGACCAGAAGAAGATATTAATATCGCTTAGGCGTAGGCGATAAATGAGAGCTATCAGTGGAGTAACGGACGCTGGTGGCTCTCGTTGTTTTATATTATGGATGATAATTTAAAATTGTTTGAGAATCCTGATTTTGGGGATGTAAGAGTATTATTAGACGAGAAAAGCAATCCATGGTTTGTTGGTAATGACATAGCCAGATGTCTTGGTTATGAAAACTTAGGGAACGCTGTAAAAAGGTTTGTTGATGATGAGGATTCTATCATTCTTACAAGTGATTGTAAATCAATGGGGTTTAAAATAAACCCCCTTATAAATCAGGCTGTTAGGGAGATCAAATTAATCAATGAATCAGGGATGTATTCTTTGATTATGTCATCTAAGATGGAATCTGCCAAGAAATTCAAAAAATGGGTAACATCGGAGGTTCTTCCTTCTATTAGAAAAACAGGCTCCTATTCTATGCCATCAAAGAATGAACTTCCATCTGATTATATAGAGGCATTAGAGGCTTTACTTAAATCGGAAAAGGAGAAGCGTGCGTTAGCTGAGGCGAAAAAAGCGGCAGAGGAAGCCAAAAGGATATCTGATAATATCATCAAAGAACAGGTTCCTATGGTTGAGTTTGCTAAGACAGCCGAAATAGCCCAAGAGACAGATATGTTGATCAGAGAGGTTCGGGAAAAGCTGGAGGCTCATGGGTATGATATAGCGGAGAAGAATCTTCGTATATTGCTTGAGGATAATAAGTTCTTCGCCAAAACCGGTAAGAGATGGTTGCTTTCCCAAAGGATGATAGACAGCGGTTATGCTCGTTACAGATATCGTAATGATGACGAGTTCTACGGCACTAATACTGTCTATGTGACTCCTAAGGGATTTCAGTGGATCGTGTCTAAGATATCTAAAGAATGGATGCCTAGGTTCTTGGAATTGAAAGGCAGGGTTCTGAATAGATCAGATAAAGATATTTTCGCTAAACGATAAATTCCATTTTTTTTGTAATTTAGGATTGAGCTTTTGCCTGTTCGTGAGGATCGGCAAAAAGATTTGCACTTTTCGGAGAAACATAAGGTTTGTTATTATGTTGTTATTTTGGTGTCCCGTCCGCTCGTGAGAGTAGGCGGGATTTTCTATCTTTGTGTCAAAACGATTTAGTAATGGGACGATCTTGTTATGTTATAAAAAATAAGGAGGGTGGGATAGATAATGTCCTTGCCCCGAACGACCAACCATCCGGATTATACCAAAGGGCGATGGAGGTGCTGGGCGACCAGAAGCAGGCCTTATCGGTCTGGGGTACGGCCTACTCCCCCGACTTCGTGTCCTTCTTTGGCGACTGGATGTCCATGCCATCAGAATATGATCTGGATAGTAATGGGGAACCTAGGTATGATGATGTCATGTCCTTTATCAAGCGGAAGAACTATTTCGCCGGCAATTTCATGGCTGATGAGGTTAAGGATATTAATAATACTCTTACTTCCTTGGGTGTTGATAATATCAATGATCTTAATGATATGATCGTATCTAACTTCCTTTCCGGCGGTGATATATTCCTCAATAGGTACAATCTTGAGCGATCTGGGATGTATGACGCTGATGAGATTGATAATATCATGACTAACCGATCGGAGTATGAGCGGGTAAGGGATATGATGAGGAGGATTGTCGATTTTATGTCTGAGGGGAATCTTAATGAGAAGGATATGTATTTCCTGTCCTCCGAGTCAGGTCTTGGTGATGATTATATGATATATGAGGATACATATGACTCGTTAGGAAAGAGAAGGGGCTTGAATCCAATAGAGGTAAGGGATACGATCATGAGGGCGGTAGGCGGTATCAGCGACCGCCGGGAGTTCGATCAGGCTTTCGCCTCCATCCCATACCCTTCCTTGGCACTCTGGTATCAGGAGGATCAGGATTACGCAGATCGGATGTATGACACGTATCGTAATATGACCCGTATGGAGGTTCGGAGTCAGGACGGAAATACGATTACCGACTCGTACTTCAATAGTACCACACCGTATATCAGTATGCCTAAGGATATGAAGGGTCTAAGGGATAAGGTTGGGGAGATAATCGATATGGATGATTTTAAGGACATCAAGGACGTTGCCGGACGTCTGCATGACATAGCCATGGATCTTGCCGACATGGGTGTGGATATAAGCGAGGCGATCAGCGATGAGATGATTATATCCAGACCGGAGGATATCCGTGATCTTATGGCGTCGCTGGATGTCATGTTGTCTTCCATACAGGCCGGCAATTCGGTATACGATAGCTTTATCTCCGATCTTGATAGGATAACAGGAAAAGGGAACCCGATATACGAGGTTCAGGATACTTATTCTACTGGGGATAGGATGGTGTATGTAAGGTCCGGGAATACATCCCCTTCCGATATGTATGATAGGAGCATGTTGTATATGGGTAGGAATACGTACCATAACACAGCCCCGATAACCGACACCGATCAGGCCTATGAGATGTTGGCCAATATCGGGATAGAGCGGTCCTCGTACTTGCCGGCTGGCGTGGTCCCCGCCGGGGCTTCCCGTTCCGATATTGGCGTGGTCAAGGATAATATAAAAAAGCTGGTTATGTCCAACATCTCATCCTCGAATACCGAGAACATGATCCTTACCAGATTAATATACCAACATCCCGTGACTCCTGAGATGGATGATGTCGATATTGATCGGGAGTTCAGGAGATACGAGGCTAGGCAGGGAAAGGATCGGGATTTTATCAAATCCTGTACATCGTTGAGGAAGATCCAGATCAAGGAAAGGTTAAAAAAATCGGATTTATATAATAATGTCTTACGTTTCCTTGATTTTAATGGATTTTATAATGTATCTTTGAACCACCATGACAGAGGTACGTTAAAAAGCATGGAGATGTCGTTGCCGGAAGGTCAGGTAAGGGATCTTCTGTTTGACGTGGCTATCGAGTCCGGTGACAGTAGCATGAGAAACCTTTTCTATCTGGATAGGCAGGATAGGATGATGGATGCCGGGTTTTATAGGTATCTGTACCAAAGGAATCCGGGCCTGCTCCGGGAGGTCAACGGCGGCGTCGAGGCGAGACCGGACGGTTCGTTCTTGGCTCGTGGGAGGTATGATGATTTCGTGTCATTCCAATCCGGTTTATATGAGAAGGTAGGTGAGACGGTTGATGGTGCGATATACAGGTTCGTTGATGATCTTATATACTCCGATCCATCATCATATCAAGAAAACATGGTACGAAGGATGGGTGACGTTACGGTAAGGAGTGACGATAACCGCCTGTCAAGGATAGAGGATAATCCCTCATCCAGCAAGATAGTTAATGAATACACTGCTAATACAAATAAGTTGATGCGATATTTTTCGTGTGGTTAATCTCTCTTTGACGTCGTGAGACGTTTTCTTTCGAGCATTGAAACATTGAATTTTATAGATTTGCGATGAATCCGGGCCGTAGCGATACGTTCCGGATTTTTTGTCTTGTACCGGTTCTTATTAATACCAACTGCATGACATGACGTACTTTGATGATGACACATATCATGATCTTAGGGCTGTTAATTTTTGAACTTTGTAACGCCCGCCATCAGGTGGGGTTATTATTAATTCAAAAATAAATAGACATGGGTACAAGTGGAGACAAAATCGTGCTGCTAGACGGCATGGGTTCCGGGAGCGGTAGCGCCGCTAACGGTTTATTATCTATGATTCCGGGTATGTTTACCAGCCTTTTGGGTGGAAATAAGATGGATCCGAATCTAGTCGCGGCGTTGATGAACGGCCGTAACAACCAAGACCAGTTCGGAGGAGCCAACGGCTGGTGGTTGTGGATCATCGTCCTGTTCTGGCTATGGGGAGGACGTGGCTTCGGAAATGGCTTTGGCAATGGCAATGAATGTTGCGCTAACGGTCTTCCAGCTCAATTGAACAACGACTATGGCCGTGAGTTACTGATGCAGGCTATCCAAGGCAACAGAAGCGCTATTGATCAGATCTCTAACGCCCTTAACTGTTCTACCTCTCAATTACAAAACGCTATCTGTAACGTTCAGGGAGCTATTGATAAGGTGGCCGGTCAGGTAGGTATGACTTCTCAGGCCGTTATCAACGCCGTACAGCAACAAGGATGTGAGATCGGTAACCAGATTAGCGCATGTTGCTGCAACTTACAAAGCGCTATGGCTAGTGGATTCAATAACATCCAACATTCGTTAGACACCGTAGGATGTAATATCCAGAACGCTATCACCCGTCAGGGATATGAGAATCAGTTGGCTATTACTGGTCAGACGAACGTATTGCAGAACAATTTGACTAACGGCTTCAATAACGTTATTCAATCCAACCAAGCCCAGACTCAGGCGTTGGCTGCTAAGATAGATCTTCAAACTCAAATCATCAATGACAAGTTCTGTCAACTTGAGATGCGTGAGATGCAGAATACTATCCAACAGCTTCGTGAGGAGAAACAGGCTTTGGCTACTTCCGCCATCACCCAACAACAGACACAGAACATCGTTAGTCAGTTAGCTCCAAAGGCTCCGATTCCGGCTTACGTCGTACAGAATCCGGGTTGCTGCTATACTCCTACCGTAAGGGTAGCTAACGAATGTGGATGCGCTTGCGGCACTACTAATGCCGTATTATAAGGAAGGGGGACAATATGGCTGATTTCAGAGGATATATGATCGGTTCATTCGCCTCTTCCCGTCTTGACAGGGGAGGCATCCCGGTAGTAGCCACTACTGGAAAGGTATCTGACGCTTCTGCGGCCGAACCTACGGTTGATTTTGGCATCAATCCGTGTCAGTGGAACTCACTACCTCCGGAAGGAATATTGTTATGGAAGGTCCGTCATCCGGTGACGGAGACAGAGGCTAGTTATCCCGCCACGATCGTTCTTCCGTCTGGCTTATCCACTACCACTCCTGTTACGGTATCCAACGCCGGGGTTATCGTCAACAAGACGCCTATAGTGGATAAGGTTGGGGCACATATGACAGGGCAGGATATTACGACTCCCGTGGCTTCTGGTGATCCTATAGTAGGAGCCTACACCGAGCATCTTGTGTATTATAACAAATGCACCGGCGTGTTCAGGATGTTGGGTCATACGGCTACGGCGGCTACCGCCCCTAGCGCATGAATTTACTAAGAAAGAACAGGGAGGGTAACCTCCCTCCCATTTAAAAAGATCGTTATTATGTTTAAGGATTTAAAGAAAGGATATCAGGTTTATACGTTGGATACCTCAGGGGTTCCTAAATTCTTTATGGGTACGGTGGTTAACGTCTCGGAGCCTAGGTTCGCCCAGTCCCAGCTAGGTCAGTACCAGCAGCTGCAAGATCGGGTTATGGACCTTACTATAGAGGTGGACGGGAAGTCTATGACATACGTAGTTCCAGAGAATCAGAACGTGGCTATGGCCAACGGCATTACGCTAGCCTGCTCCGTGGATCCGATAATGAACCACCTGAACGCCATGAAACGAACCAGTACGGATATCGTGAATAGCGTGGATAAGAATAAGGAGATCATAGAGGCATGTGACAGTATCTTGGAAGATATCAATCCCACTTTTAAGCAGACTAAGGATCAAGACCGAAAGATTAAGAATCTTGAGGAGAAGGTCGATAGGATGGGGTCTTCTTTCGATGAGTTAAAAGAGTTGTTAATTAAAAAATTAGGTTAAGATGAGAGTTATAGATTTAGGCAACGGCCAAGAGGAATATGATGATGAGATCTACGACCGCAGAGGCGGTAGGGGACGCTCACGCCGCTCCGACGGCACTTATATGGGTTACGATGGTGGCGTATATGATCATTACGGTAAGGAACGTGACGGGATGATGGAGGAGCTTGAGCGCCGTGAGCGTGATCTCGAAAGACGCGAGAGGGAACTGGAGCGTAACGAGCGGGAGCTTGAGAAACGTCAAAGACATCATGAGCGGGAGGATGAGATGTACCGTAAGGGATGGTTTGGCGAGCGTGACATCCGTGACGAGTACGATGGTACGGAACCTTATATGCGTAGAGGTAGGAGAAGTCGTTACTACTGAGGAGCAGACGCTGATGACCCGGATTATAAGCGGTATATAGACACCCATGGATATCACTTTTCCAAGGAGTTGGCTAGGGATGCCGCCGATAAGATGCTTAACGCCGACGGATCCAAGAGAAGATGGACGATGGAGGATGCTAAGCAGATGTTCGATAAATGCGGGGCCAAGAAACCTGATAACGCCACTTGGGGAGATGTCCAATATCTGTTCGCTATGTTCTATAGCGACTACTTTCCTAAGGTATTGGACTGCGACCAGAAAATAGTCAAGGCTGTCTTGGCTTATCTGGAAGACCCTGACGCCCCTGAAGGGGCGGCGTTTGTAAGGTATCTGGCGGTGCGGTGCTTCGTCGGTGACACAATCAAATGGAGTGAGATGATATGATTTGATACAACGTTGGAGAACCCTGTCGGCGATAGAATACCGATGGGGTTTCTTTTTTTGTCAAGTATCTTATTATCGTTACATTTGTCAGGAGTAGGTCTTTTTGTTCATAGGTAGGGCGGGCGGGAATGAAAAAAAGGATATCCTCACGGACACCCTTCCCCTTGGTTGAAAATCACTTAAAACATTATGAGTTACTACTACACCGCAAATATAGATAAATAAACGTGAATAGCAATGGGTAAGGGGTATTATTGGATAGAACCTGTGGATCGGACGTTAAATGATTTTCAGTTTTATAAGGCTCGTATCGTGGGTGACCCTGAATATGACGAGAAGCATCATCGTGTTATATTAAGGACGGATAAGTATTTCCCGGTAGGAAGTATCTTCCATGTCCTTAATGATCCGGAGATGTTCGTTATAGAGAGGAAATTTAAGACATGGGGGAATAAGTATGTCATTAAGCCTTGTGAAGGTGAATGGGAATGGGAGTCTGTCCAGAAACTTAAAGACAAGGCTATTATATTCCGTAGCGGATTCCTGCACGGGGATGGTGGTTTTTAATGCCTGTCCGCATCTACCCCCCCCCCTCGATTTCTTGGTGTTTATGTATATAGCTATATTTGAGCAAAAATAATTATGATATGGAAGATTTTCAAGGTAAATACAATGGCAAGCAGATAGAGCAGCTTTTGGATAAGGCTAATGATATTGATCTTTCCAAATACGCTCTTAAGACGGATAACGCCCCTACCGCCACAAAATTACAGGCAGCTAGGACCATAGCGCTGTCCGGTGCCGTGACCGGTAGCGTATCCTCCGACTTCGGGAGTAATATTACTATCTCCACGACATTGGCGAACTTTGACGCCTCTAAGATCACGTCCGGTACTATCGATATAGATAGGTTGCCTAAGGCGGCCTTAGAGAGAATGGTCGTGGTGGCTGACGATACGGCAAGGTTTAAGCTTACTACAGCCACGGCTCAGGTTGGGGACACGGTTAAGGTGACGGCCACGAATAAGATGTATCTGGTCAAGGATGATAGTAAGTTGAATACTGAGGCCGGTTACGAGCCTTATACGGTAAGTTCGGCGTCATCTGTGCCATGGTCTGGAGTGACCGGCAAACCTAGCACTTTCGCCCCGCCTACGTCCTCAGCTGCCGTTCTTGGTGGTATTAAAGTAGGGTACACGACTTCAGGAAAGAATTATAAAGTTCAGGTAGATTCGTCTGGTAACGCTTTTGTTAATGTTCCATGGACAGATAATAATACGACTTATAATCAGGCCACGGCTGATACTTTAGGATTGGTTAAGATCGGTTATTCCTCTAGTGGGAAGAACTACGCCGTATCCTTGGACCCTAATGGGAAGATGTATGTGAATGTCCCTTGGACTGATAATAACACGACTTATGCTCAAGCCACGAGCGATAATCTAGGTCTTGTTAAGATTGGATACTCTGCCAATGGCAAGAACTATCCCGTTGCTCTTGACGGTAGTGGCAAGATGTACGTGAACGTCCCGTGGACGGATACCAACACCACATATTCCAATATGGGGGCGGCAACCTCCTCTACTGCGGGAAAGGCCGGTTTGGTTCCCGCCCCAGCCGCAGGTAAACAAGCCTCTTTTTTACGTGGTGATGGCACGTGGGTTGTCCCTACTAATACCACATACGCCAAGGCCAATACATCGACCCTTGGGCTGGTAATGATTGGATATGCGGAGAATGGCAAGAATTATCCGGTAGAGCTGGATAGTAGCGGAAAGATGTATGTTAATGTGCCTTGGACAGACACTAATACGACATATGGTGTTGTAGGAGCTAATGGGTCCACAGGTCTGGTAAAGAACGGAAGTACGGTAACGAGCGCTTCTGGCTATACCGCCTGTCCTATTGTCGGTGGTGTCCCTTATTATAAAGACACTAATACCACTTACGCCAATATGAAGGCAGCTACGGCTTCAGCGGCTGGTGCTGCGGGATTGGTACCGGCCCCCGCTGCGGGCAAACAGACGTCTTTTCTTCGTGGTGACGGAACATGGGTCGTACCTACCAATACCACATACGGATTGGCCTCTACTACAGCTAACGGCTTGTTGAGACAGCTTAATGGTAGTACATCCAGTTTCATGCGTGGAGATGGCACTTGGGCTACACCTCCTAACACGACATACGCCGTAGCCAACGAGTCTACTAACGGGTTGATGGCGGCGGCTGATAAGAAGACCGTGAATAGGCTTATAGGAGTTAATACGGTCACGACATTAGCCAACCTGCCTATTAGCAAGAGAAGTATCACGGCTACGTTATCAGCCGCTACCGCCCTATCCGTGGCTTCAGGCATGCAGATAGGAGAGGAGCTGATGATCAGGTGTGTCCCGTCTGCGGTCTTTACTCAAGCCATACCAAATTCAGGAGCTTATGTAAGCATGAGTGGTACTTCTATAACCACTACGGCTAACAAGCCTTTCGAGATAAATATCTGGTGTTACGCTTCAGACAAGTATAGCATCGCCGTTAAAGAACAAGATTAAAGAATAGATTATGGCATATACATATATAAACAGGGAAATATATCCCAATATGTTGGTTTTAGACGAACCTCTTGATGATAATTACGCTAAGGGTAATAGTTATGATGATTATATTAATGGCAATCCGATTCCATGGATAGAGCTGGGACAAGAACAACTTTCGTTCAAGGAAGCTAATCCTAAAGCCACGGTTAAGGAGATCATTGAGGCTAGATTAGATGAGTCAAGGGTTCTTAACGAGGAGAAATCGGCTAAATATGAGGAGCTGAGATCTTATGAGACTGAAAATCTCCATGAGTTTTTCTTGGATGATCAAGATATTTATATTCCTGAATATGACAGACGTAGCGCTTTGGCTGATGGGGCTATAGTCGGTAAGATAACGATTATGGGTCTGGAGTTCGATATGACGGAAGGCAAGATCTTGATCGGGATGATGGATAAGTACGATAACGATCTGACAACGGCGTTAGGGGACAAGCAAAAGCAGATCAGTATAGCCACTACCGTAGAACAGGTGAGAGCTGTCGATGTTCAGTCCGGCTATCCTGATAAGGTAAGTGTTACCACGGCGTACATCCAGCAACAGGCGAAGGAGAAGGATGCTCTCGATCCTCAAAAAGTAGCTGTCGAGTTTTCTAGGATGTTGGTTAATGACAAATCTTTATCCTTATCATCCAACGAGAAATTGGATGTTAAGGTCCTATTTCCTATATGGGGACAAGAAGGAGCGGAGTTCGGGCTATCCGTGGATACCGGATTTTGTCTTAGGGTAGTTAAGGAGGATACGGATATCCTTTACGAGGTTATCCAGCCTCATACGTTATCGTCAGAATGGGAGCCTGGACTCAGTACGGCCTCCTTATATAAGGTTGTTGACAAGGAGCATGCCGGGACTATAGGTGATCCTATCCCTTATTTCCCTCCTATGGAGATATTTAAGGATAAATATTACATTCAGAACGCTGACGTGTATAAATGCACAAGGGATAGTGGAACTCCTCTTAGTCATAATTTAAAGGACTTAGTAGGGTTGTATGTTGAGGTTGTACAGGGCTAGTCGTATCTACCCCCCCCCTATATTTGGCTTGTGATATGATACAAGTTATTTTTGGCATAATAAAATGACATTTATAAATAAATAGATTATGGCTTCACAAAAATTTGGTTTCGTAACCGTCGACCCGGTATCAGGATCAGGAGATCAGGCGGTTAATTTCTCCGGTGAGAAACACACCGGTCGTCTTCAACGCACTATCAACCTTACGGTCACCACGAACGGCGGGGCTAAGAAGGCGTTGGTAGTTAATCAGGCAGCGGCTGCTGAGGTGGTAAGATCAGACAGCCCTAACGCTTCCGTACAAAAGACAGGTGGTAATGTTACCATCACCGGTAAGTCTAACAGTACTAAGCTTACATTTTCGGTCACGCCGGCTGAGGAGAACGGGCTTATGTTACAGCTCCCGGCTAACTACACGGCGGCTGGAAAGACTACGGCTAACGGAGCGATTATCGCCGACGATCCCGGAGCCGCTGGCGAGTTCGTTTGGAGCATCACGATCTCGGACGTACCGGCCAACGTCACGATCGAGGAACTGACAGCTACATTGAAGGTAACTGCCGCTGGTGGCCAGACAGCCAACGTGACGGTAACGCAAGCCGCTGGAGACTCTACTATCGAGCTTGACAAGGAGATTATTAACTTGGATGTAAATGGTACTCAACAGACGGTTAACGTAACATCTAACGACAGCTGGACTTGGGCGCAAGCAGCCGCCAGAACCGTGTTTAAGATGATGAGACGATAACAGTTGGGAGATAATGGTATCGAACCCCAATTGGATAAATCCGGTTGGGGTTTATTTGTTTTATTATCTTTGTGGGTAGATGATAATTAAAAGACATAATTATGAGTGATTTGAATATTAATTGGAAGGACGGGGTAGGCGAGGTAACGGACCAGCCTCTGACCGTCAGCCCGGGGTCCGGGACCGGTAACGCCGCCGTTTCTTTTGGCTCGGTAATGAACAAAGGTCTTGACCGTACCCTTGAGTTGGAGATAACAACCCCCAAAGGCGTTAAAAAGACGCTTACGGTGAATCAGGAGGGATGTAGGCAAGCTTATATCACGAGCGACGGGAAACGGTGGCTGACTAGCGACAATCGGGTGTATGGGGTGTTGAAGAGTGACGCTCCGTGTCAGTGCAACGGTACTTGCCTTATTTCTTATGTCCGTCCTGATGGAAGCATAACGGACGCACCTTCCGATAATTGTATAGGCGTTGTCCTTAACGCTCAAGGTAAGAGATTTATGATTGAGAAATATGAGGATCTTAATGAAAGCTATGTAACAGCCGGAGCCGGGAAGGACAGCACTTCCATTTTTTATTGGGGTGGATATGGTACGGATCAGACCGGCATTACAAATTATGACAAAGTAGATGGAAGTGATATTAGAGGTTACCTAAAACCGGAGTCGGGTTCATACAATGGTACCCCTAACCTTTCGGCAAATATTACTGCCTGGACAAGCGGGGCTTTATCTGATTGGAATGGAAAATCCAATTCAGAGATATTAAAAGGAATAACTACCGGTGGTGGGTCTTATACTTCCTATGCGACAATTGGCCATGTGCTTAATACGTTCTTAGCTAGTGCTGACGCTAAAGGATATGATGATTGGTATATCCCATCATGCGCTCAACTTGCGTTAATATTTATGAACTTGACGAGTGTCAATAACGCATTATCGGCTATTGGTGGACAACAACTCAGTCCATCCAAAGCCTATTGGGTTAGCTCAGAGTTTGACTCCAACAGCGGGCATCGCGTGTACTTCAAAGATGGCAGCGTGAACGGCAGCAGTAAGGGCAGCCGTTATAGTGTGCGGTTCATCAGGGACATTTAACCATGGAACTGCTTTGTTTTTACAAAATTTGTAATTACATTTGTGGCGCATGTCCATCACCATGCTTTTCATCGCCAATTTATTATAAAGGGATACAGGTCTGTGATGGGATCGGTATCCCTCTATTTTTTAATATGGAGAAGATAAATGTTTTCGATGTTCAGATTCCTGATGGAAGACAAATCCGTTGTATGTCGTATAATAAGGTTACTTATTTTGATCTTGACGATATATGTAAGTTATGTTTCAGTTCATACGATTTACATGATGTGGCTGATACCAAGGTTATGAGTGAGTTCCTGCACCGTGATGGTGATCGTTATTGGGTTACGGTAGATGGCGTAAGGCAGTTGTATCGTAGGATTGAGTGCAAGATGTGTTTTGAGGTTATAGAAAAATTAAAAAAATTATGAGAGAGCAGGAATTTGATTTCGTGGTATATCCATTAAAGTTGATTATCACGGTAGGATTGGATTACGAGACGTTATGTAACCGTTTCGAGAATATGGAGCCGGATCATAAGGGAGAATGGGGTGATAAGGATGATATGGATAAGGAAGCGTCTTTCGTGAATCTGGTAAGGGATAGGGACGATGATGGTAAATTCGCCATACTTTGGAATTTTTCAAGCGACGATGATATAATGATGAGAAATATATGTCATGAGTCGTTCCATATAGCCATGAGCGTGTGCCAGTTCTGTAATATGTCGCTTGGATTTAAGGTTGGAGAGGATGAGCATGCGGCGTATATAGCCGGCTTTGCTGGTGATTGCGTTAGTAAGTTCATCAATAGCAAGAATACGGATTAAGTCGTAAATTATATAAGGAATATAAGAATATCAGCCTCCGCTTATTTGTGGGGGCTTTTTGTTTATCTTTGTCAAAAACATGAAGTTATGTCGAGTTGCGTAATTAAAAGAAATAGTAAGGGTAAGATAATCCGTGTCTTGACTCCTTCCGGGGAGGTATCTACCTTGTTCGATAAGATAGCGGGTATAGCTACCGTAAGTGACCTTAATAAGGCCGCTGAAGCTTATATGACTATTTATAACGATAAGTTCAGGTCTAAGTTCGGAGACTGGACGAGATCCGTTCCAAGGAATAAGGAGGCGGCCAGATCCATAAGCGCCAGACTTAGCGCCAGCGAGTGGGGGCAACTTATGTCAGCCAAGGTCCTGTCCGCCATAAGCGACATGGATGCCCCAGCGTTGGCCAGAAGCCTTGGGAATAGCGACAATGTCGTGGCTTATCTTACCTCCGGAGAGGTAGGTGATGTCAATGATATGGCTGTGGTAGATACATCCACGGTACAGGAAGTGGATCTGGATTCCATAAACGAGGATAATATTGGCGATACGATACTGAAAGAGGCGTCATGGGATGATATAAGGGCTATCAGGGAGAATATAGATATTAAGGAGACAGCCCGTATGTTATGGAAGGCTGTGGAAAGCGCTTTTACCGGGCAACGACCTAATATCAGGGTGAAGGGTGGAAATATAGATGGTGAGATCATATTTTCTGGTAATGTCTTGCCTTTAAATGATATTGAGAATTATACTCCTCCATCTTCAAGACTGGTATATGATTCCGGTGAGCCTCGCCTGTTCTTTAGATCGGATGATGGCAAGGTATATGATACTTACGCCAACGCCATAAAAGGCTCGTCCGGCGGGCGGGTCGAGGCCGGGTTCTTGGCCGGCAGTGTCGAGGAGGGCGACGTCCCGTCTGGTGCGGCTGACATCTTCTTTGGCTCTTCCTCCATAACCCTTAATAATAACGAGTCATTCATCCCGGTCCTTGGCATCAGTTCAGACTCTAATATAAGCACCCGTGGAGGGTTTGTCAATTACCTTATCAAGAAAGGTATGTTAAGCGGTGAGCGTATAAGGCTGGGGGATAGGTATTATCTTACCGGGGCCGGCAACTCCGATGGTCTTAAGATTTATAACGCTATGAATGCCTTATCCAGCCTCAGGAATAGGTTTGGAAGTCAATCCTCTGAGATGAACGTATTGGGTTCTATAGGTTTTGATACGGAGGTAAGTAATGATCTTGATCTTATCACTACGTCCGGGGAGAAGGTTACGGTAAGCAGACCGGAGATCAAGGGTATGTTAAGGCAAGGTAAGTTCGAGGAGCTTAATAATAAGTATGATGGATTCATGGAGCTAGCCTTGTCGTTGATGATGGAGGATAACGCTTTGTACGGGAGTAACGTCCGTGGGGTTATCGAGAATGAGAAGGCGGAGGATCTCCAGAATAGGACTGATATCACCAATATCTTATCCACGTTAGGTATCCGTGTGATGGGTATGTCTGAGTATATGGATAAGTATAAGATGCGTAATGGTGTCGAGCCTTCGGCTAGGGCATTGTCCGATATGGCCAATGGGGTTATCGCTTTGGCCGAGGGAGCTACGGTAGAGGATCTTAATGAGGAGGTGGCTCACTTCTTGATCGATACTTATCGTAACCAGCAGGAGATTGATGAGGTTCTGGACTCTGTTGTCGGCACGCCATTATGGAATCAATTCGCCGGTCGTTACTATGAGGTGTATGGGAAGGAATACCAAGGGGAGGAACTGGATCGGATGGTGAAGCGGGAGATCCTAGGCAAGACGTTGGCCCAGCGGTTCGTACCGGGCATGGAACAGGCGGTGGAGGATCTGGCCTCGTCCGAGGACGCCCAGCTCTCCTTGTTTGGCAGGATAATCCGGGCTATACGGAATTTCTTCTCTACTCAAAGATCAGACTTGAATAAGGTTCTTGATAGGATAAAGGAGTCGGCGTTAGCTGATGATCCAAGCGCATTTGACGTGCTTCTGTTAAAGGATAGCGACCATCTCATGTACTCATTATCGGATGTTGATGTGGCTAATAAGCTGATCAAGAACGGTAGGTCATTGGAAAGACTATATACCAGATTGCAGAGGATGAGGTCAAGCCAAAGCCAGAGGATCGGTGAGAGTATCTCCCTTCTACGTGATATAGGCGAGAAGGTAAGACAAGTCGGGGGTGAGCTAAATAAGAATAACAACCTATTATCCACCAAGAGCGTCATAGCGACCGCCAAGGCTGAGGTGGAGTATTTGGTCACTGTCGCCAGTAGCCTACGTAAGAGCGGAAAAGGATTGGATTATGAGACGATACAGGTTATCGATAACATATATGGGGAGATAGTTCCTCTGATCAGGAACCTTCGTGGATTCGTCAATAATCAGGCGGCTGATTATTATGGCAGCAATAAGGTTGGCATGGTAGAGGATATGGATGATATATTACGTATGGCTGAGACATCCATGTCTGATATAAATGCTCTTCGAAGTGATCGTAATGAGGACTGGCTGGATGGACAGCTTCGGATGTTTAATATTCCGGAAAGGTATTGGGATGGGATAAAGAAGTTGGTGAATAACATCCATAAGGATATCAATGTCATGTCCCGGTTCTTTGGCACACTGGAGCATAGTGGTAACGCTATTTTAGGTATGTTAGGCCAACGTCTAGCCAAGGCCCATAATGAAGCCCATATCGAAGGTATATCTAATATCAATAAGATGACTAGGATGATGAAAGAGCGTGGATGGGGGATAAAGGATAATGAGGATCTTATACAGAAGATAAATGGGAAGAACTCGGATTACCTTGACTCGTCTCGTGATTTCGCTAAATACGATTTACTATACAGAACCGAGCAGGCTAAGGCTATTATTGATATATATGATCTTAAAAAGGTTACTAGTAAGACCGAGAAGCAGCTTATCGACATGCTTTTATCTGATAAGGGGCTTAAGGTGAAGACTCGTGACGACATCGTAGGATATGATGGGGATAAGCCTATTACGAAGGAAGTATATCATATATTCAAGCCTACTATCCAGAATTTTGATATCTCGGACATGACGTTCGAGGATCAGCAACGATATCTCGACGCGATAAATAGGTGGTTGGACGAGAACCGAGAGAAACCTATGGTGCAGGCTTATTACGATAAGATCGAGAAAGTCAATAAGAAGGTCGAGGAAAGACTGGGTCGTAGGGTATCGCAAGCCACGTCCGATTTCATGACCCGTATCCGCAGGAGCCGGTATGTGGCTATGGATAAGTTCGTGAGGAACGGGAAGGTCGATTGGAAGGCGTTTCAATCCGATCCTATAGCTTGGAGATCTTATCTGGATATTTTACGTGACAGGGCTATAGCCAAGAGCGAGTGGTATTCCGACGGGACACCAAAGGAAACGGGGTCCGAGGCGTTGATGATGTCCGAGGAGATCAAGGCATGGGACGAGGCATGGGCCGAGGAGTTCGGGAATACCAACGAGGGTCGTAAGGCTTCCGCGGAATTCAAGGAGATACTTCGCGGGATAGAGCGGTCAGAGGGCGGTAAGGCGGCGTTCGAGTTCCTGCTAGCTGGCGGTCATCTTGGTTTCTCCAAGGATATGTGGGGATCCGAGGAGGGTGATTATTACGAGAATCTTGTTGATAAGATCACGGAGCAATCTGTATCATCATCAAGAATAGAGAAGGTAGAGGAGGCGATGGCGACAATAAACGAGATCAATGACCAGCTAAGGCCTTTGCTTATCCAGTACCGGGATAGCACGAGATACGGGGAATATGATTTCGATAGGTTACGTGGATCCGCCTCATTAAGAAAGATAAACGAGTTATATGATCGTCTGGCTGAGGCTAAGAGCGTTATTAACGCCGCCGCTTCCGCTGAGGCTATTGAGATGGATATGCCTGATACGGTGGAGAGTGGAGTCACGGATTCTTACCGTAACGCTTTAAGGGATGCCATGGCATACGACAAGGGTATGGATGAGATTAAATTCGCCAAGGAACATATGTCTGCCCGCTCCCGGAGTCAGGTGGATAGGATGGCCGCTAAGCTATCTAGGAAGAACCCGTCATGGACGACCGTGGAGGTATCGTTTTTGAGAAGGAAATACGGTCCTGACTTCAATAATAAGCTAGCTAACGACATAGCGATGGGTAAGGCTAATGAGGTTCTTGTTGAGTACGCCAGAACTCGGCTATATCCTTATATGAGAAAATACTCTCCCAAGGGGTATTCTGGCTTTGTCAGGGAGATAAATAACGGTACGTATAAGGTATCCGAGTTCTTTGATGCCATGGAAAATGGTATATCAAAGGAAGAGAGCGTATCCCGTTTCGGGTTCGATATTAATATGATTGACTTATCGATCAATAACCAGTGGCTAGAAGAGGCCGATGCCGAGAGTTCTTTCCGTAATCCTAATTATAATCCCGATCTGGGTTATGGATATCATACGCCTAGGTTCGATAAGTACAAGAACGAGGCTTTCTTCAAGAAATACGGTATTACCAACGAGGGGGAGGAAGCTACGATCAATAAGGATAAGTGGGAGATGAGGAAGGAGCTGCTTAACATAAGCCGTAAGGCTATGGAGGATTATGATGAGCGATTCCGGAACATCTACCAAATACCACAGATATCCAAGGGCGGCGTGGAGAGGATGGTGCAGGCCGGGGTTGACCCGAAGGCGGCCATCGGCAACGCCGTACGTGATATCGTTGGCGAGAGGGTGGATGACCCTATACATGGTCAGGGGCAAGACCTAGGAGGGATTGATGAGAACGATAACAAATATCGTATGATCCCCAAATACTATCTTAGTAAGTTGGAGAACGCCGATGACGTGTCCCATGACTTCGCCTACTCCTATTCCATGTTATCCTTACAAGCGACCTCTTACAAGTATAAGAGGGCGGCCTTGGATGATGTCATGGGATACAGGAACATGATGCTGGAGACGCAATACGACGGCGGTAAGAACCCAGAGGCCACTCACGCCTATAGAATGTTTCAGGACTGGGTTAACGCCAGTATCTATGACGTTAGGATAAACAATAAGCGGACTGAATGGAATATAGGCAATTATAAGGTCGATCTTAATAAGCTGGCCCTTATGTTTACCAAATTTGTGTCCAAATCCAACTTAGGCTTCTCCCCGTTCGTGGCGGCTACCGGTGCCCTTACCGGGCAGGCCAACTTCCTTTTGGAAGGTATGGTAGGACAGTACATAAGCAAGGACTCCATGAAATACGCCTATGGGGAAGCCCAGAAGCAGTTAAGTACGTACGTATCGGAGATCGGGGACATAAACCGCACCAACAAGCTGTATGTCATTGGAGAAGCCCTAGGTGTGTTTAATGTCCGCAACCGTGTACGATCGGCGGCGTATAACAAGATCTGGAGAACCTTATTCCGGGATCTGCCATTTAAGATGATGGAGGTTTTGAACTCTCCTTTGGACCCGCAGGTTATTATCTCGGTAATGGATGACACTCGCCTGTATGAGGGTCAGTTCTGGTCATATTCTAATTTCAAGGAGATGATGATGAAGGACAGGAATATGTCCGCTAATGAGGCTAAACGTAATTGGGAGCGTTTAAGGGATTATTCCATATGGAACTTAGTAAATGTCAAGGACGGGAAGATCGTGGCTAAAAACGAGGCTAATAAGGATATTATAGACCGATACATACCTACATTGTCCAGCAGGGTCAGGAGTATGGTGCAGATATGCGACGGCGCCCTTAACGAACAGAACCGGGTGGGGGCTAGCCGGAACGCTATCCTTAACATGGTGCTCCCTCATCGTGGATGGTTTATACTTGCCATTCAACGGGCATACAAAAAAGCCGGGTTTAACTTCCAGACCAACCAGTTCGAGGAGGGATATATGAGAACGTTATGGAGATTCGCCGGAGATATCTATAATATGATGTCAGAAGGCAGGATGAAGGAAATACATGACGTGCTGAAAGAATATCATAGTCTTAATCCTTATGAGCAGACCAATATCAAGCGATCGCTTATCAATATGGCAGTATTCGCTACGATGATAGCCATAGGAAGGGCTTTGATGGGATATAGGGAGGATAATGAGGATAGCTGGTTCGGACAGTTCATTACCTATATCGGGTTCAGGACGATCAATGAGATCGCTTCCCAGACATCCCCGTTCATGGAGCTTAACGCCATAGATATGCTGCAAGATCCGCTGGTTACGGCCCGGAAGTTAGGCGATCTCACCGATCCCCGGAACTGGGACCCGTTCGCTACTGTCCAGACCGGTGTGTACAAGGGCGAGAGTAAGTTGTGGAGACAGCTCATGAAGTTCTCGTTTGGTAAGCAATGGTATAATATCAAGACGGCTAGGGATATTAAGCAGACATCCGACTACTGGTTGATGACCAACGGCATGACGATGGGATTCTTCTTAGGAGGTAGGGATAAGGACGAGTCCGGTGAGGACGCTAATTGGTACTTTGACAGGGGAAGATAACTGATATAGTATGACAAAAAAATAGCCAGTCAATTGTTTAAGACAATTTGATTGGCTATTTTTGTATTCCCATCTATCCATCCCGGACGGATGGGAATAAATAATCATCTTATGAATGCAAATGTAAGCATTTATCAAGATTCTGTGAAGGATAGTAGCGGAATTTTGACGTCTGAATCCAACGAAATGGGATTGTCTACTATTTTTAATTACAATGGGAATAATGTAGCTTTTATCAAGACCAGTTATGGTATTCTTATTAATGCCACTGATATGGCTCGCCCATATAATAAGAGACCTGTTGACTATTTAAGACAAATATATGTAAATGAATTAGTTAGTACAATTGTGAGCCAGACACACATATCTGAGGATCAATTAGTTATAAAAATGAGAGGAAGCTCTGAAAACGGAGGAGGAACATGGTTGTATGAGGATGTGGCTATAGATTTCGCCCAATGGCTTGATGTTAAATTCAAGGTTTGGTGTAATTCTAAAATAAAGGAGCTTCTTACTACTGGTTTAGTGAAACTGCCAAATTTTAATAATCCTCCAGAAGCAGCAAGAGCATGGGCTGATGAGTATGAGGCTAGGATGAAAGCTGAGAAGGAAGTTAGATTAGCTTTGGAGGCTAAGGAAAAGATTGAGAAAGAAAAGAGGATGGTTCAAGCTGAATTAAATACAGCTATAGATACTATAAAGGAGAATGAACCGGTAATTGATATGTTTAAAAGGTCTATTCCAAGAGAAGGTGTCCTTATCCGTGAATCATCAAAATATTTTGAGCAGTTCGGATATTATATCGGGATAAAGAACATGTATCCGTTATTACAGGAATTGAAATACGTTTTTAGGAACGAGAGAGGTAGGATAGAAGCGTATCAGTCCGCTCGTAATTCCGGATTAGTTACATATGGATCTGATCCCGGTGATGAATATTGGGAGGCTAAGGCCGTGACTGTTATGATAACATTAAAGGGATTTGTTAAACTGGAAGAATTGTCAAGAAAGAAAAGGAGCGTTTTTGAGAAATATGGTAGGTTTACGATATGATGCCCTCACTACAATCATTCTGATAAAGGCAACGCTATTAGAGTGCTTACTGGTGATAATAGGTTCACTAAAGATATTGATTATAAAGTTTTTACCCAAAATGGTAAAAACCCTACTGAGGGAAGATCAACAATTGTATATATGATAACTGCATTTTGCATGGGATGTTTGATAACGAGGAAAGAAAGATGAGTATAAATAAATAGGGTAATTATGTACAAGTTTACACTCGTATAATTAGTTAATAAATTTCTTAACCGGGTTATACCCAAACCCTGTATGGAGTGGCATTACTGCATCCCCCTTTACTTTTCTCATGATATTATAACTTCCGTTGATGTCAGCATTAATAAGAATACCATCTCTTGTCTTAAAAAGACCTCTTCTTACCCTTCTTCCAACATAAGTATCATGATGACCTACTGATTCTAAATCGAAAGAGCTGCATTTTGACGTGTGAGATTCGTTTACTTCAACAAATCTTAGTCCTTGTCTTTCCGATTTATATCTTAACATTGATATAAGCATCTCAAATGGAATCGAAACAAAATTCTGATTGTTTCTTTTACCAAGGTTTACATTTTGCTTCCATCCATCATTATGACCTACTATCAATGTTGTTATATCTTCCTTCAAGCAAATATTTATTATCTCTTTGCTTGCCTTATGAAGATAATCTTTCACCTTATTGTTTCTCCTTCTTGTTAAGGACATCAACCGTCTCGAATTTTCTTTCCCATTTACTTTCTTTAATTGTTGTTGAATATCTGACCTTTTCTTATTGTAATACTGATTAATAGATTTAAGTCTCCTTCCATCTATCAAAATAGGTTTATTGCTTACGTTGGTCACGATAGAAGCAATGTTATTTACACCTAGATCAATAGACATAATCCTGTTGTTATCATCAAGTTGTTTTTTCGCAATTAACTCGTATACAACTTCTATGACATAACAATCGGATTTAGGAACAAATCTAACCTGTTTTACAGTCCCCTCCTTGCAATTAGTCTTTAAAGGAGATAATCCTTCCTTTTTAGGGAAATAGATAAAATCTCCTCTATGTTTAAACTGTGCGTAAGAATAAGAAAATACGTTCCTGCCTTTTGTTTTATGCTTATATTTTGGAAATTTAGGACAGCCAGTAAATTTCTTATTATCACGTTTCCATGCCTTGATAGCCGAGAAATAAGATTTTAGATTCTTGTCTAAAGCCATAAGAATCTGCTGAGAGGATGATCCACTCATTGCTCTATAATCTATGTTATTCTCTGCTACCATCTTCTTGTTAAGATCTACAGCTCTTATCCACTTACCTGTATTAAGAAACTCCTGCTTTATTGTATACAAAGCCACATTGTACAGATTCTTGGATAAGAAACATATTCGATCTAAATCCTTATATCTCTTATCATTGACAGTAATTATATGTTGTTCCACTAAATACATAGCGCAAATATAAATAGAATATTTATAAATTCCTATTTATATTAAATTTTTATACCCTACATGTTTCATCTGCTCTTCAGTAGCTTTCTCCTTCGGGAACTTCCCGTGCCATTTACCGGGTACCACGACATCACGCCCGTCTGGGCTGGTAGCCAGCCTCCCGCATTCGCTGCACAACCCCATGCCCTTGTACGGCTGTAGTCCCTTGGCATAGTCAAATTTATCCACCATATACTCGTTTGTCAACATCCAGTAGCTAGACGTGGCGGTATTATCAACACAACCGCATTTAGCGCATACAAATAAGCTCATATTTTAGTATCGTTAAATGTCGTTATCCTTATCATCGTCAATCCTCTCCACTTTAATTGTTCCCATATCGCCTGAAGGTAACGTGATATCACTATACACGTTATTCCAGTCCTCGTCAATGGCCAATTGATGTAATATCGACCTATATATCTGGTAGGTGTTGCCGATAAGTCTCTTCCTATTTATCTTATCCTTACTGCCTCCATCGTACCCTATATGCTCAAAATCCTCAAGATCTGGGAACAACCTTCTTCTTATCGCTCGTGAGTTATTGACTATAAAGCTTCTTATCCCCAGCGATTCCGTCCTATCCATATCATCTATCAACGTATCTGTTGTATGCTGTAGATCCATGTCACCCGCCGCAAATCTACTGATGTCTTCCACGCATTGTGAGATCAACATCAGTTGCTCCCTTGTTAAGGTTATTTTGTAAAGTTGTTTATTATCCATGATTATCTGATATTAATTTTTTCTTGGTATATAATTACCCTATTTTATTAATTTTATTATCAATACAGTAAAGTTAAATATTGTACATACTATGGACATCCATAATGCCATACTTACCATAAATCCTAGGCTTTTAGGTATAGGATCTATTCTTCTGAATGTTAAGATCATGTATATAAATGTCTTTATGTTCATAATTTACGATATTTTTCTATATAGTTAACTATCAAATCTTTAACTCCTTTTGGGACATCTGTTAGTTTAAGTTTTCCTTGGAATATATCCTTGCCGTACTCGTCCATGATCTCCCCGAACGAAGGATTCATGACTCTTGTTGACATGCATATCGGTTGATCGGTATCGAATTTGAGGACAATCGTTTTTCCGCTGTTTATCACCTTTTTTAAAGCCACGTAAAGTTTTCGGCCTTTTATTATATCACAATTCCCTTTTAGGATATTGGACATATGTATAACATGCTCTTTCTTGATACGGGGAGCTTGCTTCCTAGGACTTGTGTTATTTATATAAACAATATCCCCTCCATTTAACTTCCATTTATCGAAACATGACAAACATATACCGTAATCCGCCCATTTTCTTATTCTAGGCAACATCCGTTTACTTCCTGCCGGCATCTTTTTCCCGCAGTATTTGCATTCCCAATCTTTGATGGTCCTGAACTCTGCGTAATCATCTATCGAATATTTTCTTTTAACCATTCACCTGATTTTAATTTTCTTTTTCTATTTTCAAAATTATCATCACCATACTCATAATTAGGACAAGCTTTGTTGCTTGGTCGTCTAACATAAGTCTTTTGCTTCCTGTTATATTTACTGTTAGGATTTATATAATGGTCACACACTTGCCAAATAGAGCAACATACTTTCCCGTATCTTTTCGCCCACTCCTGATCATGTAGATGTATACAAGTGGCGCAAGTCGGATTCTTAAGCTTATCCTTGTTATCATCTATGATCTTATTGACCCGATCAAGAATAACATGCATTTTTTCAATATTTATGACGTTAAATGCATCTGGTATTGGAAGATATGTCATCGAGCTTATATCTATGTCCATTTCCTTAGACTTATCGTAAGCCGATTTGTATTTCCTTATCATCAAATCCTTTAATTGATTTACTTTTCTCTCGTAAGTCCCCATATTTCATTCAGTTTTCCATCCTTGTTTCTTCAATAGATCCACCATCATCCCCTTTATCTTAGGACTGATAGCCTCGGTAAGTATATCAGCGGCTAAGTTGATAGAGAAGTTTGTCATTCTAGATTCCCCTATATACTTCTCGCTGGTAACTTCTTTCACATAGTCGTGAATATCCTTAATCATCTCATTTTGAGATCTTAGGAGATCCAGTATCTCATCGAGTTTATCATCCATCTTTTTTCTCAAATACACCTGACAATAACCAGACAATCACTATCAAAAAGAAAAATAACCCAAGAGCCTCATCCGGGTAATCATGCATGGCCTCTAGAACATCTCTCATAGCTTGACATCCATTTTGTTGATTATCTTATAAAATATATCCCTAGTCAGCTCAATATCATAAGTAGCGTCATGAAGCTTATTCTCGTCGATCTCAATACCCATAGTCTTAGCCACGGTCATCAACTTAAAGTTCTCCATATCGTTTCTTACACCCATCAGGAATGGTGTCACCATAACATATACATCCATACAGTTAGGATAGAACCATGATCCGAAATACTTATCCCCACATTGCTGGAATAAAGCCCGTAGGAAGCTGTTATCGAATCCGGCGTTGTTATACCCCACCAAATACATTTTATCCCTCTTGTCGAACTTATTCACGTACTTGGATAATATACCAACTAACTGCCTGTACCCTTCTTCCATAGGCTGATACGACTGCACTTGCTCCAAGGTAACGCCGGCCACGTCCAGCGCCTCCTGCTCTATCGTGGCGGCAGGGTTCGGGGCTAGGCGGATGTCGAACCTCTCTGCCTCCTGCCCGTCGATATCCACGATCCCTCCTATTTGGTGTATCCCGTTTCTCCAAAACTTAACCCCGGTTGTCTCTAAATCGAAAAATAGTAATTTCATATCTATTGATTTTTAAAATGTTCCTTAATCTTCTCCAATGCCTAAACAATTAAACGCCAACCATCCACTTACAACTCCCATCGCAAAAATAAACAAAACCATAAGCGAGAACAGCGCCCAATCTTTTGTATTTAGTTTATTGCTCTCCTTCTTTGCTTTTATTTTTTCAAGAATATTCTTGTCAACATTGAAATCGAAATCAAATGTCGCATTATTAGCTATCTTCCCATCGATGTCTTTGTTATTAATAAATATCTGTCTCTTAACACTCATATCCCTAATATTTCTGCTACATAGACAAATCCATAACATATATAATTATTATCGTCATGCTCACCATAATCCACATGCCATACAACGGCGCATGGGAAATAAAGTGGCATATCCTCGCCCATAGGCTCCTCTTTGAAGTCATCAATGTTTATCTTCTCCCTCCACCTCCACAGGTCTTGGATATCGTTCAAAATTAATTTCTCCATAATTATGACGGATATTAGATGTTATTAATTCAATAGCCAAGCTGATCATAGCTCCCGCTTCCGTAAGTTTATTCATTTGGGCGTACACCCTGTGCTCTGCGCTACGATAAGTCTCCCTGCTGCTTATGGTATCCAGTAAATCATCTATAGCGTTTCTAAGAAGATCGGTCATCCCATGCCCTCCTATACCCTTGAAATAATAAATATCACGACCTTCATAAAACATATCCTGATATCTTTTAGCTACGTACTCTATTCCGGATAGATGATATTTTTCGTTGTCTATCTCCACCTCCCCTTTTTCTATAGCCCTCAACAACTTCCAATCTATCGTTACATAAGTTTCACGATTTTTTACCTTTACATAGGTATATCCGCCATAATGAGAACCCAATGTCCTCATCGTAAGTTCATTGACTTTTTGTTTGTTTTCATCCATAATAATCTGGTTTTTAATGTTGATACAAAGATATGATTTAAACAAAAATAAAAGCATGAATAATATTAAAATAATATTAATCATGCTTAAATATAAATATATCCCTTCTAATTCTCACGGATATACGTATTCGTACTCATCTGGAGGGGATGTCTTGTATTCAACATCGCACTCCATTATTTAATCATACTTGTCTCCTCTTCTGTATACTAACGCTACCCAACAGTCGTATTTTTTGCTGTATCCTATAAGAGGGACATTGGCCATAGGCGGATTATCCCCCGTTTTGTATCTTATTCTTGTTACTTGTTTCATGTTCTCATGGATATAGATATTCGTATTCTTCCGGTGGATATGTTTCAAATTCGGTGTCGTACTTCATACAAGTGTAGTACTTGTCTTTGCTTCTGTACACTACTGTCCACGGACAGTCATATCTTTTGTTGTATCCTAAAAGAGGAACACCTTCCATAGGAGGCTTATCTTTCGTTTTGTACCTTAATTTTGTTATTTGCTTTATGCTCATATAATCTTATGTTTAAGTAATTCCATCATCATCGAAAACAATGTGTCTACAAGAAGTTTCTCGCTACTCCAATATATAGGGATCTCGTCTATATCTCTATACGCTACAGACCATGCATGTTTTAGCTTATAACATTCTAATGTACAACCCTCTATCTCATATGGGAGCAAATTCAGTAACGTCCCTACATCCCAAACAGGGTTGGATATATCCGGGGTAACGGCCTCGATCAGTCCTATACGACCAGCGTCATCCTCCATAGAATGTAATTGATCCAGATACTTGTCTCTGAAACCGATGGCGGTGGAGATAGGGAGGCCGGCCTCAACCAGCACTCTCCCCTGTTCTTTTGTGGTGAATATCCTTTCTTTCATCTAACCTTTGATCTTTTTCTCTACAGTAACAATCGTATCATTATGCCATCCCCCATGAGCCACTAGAAGAATCTCCTGCTGCTCGAAACCAAGCCCTGCCCCTATACCGCCGGAGTTCCACGCGCAGGTAATGACCACCCCGCCCTTCTTGGTGATCCTAGCTATCTCCTTCTTCTGCCTAGCCCAGTAGCTGGATTGCGTTGTTTGCATATCAACAGCACCTCCAAGTCTTTTATACGACTCAGATACCTGTCTCGCAGAATATGGTGGATCATATAATACCATATCAGCTATATTATCATCAAGATGACACAAGAAGTCCGTGGCGTCTTTATGATACATAGCCTTAGTCTCAGGATCAAGATCGTTGGTTATCGTCCCTATATCGCTGTTTCTGGCGAATGGATCTACTATAACCATTCCGTCTTTTTTATATCTATCTATAAGTTCTCTTATCGGTTTTATGCTGAATGTCTCTTTATTCGGCATCGACCATGTCTTGTTTATAATCATATCGCTGTAATTGTGTTTTAAATATGAGTTTCATGGTACTTCTAGGTATAGGATCACATATATCTTCCCACCAATTCTTGTGCCCTTTCGGTGGATGTATATCCTTTTTCCATGAAGATCCCTTAACTGCCTTGATTCTTCCGTATGGTCTCATTTTGATCATGTTTACCTAATGATAATACCTTCATATTGTCTATTGTTTATCTATACAATTCTATAGTAATTATATTATCAAAATGATCTTTGGCTATATCTTCCCCTTCTTTTATAGACATATCAAATAAAGAGGCAGGGTAGGATGTTATATAATCATTCGTATTTATAACAACCATTATTCCCTTACTCTTATCCTTGACAAGCATCAATTCGTCTATCAAATCTTGTACTGTCATATTTTTCTCCGCTTTCATAAATCCTGTTTTTATTTATTTTCATGGTCTAAAAATATCCTTTGCGATCATATCAAGGGATATTTTATGTATCTTAGGTAAGACCTTAACCAATTTTATACCAAAATTTTCGCCTCTCTTAACAAAAGTCCATTTACCATATATGATTCCATGCATCATATTCTGTATTACTTCCTTACTGTCTGTCAAGAATACTTGGTAATAGACACTTTTGGCATAATTAAAATCCTCCCCATGATCATTTGCCGGTCTTAATATCATTACAGCCGAAGAGCATCCACGAACGAATCCGTGTATCTCAAGGCATTCATCAAACTCATAATTATCACGTTCCTCATCATGAACATCCTTAACCCATTTACATGGTCTCCCGTCCTTAAACGGGATCTTTAACTGTTTCTTTGCCATCTTTTAAATTATATTATAATGTTAGGTACTTATATACTTTTCTACACCAAAAGCATATTTTCATGCTTCATAGGGACATTGTTGAATCCGCTTACACGAAACTGATTCTAAAGAGGTCTCTTCACGTGCTTTAATTCCCGGCGTACCTCCGGTATCGTTTGTTAATCGTAACTATATAAACCCGGTGTAAAGTTATATATAATCACCATTGTCAGTTATATTGATATCACTCCACAAGTTCAATCTTCCCTTATCATCCAATTGCATATGGATAAAACCTTTTGTCACCTTCTTCCCGGCTTTAAGAGCCTCTACGTCTTTATCGGTAATCTTTTTCATACTTTCGATATTTTATCGTTACAATTAAATTCATCTTTCATCCTGATCTTTATGCCTCCATATGATAATTCCTTATGAGCTGTGACAAAATAATCAACCTCATCTTCATCTAATAAACTATGCGGGCACCTTTCCCATACAGGACTTTGATCTAGATGATCCCATGTGGCTACAAGTAACCTATTCTTGTCATCATCAATAGCTATTTTGTATGTCCCTGTAGTAGCCTTACGTTTAATGATCGCTCCATTTAACATCTGTTTCTTAGCCCAGCTCCATGAGCCTCTCAACCCAAATGTTCTTATAACCCAGTTATTTATCTTCTTCATTTCAAATTATTTGTTAAAAGTGTAATATAAATATAAATACATAAATTGAATAGGGCTATTCACCATGCCCTTATCAGTAGGATCATCGTATTTGTCAAGCCAAAGACGAAGCGCCTCCCAATCGATATCCTTACGGTCACATACCATGCAGGCTAGGTTAGCCCCGAACGGCTCCCCGCCGCTGCTCAGCGACCTGTTAAACCTTTTGGCTAGTCTTTCCTTGAATCCCTTATCATACCATATCCCGGAGGTAGCTGCATAGCAATAATAAGCGTTGTACTTCATTTTCACGCCCATCTTCTCAAACAATGGCGTATGCCATATCCGATCCAGAAAGAACACTATTCCACGATAGATAAAGGTTCGGAGATTCTTCCTGTATTTCTTCCCTAAGAAGCTATCTACACAAGATATAGTCCCGCCTGAATAGTACCAGTTATTGGCGCCTCTCTTGACCTTATCCGTCATCTTGAATTTATTCTTTCTGTCTTCCACCCTATCCCAAGGCTTTAATTTATCCTCATTAAATGTCGGGCAATAATGATAGTAATGATTGATCCATGACAGATATGGGTTGTATATCGTGTATCCATTATCGCTGACATATGAGTTCATATCATACCCAAGTTCCTTGGCTAGAATAGATCCCTCATCAGCTAATACCTTTAATATCGGATTTAAGTTCCATATCTGATCTTGGCTAACAAACATCGAATAGCATGGGTCTTCATCCTCCCCATACCATCCTCCCATCCCGCTCACTATTTTATCCAAATCAAGTGAATAATCTTTCCCGGATGAAAAGTCATCTCTAAGAAAAAATCCTCTATATGGGATCATATCATATATACCCGGTTGATCCTCAAACATATGTTTAGCGTTCTCGGTCAATCTAATCAATGTTTGTAAGACAGAAGATATATCTATGGGTGCATATTCACACCTATAGACCTTATTATTTATCCAAAGATATTGAAGAAGCTCGGCTATATTAATAGTCCCGTCCTCTACATATCCTGTCTTGTTATCGAAGTTTATTTTGGCTAGAGGTATATTACTCCCTTGTGGTTGGTCACTTTTTTCATTACAACAATGCACGAACCTGCCAAAGAATATATCCTTCCAGCCAAAATATTTATCCCTTATCGTCATAAGCCTATTTCTTATCGTATAATGACATGACGTTAATAAGATCAGCCTTTCTGGCCATCCCCTCAAGTTTATTAAAGCCATCCATGTTATCTCCGCTGACAATGATAGTAGGATATACCTCTATACCGTACTTGGATATTTCCTCCTCCGTGGCTTTGTTCTCCGGGATCTGGTTTAACGTGACCTCACCCTCATACTCCTGTAATGTGTTGGCGATAATATACCGCATGTAGTCGCTGTACTCAGCGTCTTTCTTCGTGAAAAAATCAATTCTTACCATCTCAAATAGTTGTTAATCTGTTAATAATCAAATCAGCGGTAAATATAGCATTATCTACCTCATCTATACTCATCTTTCTCCCATCGAAATTGTTAGATAATAAATCCTTAACAATCTGATATCTACGCTGCTCCCAATTTACGTCTACATCAAAATTCAGATTCTTTACATAATCATAATTTAATTCATTATAACTGTAACTGAGATACTTAACTATCGGGAATAGGCTATCATCAATAGTGCACTTGATTACATTAACATATTTACCTGTTCTTTTGTCGATAGCTCTTAATCCCTCATCTACTACTCTTTCTCCTGACTCTTCCATTTCACTAGTCCTTTATTATGTTTATCGTAATACAACATTGCTATAGCGTTCCACACCACCTGCGCAAGATGCATACATCCTGTATCCGAATCAAATCTCTCCCCTTTCGTATAAGCAACTAAGTGCCGCATGGTCGCACCTAAATACCGATTGAATCCATCAGGTATATCTTGCCATGAGTTATCGGCGTACTTCTTGGCTCCTTCCGTATATACCCTCACGATGTCCTCTATCTCAGCCAAAGGAAGGAGATCCCACCGGAGTTTACCGTCGGCCCGGTCGTCCTTCCCCGTCCCGTCCTTGCCTGGCAGCCCACCTCCTTTATTGGCGTCCTCATTTCCATCTGGCTGGATGATCTCCTCCGATAAGGCCTTATTGCTATTCATTACTATCTCCTCCGCCTCATCCTTGTCTATAAGCCGTTCCCTTATAGCTATATGTAGCGGCAATACCTCATCCTCTCCAGCCCATATGAAACCATATCCCTTTGGATATAACGTTGATAATTTCATCGTACCTGTATTATCCGCCGTTCTTTCAACCTCCCAGATCTCACCCTCGCAAAAGACCTTGTCAAATTTATTAAATTCGTATTTCATATCCTTTCCCCTCCCTCTTGGTGTATTCTTATTGCTACATCATCATCAAGTGAGGATAATGCTTTAATATGTAATAATATATCTCGTTCATCGTTCTTATTTTTCCCTGCAATACATGATAGAGTATTACCATTCATTTCTATTGTAGCCCATCCTTTTATGACAGGTTCGTGCCTCTTCAGCTTAGCGGCATCTTCTCTCGTTATCCAATATTCTTCAAAGATTATGTCTGGATACATAGCTTTTATTTCCTCCCCGGTTTTATACCACGTTGCCATATCTCATGTTTTTAATTAATAAAACTCGCTTAAATCCCTGCATTCTGGTGTCTCACCTGTTATGGAATAAAGCTCACCAGATGATAGATATACGCAATGCGAGGTCTTCCCGTCCCTCCACTCGCTTTGCTTCGTAATCCCGCAAATAGCGCAGCGTTGGATCCCCGGACCCGCCTTTACCCACGAGTGTCGTACGTTTTTCTTTCTCGTCCTGTTGGTGTTGTCAAGTTTCCTCATATTAATCCTCCAAAGTCATTATAATCTTATCTTTCCCGATAATAGCCTCATTCCCGCTCCTTATATCAAAGCATCTCCCTTCATCTGCCTCCTTGAAATAAAGAACGCCATTGTACTCGAATAAACCGAAGCCGTAATCGTCTAGCTTCATTTTGCTAAGTTTTTTGAACTTATATACGTTTTTCATATCCTCCATATTTTCTTTATCCATATAAAACATCGATGCCCCCATTGACATTACCCCTACAACTGCCATAATTAGTCCCTCGTAGAACATGCTGCAATGTAGTTTATTCCAACCCTTCATCATTACAATTATGGATAATATGATTATCGCCACAATAAACAATATCCATATCATATCACATCTCCTTACTTTTTAAGAACTCCATCATATCCTCCACGCTAAGCTGGAAGCCGGCAGCCGCCTTATGGCCTCCTCCACCGGGGTTGGCCTTGCGTGCCAGCGCCGAGACATCCACCTCCTCCTTGGTGGTATAGAACGAGCATCTGAAGAATCTGCCGTTCCAGCAAAATGGCATCATCAAATCATGTTTTCTAGGATCGTACATAGACTCGAATGTGGTGGAGTTAAACTCCGTAGTATTCATACATATCGCCTTGTATCCAAATATATCTGCCTCGAATGAGAACATCTTCATTTCTCCTCTGTTTTTCTCGATGATATATTCTATTATGGCCTCGCCATTTCTTATCATATCAGAAACAAACTCGCCATTCGCCTTGTTTAGCACCTCCCTGACCATGTCAACGTCAAGCCCGCAATACCCTCTCATCCCATATTGGAATGAAAGAACGTCACTCCATTCGAAGCGATCATGATCCCATACATCATAAGCGCTCAATAATTTTACCACGTCAGGGGTTTCGATATCATCGAAAAGATATTCCCACGTAAGCTCACAAGCCGCCGTTCCGATACGTCTTTTGCCTTTGACATTATAGTCCTTCACAGCTTCTATCGCCGTCTTATGGTGGTCTATCCATGTGACATCTATCCCCTTGTCTTCCCATTCGTCGAATAAGAATCTCGTTCTATCGCCAAATGACACGTCAACTACAAACACCTTATCATATTTATTCACGTCAGGTATTTCCTTGCCGTAATTGTAAGGAAGAAGATCAATGTCCCCTTTGAAATACTTTTTTACTATAGCCGCTGACATTACTCCGTCAAGATCAGCCTCATGATATATACATCCTGTCATAATCTGTTGTTTTTGATTAAAAAATCTATGTATTCTTTTATATCCTTGTTCCTGTCATTATCCCAGTCAAATGTCTCGTTTATGAATTTGAAATACGATACTGGAATCGAATGAAACATCCATCCACAATACTTGCCGAATGTCATCACCGTAGATCCAAGGGGATGATCCGGCCTTCCGGGAACAGGGGCGGCGGTTACGCCCTGCGCCAGCCCCCTCCTACGATCTTTCTTGGCGGCTTTGATATCCAGATCTGTTTTCGTTACCTTATCCCCCATCGGGATATTAGTTATTAGCTTATCGCCGATAAACATTCCCCATCCATACCCCTTGTAGTTCTCTATACTAAGTTTCCTTATATCACCGAACCTTGACGAGTTGTTACAACAATCAACGACCAAAGCACTATCCTTTCCGTCTTTTATACGGACTGCCCTTCCAAGCCACTGATAAAACGACGAGAACGAGAATGTCGGCTTTCCTACTATCACGCAATCCAGACCCGGATGATCGAATCCCGTACCGAGGGCGGAATAGTTGAACACTACCTTCGTCTTACCTGACTTGAACCCCTCGACTATAGCCTCCCGCTGTTTCTTTGGCGTGCCTCCGTGAACCACTTCCGCCATGCCAGCGCATATCTTTGCGTTCATCCATTCGGCGGCGGTATTGCAGCTCTCAACAGAATCCATAAACACCAGTATAGATCTGCATACGTCTTTTAATACCATCAACCGACGTAAAATAAGGTTGTTTAAGCCGTTTTTTCTCACCGCCTCACTAATAGACTCGGCCGTATATTCGGAGCCGTTAGAATTAAGTTTAAGGGCATCTCCATTGAAATCCCATGTCTCATATTTAAGAGGTGTCCAAAATCCTTGCCTTATCATCTCCTCTACCTGTATCACGTGAATCAGGTTCTTGAAATACACCGGTCTCATACGAGTGATGAAATTAAGCTGGGAATATGACACCTGCCCTATCGACATCGTTTTAAGCCTGCATGGTGTAGCGGTAAACCCTATCACCTTTTTCGGTTTCAGTTCATTCATGAATGTCATGAACTCACTGCCGTCCTCCGGGCTATACCCGGCATGAGCCTCATCTATCAACACGTTCCTGATCCCCATCTCCTTAAGCTGACCAACAACCTTCTTGATAGACCCTAACGTGGCGTATATCATGTTAGACAGTTCTTTCTTTCCACAGGAAGCGGAGTAGATGGTAGCCGGTATTCCGTAAGATGTGATCTTATCGTGGTTTTGTGTTAGTAATTCGCGAGACGGCTGGAGAACCAGCGTCTTATCCCCCATCAATCTAGCCGCCTCGGCTATGAGGATAGATTTACCTGCCGCTACGGGGGCCACGATCAATACCGGATCACGTCTATCAGAGTTTATGTAATCAGAGATGCTTTTAACGCAATCCTCTTGATATGGTCTTAGTCTGTATATCATTTGGATCTGTAGTTATCAAAAAACGTCTTTCACGTACTTTAATCTTATCGCGCACTCCCGACCATCGTCCATTTTCACCATCAAAGTCTCTTTGGTCTTGCTTATGGCTATCACCTCTCCTGTCCCTATCTGGGTATGGACTATATCGCCTAGCTTTATATTACATTTGATCATGGTCAAGTTTTTTATTAAATTCCTCTATCTTACTCCTGTCTGTCTCTTTGGTCATCTTAGCCTCTTCCTTGAACATGTCATACCCTTCCCGGATATTATCCCCAACCATATTCTCTATCATCTCCCTCATCTCATCGCTTCTTACGGCGAAAGATATTTGAAATGATTTACTTGTGCCTTTCATCAGATAATCAATTTCCTTCTTGCACTCCATCATCAACCGATCCAGATTATCGAACTTAACGAACTTAGAGTTGCCATTGGCTTTCCTTACCCCATCCTTAAAATCCTCCAATATCCCGTTAAATACATCCGCCATGCACATCATGGAATGTAGCCATACCAACATATTGAATTTATATTCATTATCAGCATTATTCATCAAATCTACCAAAGACTCACTTTTTGTCAACATAATCTTCGATTCCCGGTCTACTATATCCTTTATCTCCTGCCGGTATCTCATGGCGCCAACAAAATCCATCCTAGAATAACATTCATTTGATTTCTCTACCAATTTCCTGATATCTTTTCTAGACATCAGAAGATCTAATATCTGTTTTTCTTTTTCACTTTTGTCCATAATCAGTTCTTTTTGGTGATACAAATATAATTAAAGCCTAGATGTTTACCTAGGCTTTTTAATAAAGTTAATCTTTTTTATTCTTTCTTTTTGACTCGTCCCAATCCGATGAGTACCTGCATGTCCCTTGTTTATGGATTGAGAAATCACACCAAAAACACAAGGGCTTGGGGCGGGGTTCAAGGCAGGCCAGCTGGCGCCCCATGAGGTAGCGTGTCTCATACTTATACCCCTGTTTGACGTCGTCCCAAACGTGAGCTTGGTAGCTATCAATCTTCTTTGTCTCGAAATCATACATATCAAGAAGGATATCATTAAGCTCCTTGACTGACCTCTCTACCTTTTCCTTATCTACCTTCACGTTTTGATTATCCAACATACGGGTAAAGAAATAGCTACACATATCTGGAAGTACCTTATATTTTCTGAGTATGTAAAAGGCGTATATCGGGTGCTGGAGATTGTGAAGCAGCTTATCCTCATCGAATAACTTTCTCCCAGACTTCCAGTCTATCGTATACATAGCTATCCTGTCTTTTGTCTTATACTCTCCACGCCAGTCCACCGATCCTATGATATGTACCTTATCGTATGTCACGCCATCCAATGTAAGGGGCTTGGGTAGCTTATAAGGCAGGACGAAGTCCTCCTCCACGCCGGCCGGTCTCGACCCCCGGACCACCTTCTCCATTGGCGTAAGATCGGACCATGCCTTCTTATAATTGCCAGCAGCATCCTTCTCAAACAACCCCACAATCCATCTTATTAGCCTAGCCGCATGTTGCATGGACTCGATTTGGGATTTTACGCTATCGAAAGGAATCTGCTCTATATCGGCGTAGTAGTTGAATGCCTTGCTCATATCCTCATAAGAAGGTCTGCATCCGTTCTTGAAGAAATACTCCATCGTCTGATGGATAACCGTACCATATGACGTGGCCTCATGCTTCTCCGTGGATCTATTCCCTTCCACGTAAGTTTTATACCACTTGTATGGGCATTGGACGAACGTGTCTATCTGCGAGTAAGAGACGGCGAGAACCTTCTCTCCGTTTATAACCTTACATAACAAATTATTCTCCGGTATCACCATAAAGCTTATCTATTTTTATGTCATGTCCGTATAAGTCCATTAACAGGTTTTGTAGATGGTGAAGATTCTTAATCTGAATAGGATCGCTTAGATCGTCTTCCAGATCCCTAAGGCTAAGATAATACCCATCATCAAAAATCTCTATAGATATTCCGTAGCCTCGATATACATCCCGCCCCTTATCACGCTTGAAATAGATAGTATCAAGTATATTATCATCTATCTCAATAGGCATGACATCATCTTCCCCTGAATACCATTTCATTATCCCATCATCAACCTCACGTTCAAGGACCAATGACTTACTTTCATTACGCATACCAGTAACGCACCCTACCCTCCATATATTGCCAGCCTTGTCTTTTACAAGATCCCCTATCCTTAGTTCTTTAGCCGAAATCATACTCGTCCTCCTCATTGTGATCGTCATCGCAATCATCGACAAGAGGGGTCTCTAGCCCCTCTTCCCAATCATCATATCCGAAATCCATTATTTGTCCTTAAAATAAACATACAACATATCAGTTAAACTTCCTACCGTTATTTCATCGCAAGGGGTATTGCGAAACACCTCATCTGGTATGTATTCACCTGTCATCTTTTCTATATCCATTATCAATTCAACAAGATCCAATGAATCCATAGCCATATCGGACGATAGGTTACTATCTTCCTTTATGTCTTCAATATCATCAAACTCAGATGTTTTCGCAAATATTGCGTCTATCACTACTCCTAATACTTGATTTCTTTTCATAACTCTTAAATCGATATTTTTAATCTTCTACCTAATTCTTTTTTTATATCTGATATTCTTTCGATGTCCATCTTAACATCTCCAGTAATAGTATATTCCTTATCCATCTTCTTAGGAGGATCCGGGAGTCGGCTTACGGCGAACAACCATGCCAGCTCCTTGTTCTTATTCTCCCTAAGATACAGATCGGATGTCATGCCATACATCTTTATGATCGTATCGAATAACGTTGATTCCGATAAGCTCATATGTACGCTATAGACATTTGACGGCTTCCATATCAAGTTATCCAACCTCATCGTATATTCACGTTTAAGGTCTATATGGGATATTACGGCCCTTACTATAGGTTCTTCCTTGAAGTTGGTGTTAGCCACGAACCATACGAGCCGTTTCTCTACCTCCTTGACAGCTCCTGTATCCTTACCCATATCGTTATATACCCCAACGATACGGTCCCGGATCCCCTCGACCTCCGGTGTCAGGCCGGGCGTCTCTATCAGCATCAGCAGCGATCCTCCCCTTGGCGTTATCTTCCACTTCCCATTCTTCTGAAGCTCAATATAACCAGATGCTTTATAGCTATCTATTTTCTCCTTTGGAATGGTGTTAGCCATCTCTTCTTTTTGCCGGATCATCAAAAGATACCCGACATCAGACATCGTTAATCCTGATGTCATCATCTGTTCAAAATTTATATACATATGTAAATAAGTTAAAATATTGACCTAATCTTTCTGGCTACCCTCTCGACTATATCGGGATGATCATTTCCGTTATATATATCTATTAGCGTATCTATTATATGTAACCTTATGTTTTTCTTTGATGGATGAAACCAAAAATCTCCATTTTTTCTGTTTACAGGTTTGAACATCTTCAGTTCTGGTATAAGATAACACGCTACACATGATCTTTCGGCAAGTGATAATTCAACCGCTGCCTTTTCTATTACTTTACACATAAACGTATAATTATCATTCTTTATTAGATCGTAAGCCCTTCTCAACACCCTAAGGGCGTCTGCTTTCGATAATCTCTTTCCCTTTTTCATACTGTTTTACCGTATAAGATTCATTAGCCATACCAACCCTACCGACTGATATAGATTGATTTATTGATTGATTAAGATGCCCTATAACCGACATCTTGGCTCTAACCGTATTGGCGCATCTTAGAAGGACTCGATAATCCTCCAACGCCCGCTCGTACCTTACATCCACCCTAGCTCTTTTATCTGCGTCAGTCATGCTCTTGCACGACCCATCCTCTCTCAGGCTTATGGCGATCTTGTCCCGTATGATCCTGATATCATCCTCGGCTATCACCAGTTCGGCGTCAAGAACCCCCTTGTATGAGCTAAGAAGATCCTCCACCGCCACAACTTCCCTTTTTAGGTTCTCCAATTCCAATATCATTGAGTTATCATTTATCCTTTTATACTCCTGTACTTTATTGGATACCTCATCACAGATACTCATGATCTCCTTTTCCCGTTCCCGGTTTATGATATATCTGATGCTGTATTTAGCCATTTCCTTTAACGAGGATATAATTTCCTTTATCCCCATCTTATCCTCAACCGACAATACGGTCTTCAAGAACATTTCCAGCACCTTTATCACTACAAGCAAGTAATTATGTCTCAATCTCATGTCAATAAGGTGTTTCGTCATGTACTACATTAAAATCATCGCTAGGCGGTATGTATTGCTGCTCCAATGGAATACTGGGAGGCGGGGGCGGCAGTGTCACCACGGTCGTGTCCGGCTTGCCGCTACCTACAGGGGCATCCGAGCCTCCTGGTCTTTCTTGGCGTACCACACCTCCATCAGGATAATATCGCTCATATCCTTTCATGATATCCACATGTATAGCCTCAATCTCTTCTAACGATCTCTGACGGACTTTTACTATATGATGGAATATAAGTCCATCTACACGGAAAGAGCGCCTTGATTCACTCTTAAAACGTTCCAGATTAGGATACCAGCCTTGCGGGAATTGCATGTATGATGAATATCCGTATCTTTTTGGGATATTCAACGCTACCATAGCCGTACACAATTGCCCCAATGTATCTGATTGATAGAAATCAGATTGTTTTGGCATATGATCCTTAGGATCCCGTCTTCCCTCAATATCACGGTTAAGTTGTGATATTATAAGAAAGAATATATTGGGAAAAGTTCTTTTAGCTATATTACACATGGTTATCAGACTATCTATATTCCTCTTAGCGTCACCCGTGCCTTGTATAAGAGCTGTATGATCTATGGATACAAATACCATTTTCTTATCCTTGTTCGCTGGCATATAACTATTCCATAAGAAGTTCTGAAGCTCGTCTACTGTCGATGGTTTAGGAATGTATGTTATTCTGCTGGAGTTTTCCTCCTTAAGACATTTCTGCATTTCCTTTATCTCTTCATCAGACATCTCGTTAAGGAGAATATCTTGTATATCCTTTCCCATTTTTTTTGATAGTGAACGTAACATCAAATCCTCTGGATTCATTTCAAATTCACATCTGAGCCATACATAATCATCAGCTTGGGGATTGATATTAACATTCATTACATTACTCATAATCTTCTGAGCCAAATAAGACTTGCCCACTCCGGGCCTAGCGCCGATAGCCACCGCATGTTGTGGGTAGAACCCGCCCAGCAACGCCTTGTCAAGATAAGCGTATCCAGTACGAGCCGGGAGAAGCTCTCCCGACTGATACTTTCTTATCCTCTCATAGGCATCCATGATAATCTCCTTGGATGACCTCCATATCCTATCCTCACTCATCCTCTTGCGTTTCTATCGCCAGCCGTATCGGATTTAGACCCTCTGTTAGCTGATCTTGATTTATATCTAAGTCCTTTAGCCGTATGGCATAAATCCTTTCCCTTCCGATAGGCTTTACCTTTCAACTTATCGGTCTTGTAGTTCTTGCGACCCAACTCCCGTCTCTTGGCTTTCTGCTCAGGGCGGGCGTTGATCTTCTTATCCGTCTCGGCTTTCTTTCTTCTGGCCTCCGGATGTGTCCTATAGTATTCAGTCGATCTCCCCATCCTCGTCCTCCTCGTCATAATTATAATCCTCTACGATAATATCCTCTCCATCTAAATATGAGGCTTTATCTCCGAGTCTGCTTCTCATGCTCTCGTAAGGATCATCTCCGTCCTTTATCTCCCACACACATACGTATGGACCTATTATATCACTAAGCATCTCTGCCCGGTTCTCGCTGATGCCTTTTTCTATCATCTTATCCTTGCAATAAGATTTGTTGTACACCGATCCTCCAACATAAAATTCTGTTGGCTTATGAATAAAAATTACTTTCATTTTTTATTCTATTGATATTATTGCCCAAATTTATTTGTTTTCACCTACATAATCTCCATAACTCATGTCTGTATCACAGACTGCCGTATTGGTTGTATTGTCTACCACATGAAACAGAAACTCCGGGCATCCGTGGCAGGCGTTACTCCCGATCGCCACCGCTCCGTGCCTAGAGCAAGCCTTACCTATCGTGGTACCCTCATGTATCTGTATATGGTTCTTCCCATATACCTTGATATGTCTCATAACATTAAGCAATGATAATAAGGACATCTTATACGGAGACACATGCTCTTCTGGTATTCCTAGCTCACTGGATAACTCTTTGTAAAAGTTTTTCCTTTCATAACTCGACTCTTTCAAGAACCTATCGATCTCAATAGCTGTTATATCCATGGCCCTAAGAAGCTCTGGTTTCGCCAATCTCCCTACTGGTTTACCCATCGAATCAGACCTCATCCAAGCCCCACACTTCTCGCACCCTACTTGCTTCCCCTCTACCGTATTTATCATAGTGGACGGGTTCTTGCAGTATGGGCATATGGACCCGTTTAACATAGCTTTCTGGGCTAAAGACAATTCTTTCATACCGTCTCCTCCATCTTAACATTAAATAGATTGCAGAATCTATTAAAATTCTTGTTTTCTATTTTCATGTCCTCCTCATACCTGTCAATTGACTTGATGAAATCATTGTAACAGTCCTTGCACATCCATTGATTGATCACCGCCACGTAATAACCTACGGATGTAGGTCTGTTACACATATCGCAAATACCTAAGCACCCATATCTGGTAAGCTTATCCATCATCTCCTGTCTTGTTATTTCAAGCACCTTGAATCCCTTGTAATTATCAACTACCTTTGCCATTATTGTAAATTTGTTTAATTATAAAATAATCCGCTATATCCATCCCCTCATCTATATTGGGTTTTGATTCTAGAAAATCACTTATCTCTATATTCATCCCCCTCATATCCTTGTCTACCTTCTTTCTCCATTCGTTGAAAGCGTCGCCCTTATCCGGGTACAGGACTATCCGCCTCCTACCCAATGTCTCTACCATCTCCCTCTTCAACATATGGATACCGCCACAGGCCATGAACAACCTACTAGGGTACACGATGTTGCAGATAACAGCCGTCTTCTCTGACTCTACTATATACACCGGAGCGTCATTGGGATAGAAGTTGATAAGGAACTCCCCGAACAGGCATTGCCTAAGCAGGTAATCCTGACCGTCCAGTATATGCACCCAACATACATGATCCATGGGAACCTTTACCCTCTTCCCGTCAGGCCCGTAGTCCATTATCTTCCCGGTCCGCACCACCCAATTCTTATCCAGTTGCCAGAACACACAGCACTTACCCCAGTCCCCGAATCTCATCATCCCCACCTTATACAAGCTAAATGCCCTATTGGTATGATACGATCCGAAGATATTGGATAGATAATCCTGAAGATCAGATGTCTCGAAAGGATTAAGCGTCTCAAACATCTTGCTTACCGGAATGCAGTTGGCTATATCCGGATCCACGGGAGGCCTATACCTCCTTAATACTTTGTTTGAATCGGTAAAAAGATCATTGCTCCCAAGCTCATTGCCTGTTGGATATTTAAAATAACCACATTTATTTTTGTGATCACATACCCCAAACTGCTCCCCTACTATCTGTCCGGTGGTTACATCTACGTACGGCGTAAAGCATCTATCCCTGCCGCATTGCGGGCACGTCAGCTTTCTTCTTGGCTTACTATGATCCAATTCATATCTGTGAACGCTCTTGTCAAATTCCCTAAACTCCATTATCCTATCCTCTCACTCATGATTCGATAAATATAATCTCTCAGTGATTCTTTTCTTATCAAGTTATTCAATTCAAAATCACTTTCTATATCCAAAGATCCTATTCTTGATGTAACCGTATAATTGGTTTTCTCGAACTTATACTTACCTTGGAGATATACGACTGTAGCCATGTTAAGTATAGGATTATCAGTTTGTCTCTTCAGTTTATATTGGCTTGTCTTGGCGGTAGGATCACCCGGAGCGAAGTTATATATCTCCTCTATCTCCAATATCTTTCCGTAGTTCTCCATTATCATTCTTCTATACAACTCAAGTTGAAAAGCATACTCATCATAGAAATTGCCTTTCCTGTTTGATTTGAAGTCCAATATAGCGAATATCCTCCTGCATCTCTTTATCTTCTTTTTCTCTGTCTTAGGTTGACCCTTCTTGGCTCCAGTCTTATAGAACTCTCCTGTCTCGACCTCTATCTCCACTGTCTCCGGCTCGCTGTCCATCTCCACCACGGCGTCCACCGAAGAAGCTACCTTTAACCTGCTTGACCTCAACATCTTCTCGATCAATACAGGTTTTACATGTCTTTCCTTGCAGAATATGGCAAATGATATTAGATCCTCTATTAGCTCATCAATGTTATCCACTAATATCCGCTCCATCCTATACTTGTCTATTCTCAACTTAGCTTCCTTAACAGCTTTTCTTATCCATGTTGGAATCAGTTTTATCTTAACTCCCGTCAGATATAACCCAAACAGATAATGCATGATAGTTCCTAAGTCAGCCCGGTAGTTGGCATACTCGTCTGGGTCCTTACCCTTGAGTCTCATCTCATTTTTCCATTTTTCTAATGCCCCGGAAGTATCACAATACCCATTCGCAATATTATTGGTAGCCCCATCATATATGATAGGGTATCCATCAGCTCCCATTTCATAATAAACACGCTTGCCAGCCACGGTCATTCTGTATAAGACTGGTGTCGGGATATCCTTGATCCATTCAGCGGCATAATACTGTTGCTCAGTCTCCAGATCATACTCAATTTCTATCTCCTCATCAGGTTCTTTTTTAGGCTCGTCAACAGGCTTTTCTTCCTCATAGATATCTTCCTTCGGAACCGTTGATAAAACGTCTAATATGCCAAAGAATGCGGTAAATTTAGGATCTGTATGATATGCTCTTAATATTGGAAGTGATGATCTCCAGTAGTATGATGGACACACGTCCTTTATCTTGCCTAAACCCGATCCTCCTATCTCTCCATTATCCTCGATAACCACATTGTGTCTCTCGGATAAACGGACTCTCATGTCATCAAACAGTTCTTGATCGCTTATGACCTCCATGATCGTCCCATAACTATATATCGTGTCACTTATAGCCTTATATCCTAGGCCTAAAAGTAATCTTTGTTTTCTTCTATCCATGATAATAATCTGGTTTTTAATTTACCATCCTCCTCGACTCTAGGTGCGAGATCCCTCATCCTTCTGGCCGCCAACAGCCATACGTTACCAAACTCATCCAAGAGCCGGCTAAAATCCATCGTATCTAATAGATAATCGAATCTTGTATGCTCATCAGCCGTCAAGTAGATAATGTTATCATTATCCTCGGCGACCGATTTATATTTCCGTTTAGGGTATAAGTGACAGATGTTACTTACCCCAGGACATGGTATATATGCGCCGGTAGCAGATCTCCTTGTCATACTCAATCTAGTCACATGGGCGCCAAAGAACACGGCTAGGCTCCTACCCATGGGCTTGGCCTTCGCCCGTATCGCCGTCCTTCCCTTTGGCGGTAGCTCCTTGGCCCTGCATACTTGGCATAACCCTTTGCTTCTGACAGCTACCATCCTCCCGCATCTCTCACACGGCAACATCCTACCTCTCATGCTTTCTTTCGTTTATAATTCTTATTGAACTCCATAAGGCTCATAGCCCTATATCTTTTAAGCCTATTAATCTTACCCTCAGTCCAATCTTGATCTTTGAAGTTGATGATCGTATCGAATATCTGAGCCAGCTCTCGGATATTAAAATTCCGGTTCTGTATTTTTTTATAGAATCCGGACCTACTATACCCTAACTTGGAAGCCAGATAAGTTTTATTAGATAATGTGAGGATACGATAAATCGTACCCTCCATCTTGCTTATCTCCATCAACTTCTCGGCGACGGATGATGTGGTCTCATAGCTAGCTTTATTGCTTACTATTCTCATGTTTCTCCGGATTCCTGATCTTACCATCAAACTCATAGAAGTCCATCAGTTTCTTCTCTTCCTTGATACAAGTGACAACGAAGTCTGATATGGTTCCTTTCATGCCTTCCTCGAAATTCTTTTTGGCATGATCAAGGTCATTGGCCCGAACGATGTAGTTAAACGCCTTGCGTTTCTCATTGCCCGATTTCTCGTCTATCGTAATATAATCAGCCGTGACCTTATAGAACCGGTCTCCATCCATGGCAAACAATTCCGCTATCCTGAATCGTTTGATATCAACGCTAAACTCACCGGAGATAAATGGCCTCATCTCCTCTATGATCCTAGCCTCACACTCGGTATAAGAAAGGGCATCCACTAAATACTCTTCCTTTATCTTCTTCTTCATGCCGTTCTCGGCATCGGTCTCATAAGAAACCGTACATTTAAACCAATTGTGCATTTTAATCTATATTATTATTAAACAAAGGATAATCTTTTATTCCTTCACGAATATATCTTTCCGTATCATCATCCACGCCATAAGCCTTCTTGAAAAATATCATAGCCTTATCCGTATCATTATCCACCAGTGGTAGATATTCCCTTACAAAAAGCGACCTAAGATAGTTCATATTATCAATCCTATGTCTTATATCGGCTACTTTATCCCATATCTCGGCCCGAATCTTACTCATTTTCTTCATATTTCTCTCATATCTCTCCAGCTGGTCTTTATATTCCGCCTCAATCTTATCGTTCTTATCCTTGATAGACTTATAGGTCTCCTCGTCTTTCGTATCAAACATCGGAGTATGTTTGATATTAATTATATCCAATTTGCTGTATAGCTTTTCATTGGATACGGTGAAATCATATCTAGTCCTGTATAGATCAAATTCACTTAATAACTTAGCTATTTTAATAGCATCATTCTGATCAAGAACGGCTATATTCAAGCCCTCCAAATAGTAGAAGAAATGAGATGGAGAAATAGATTTACAGCCATACGTCCTCATGACTGGAGGCTCATCCATAAACCTGACACCTTCCTCCGCACATCTTATTACGATCAATTTCTCTACCTGCTCATCAGTAAGATCATATATCTCCTGATCGGTCATCTTATCAATTGTCTTCATCATCCTCATCCTCCGATATCGTTATAGCCTTTGTAAACTTTTGTTTATAGACCTCACTCATAAGGCAGGCGAAAGTCCTATCATTCATACTAGCCATGGTATTGGCCTCTACCGTAAGATTCATCTCGATGTTCTTTACCGAGATTTCATAGTTATCATCATCTTCTTTATAGAAGATGACTTTACCACCATACTCGAAACCATCATCCTCGGCCTTAACCATATCGATGATCTTCTCCAATTCCTTTACAAACTCACTCTTTTTCATATATGTAATTTTTATGTGTCTACAAAAGTAGACATTTTGTTTTTGAATTAAATTAAATAAACATTATTAATAGTTAATACTATCCTTTCTCCTATCATTCATATTTATTCTTTGGTAATTATACCCTAACATCTGCTCCATCTTCTTTAACCCAATTAACCGTATCGCAATGCCAGCAATACCCTGTCTCAGAATCCTTTTTATGAGAATGGGAACCACATGTAGCGCACCAATAATTATCATCTATATTGTATGTGTAACTTTTATCCTCATGCATCTTATCTATTCTAGCTACCCTATCTTCCAATAGATCCTTTAGATAATGGCATTCATAAGGCCTATCTTCTTCCCTTAATATATAAACATCTATGTCCATCATATTCCCCATCCTGTCCGTGCACATCAGCTCGGCGGCATGACGTACATTCCCTTCCGGCATCCCCGGGACTATCTCCCGGATCACTGCCTCCATCTTCTCTTGGTATTCGGTGTCTACCTTAGCCACCAAGTCTTCTAGTTTATCTATTAAGCTCATAATTTTTATTGTATATAATTACTATTTGATATTTATACATATTTATTCTGTATCATCTTCACATTCACCTATCATATCCGTATGACCAAATACCATATCAATAAATTCAAGCATCTCATCATTAAACGATCCGCTTTCTTCTTGCAGCTTCCTACATTCATCCTCGGTCAATCCACAAGAAGACACAAGTTCCTCTGCGGCCTGCGTCCATCGCCCGTCGTGGGCTAGCTCCTGAACCGCCAGCCATATCCCTTGGTTCATGCCCTTCATTCTTGTCTTATCTGAAATATTCTTATCCTCCATATTCTCAATCATTTTTAATTCTTGTTTCCAAAAAGCTATATATCCATCCTCTATATTGCTATGATATACAACATCATTGGTGCCATTATCCAATATCTCATATACGTCACCCGACTCATCCATTACCCCACGAAAAATGTTCTCTCTATCCAAAAAATAACATGGTTTCTGTACTTCCGGTAGAGAATTATCTAATGATATCCACTCCGATCCAATTACGGTTATTGTAGCTCCCATATGATTCTTCGTTTAATATTACTATTTTAACCTTAAATCCCAACACATGATCTATTATATCATCATCCACCATATTATCCTCATTGATAATACCTTCGCTCGCAAGATTTATGTAATCCGGTTCAGCCAAATCACATATTACCTTCCCATCCTTATCCATGATCCCATATATATAACCATCTAATTTCTCTACCATATCATTATACGTATTACAGATATAAACAATATGATAATCATCGTATTTTTTCTCGACATACTCATGCACATCCATTTCCAGAACCTCATCATCAGCACTGCCCGCATAATACTCAAGCGTATCCATCACCACTACCGGCCATCCTATCTCCTTGGTCATAGTAGATATCTCGTCAATGACTTCCTTCGTGCGAGTTTCGTCATACTTCCCATTGTTAAACTCATGCATCGCATAAGTCAATTCATGAATATTGCAACAAATCAACCCTATATGTTGATTTTGTTCCCGTTTGATTCTATCTTTTGTATCCATATTTATCTCCCCTATTCACTCATTCTTTTAATAAAATTCTCCCATGATAGATCAACATCGTTGTAATGCTTGCAACAAGCATTCTGGATTCTCTCTATCAACGGAATGAACCATAACTGAGTTATTCCGTAACGAGTCTGAATTATTCTGCATAGGTTTATTTTTATTATCTCCATGTCATCAATACTAGGAGATGTGTTGTTATCATCACATCTATCTAATATTGTTTGAATTGTAGCCAAATAATGATCCATGTCTTAAATTGTTAATTATATTACCATTTCCCATTCCCCGGTATAAATAATACCTCTCCTGTACTCACCCAATGATTCCAGTTATTTTTAAGCTCATTAATGTCGTACGCCTCAGCCGAATGACCATTGTCAGACCTTTTTATAACTGACATAATACTTTCCGCCTGCACGCTCCAATGACGATAGCAGTCTGTCCCGCACCCGCACGCCGTGAATCTCCCGTTATCGAACTCCCAGACCAGAGGCCGGAGGCCGCATCGTGGACACGGCAACCATTCCATTGGATTCTCCGGCTTCTTGTAAACATCAATACACTTATACTCTACTGTCATAATTAGTTCTATTAAATTGATCTGATCTTTTGATCTCTCATCTCATTCTTATCCTTGAACATCATTATCCTATTTACAATCCCCTCCGATTCCATGTACGTCGAGAATCCATGTATTCTTAGATATTGGATGGCTGATAATGATTTTTCTAGCACATCTTTATATCCTACATCTATCTTAACTTCTTTACCCATAGTCCTCCTCCATTTCTCATATCCAACTTCTACTCATAACACTATTATAATCTATTCCATTATTCATAACCACTTTATTAAAGGCCTCCTCGGTATACGCCAAAGACTCGCCCCTATTAGCTCTCTCGATATTTTCGCTCATCATCCCCATAGCCTCGATCAAGGCCGCTGATGAGTTGGCTATTAACTTAGCCGCTTCCATTATCCTATTATCGTCCATAATCATATTACTTTAACTTCCTCGTTCCACAAATGTCTTTCATATACCATGGTTATTCCTATCAAAATCCCGGTATCTTCTCCCCAATATTCAAGTATTTGATTCCTGAATTTGTGACGCAATTTTTGTATTCCTCCCTATTCGATAACACCATAAAGAATCTTCACTTCGCTGGTGCTCCATTAATACACTTCGTCACCTATGTTAAACTTACTTTTAATAACCATATCAACCTCCCTTCTTAATTGTAAGCTCAACCTTCCCGTCGCTATTGGCTATCGTGTATTCGTCGCAATTATCGTTCTCGAATTTCTGTTCCGAATACCAGCAAATCAGTCCTAATATTTCATTCTCGGTGATTTCTCGCCTAACCTGACTCATCAGGGTTTTGCTCTTGTTCTTTTTAGCGATATAGGCGGACTTCCACCCTGTTACTATTACCGTATCTTTTAATTCTTTTTCTGTCATGATCAATTTCCCTTTTCTTTAATCCGCTCCAATACATCCTTGCTTGTTTCGACTATTCAATCGAAAGAAATAGGCGGTATTGGCATATACAATTTTACTATCCCATCATCATAAAGCGGATGTGGATATTCGCGATACTTGGCTAATTTACCCCTTTCCATTTTAATGCATTTTTTACAAAAGATGTTCGTTACCTTCATAAGGAATACAATAGATCCATCCCGTCCCATTTAAGCATTCATATCTTTCTTCTTTATATTGAGCATCAGCAATTTTCCTAACAAACAAACTTACGTGCCAATCATCGTCTTCTGTATCTCTTACTAAAACTTTATCAAATGGCTTGAATTTATATTTCGGTTCTATTTCAATACCAAAGAATTGTTTCAAGCATATTTTGGCTTTAGGTTCTTCGCTTGTTTTAAGAGCATCAACAAACCTTTGCCTTTCATCCTCAGTAGCAAATCTGTATCTCTCAATATTATTTTCATTGGCAGCTCCATTGTTGAAATATAAACAACCCCCTTCTCGCCAAGAAACATAATAAGATGTAAGATAGCTCCCGTTTGTATTTAATATGAATAAGTGATCACCTTCTTCATTGCTCAATACATCTCCGTCCTTGAATGTGGTATATTCCGGAATATTAATACAAAGCATACATCCTCTTGCTCCTAGCCCATTATCAGAGAACCAGTCAGATATTATACCGCTATCAGAATAAATCACTCCTAGTGTATTATATATCCCCCTATCTTTATTACTATACACTAACTCTACCTTATAATTATGCCCGAACGTTATAATCTCGCCCTTGCGTTCACCATTGCTGATTTTCTTTGCCAACTCTAAGTTAAATGGTTTTATTATCATTCTCTCTTTCATTTTACATGTATTTATGTTGTTATTTTCACTTTAGTTATATCATTACATTGTAACTTTGTTTGTTTGTTTAGCCAATCCAACGGACATGAGTGGACGCCTTGTCTTCACCGACCGCCTACCCATACACGCCGGCTCCACCGGTAACGCCACCCATGACATCTTGGATGTCTCTCCCGTAAATCTGATAGTGATTGCCATAGCTCTCAAATGTCAATTGATAGCTGTTTAATTCCATCCTAATTGTCTCGCAACACCTTTCATCTCGCTATACGCTATCCGGTGACATCCGACAGTCAGTATATCGTTTTCATAACGATTGAACGCCCATCTGTGACCGGTTACATCCAATGCCAAATCACGTTTGAACTGACCACCATCATGGAACACTTTAATCAATCCCCAAAGTCTTTCAGCTTCAGTTTGTGTTATCTTAATACCCTTGCTGGTTTCAATTCTGCCATTCTTAATACGCAACCATACGTTCGGCTGATCATTCTCAAACCAACAATAATAACTCAACTGGGAAATCTCGCCAGACTTCCACATTTGTATCCGTTCTTCCAATGTTTTGTTACGAACCTCTTCCTCTTTCCTTGCCTTTTCAAGGGCTATAGCCTCTCTCTTTTCACAACCTTCCGTCCATCTTTGGTATCTGATCGTATATTTAGCCCATGTTCCTTCACCACAAACTTCATCCACAACCACATTAACGGTTCCAAGGACTTCCAGTGCTTGATGATTCAACAATATCTGGAAAATACGTTTCAATTCACGGACATGTTCACGTTTAATCTTATCTGATTCCCGTGATAATTCATGGTTAGTTCCAAGCCATTCGTTTGCGCTCTTCTTAAGAAGACGTTTGGGAGTTCCCATATCGAAGAACTCAATATAACCCATCAGATTTCTAAAAGCTCCCCAAACATTCTGATAAGGTAATTCAGTTCTGGCTTTCTTGTATTTTTCAATAGCGTCTTTAATGGATTCCAACCCACTGGTGACAAATGCCATATTACCAGTATTTGACATATTATATCCAACGCTAAATACCTTTGAACCAGTAGGTATTGCACCGTAAATATATCTCTGATGCGCACTGGTGGAAGTAGAATAATATTCATTGTTAAGCAAATACGCCTTTTCCCCACGCTTATTTCTTACGATTCTTCCTACCTCAAAGTGATAGCCATAAGAATAAATACTTTCACCTTCAAAGAAGAAATTGCTACCTCTAGCTGATTCTTTCTTTTCGTTCGCCCATAAATGAGCTACCATATAGTTATTCATATCAATGTTTTTTTGTTATGTAATTACAGATGGTATATAATTACCTTAGTTTAATCATTGTACTTGTGAAAAATAAAATCCGCACATTCTCCGGGGAGTGTTCCTGCGTCATTATACTGGTAGAATCCTTGTGTTTCCAAGTCTACATCTACCGGATAACCTTCTGCTGCTTCCAAGAAGCGTTTGATTTCCTCACATTCTTCATTCGTTAATCCAGTGTAATCATCATTGATTAACGGGCAAGCCCAATAAATTGGAAGCCTGTATCTTATTACTTCTATCATAGCTTTATTAGTTTACAATTTACATTTTCAAACACCGGAATCATTCCATTCTCTCTAAAATAAGCAGTGGCCACCTTGAAAGCATACAAAGGATTTACCTTCTTAATCTCCTGAAACGATTCCCAAAGAGCGAACGGCTGACATACATAGAAGTTTTCATTGCCAAGACATCCAAAAACACGATCCATATTATTTTCATCGCAATTAGTACCACCCAGTACAATTAAATCACACCCAGTCTTTCTGGTTCCGAAAATAAACACCTTGTTCTTATTTTCTGGAAGCATAAATATTTTCTTATCAGTATCGAACCAATCAGTCTGATGGTTTTCTACATCCCGGAGAACGATCTCATCAATCTCACGGGCATATTCCTCTTGTGTTTTCATGCTATTTCATTTAATGGTCCAACATAAACATCTCCATCTTCATAATAAAGTCGATCTTCATACTGATTATGATGAAGCTCCTCACGTATCGCATCTTCATTATCAGCCCAATACTCGTACTCCTCATGCCATGACTTGAAGAAGTTATCATAACATTGCCTCATCAGATCCTCTAAAGAAAAATCCTCCGGATAAGTACACCATGCATTGTAATAATCAATTATAGGTTTCAGGAGATACCGATCATAACACATTCCTGTTAGCGGACAATTATCTCCATAGTCAAACATCACCCTGCTATACCTATGCTTGTATTTGTATTTCCCATCAATATATTTACCTGACGTGGAGAAATACTTGCCCTTGATAATATATGGCATAATATTGTTGTTAATATACCTGAACAATAATTTGCCACATAAGTTATTAGGATATATATCCTTATCATAATCAGTTGGATGACAGCATATAGGATCATTGTACTTGAATTTGAATCTAAAATCATACCTCGTATATCCAACTTCCCAGTCATAAGCCTCAGTATTTGTCAGATCCCCAAAAGACTTCATGGTGCTTATATAATCATCACCATAAGCTTCCATGCAACAATCCATTACATTCCAGTGCTCACGCTCTATGATCTTTTCTTGTGAGTCTTTTGACAGCTCATCAAACTCATACAGTCTTAATACAATCTTTTTCATAATCCCTCCTCTTTTAATATAACTAGATCCCTAATGTCAATCGAATGACATACGTACCTCCTTATGTTCACGTTTAGAGATATGATTGTGGCTATTCTCACGAACCACCACAATCCAGATTCAGATATTACTCATCCTTTATCTTTACGAATGGGTTTTCTACATAAAACTCCACTACATCCTTAGATTTTATAGATGTCACTATACCGGTGGTATCCACAAATCCATCTGTCTCATCCATTGCCAAATCTTCTATTTTATCTCCCGGTAGAAAACAAAGATTATAGTCTTGATCAATATACATAATCATCTTTAACCTAACCATGTCATCAATGATGCCTTTCATTCTCTCCACGACATCCAATTGATCATTACTAAGCATTAATCTACTTTTTGATGATTCCACTAACCTTATGTCTCCATTCCTGTCAACTACAGTTAAGTCATTGAATTTATACACATCTTCACGTGTTCTGTAATATGTTTCCTTACAATAAATTTTTCCTTTATCATCTATTTCAACATCAAAATATTCCAACTTATCCTTGACAGCTCTTCCGTTTTTGTATTTCCACACATCACCTATTGGAATGAACCCATATAATGACTCAAAAACATCATATATTGATAGTCTTGTCTTAGGAATGCTCTCGCCCTTTTTAAAACATTCTTCGGACGAATAAAATAATTTCCCATCTAATGTCTTCTCAGTCCTACATCCTCCCCATGTTCCTACATATCTAACTACTCCATATGTAAAACTGATCAAGATCTTATCAATCTCAAACCACTTTAATCTTCCTGACATATCGTCAAAAAGATATCCACTCTCTAGATAAACCGATAAACATTCTCTAATTTCCATAACAATTTATTTTTTTTAATTAAACAACATCATTTGCCTTGATCACTATCCGTATCAATATTATGAACAAGCTCATATAGATCATAATCACTACACTCTGCTAAACATAAAGAGAAGACGTTCCTGTCGTTAATCAGGAAATAGCTATCTTCTAATATGAAGATAGATCTTCCTACCTCTAAAAAACAGTCCCATAACTCATTGCCTCTTTTATTGCCAAACACTTTCTGAAAAGTATGACGATCTGCCTTATTCTCGAATTTACGCATCCGTCTAATCCACTCATATCCGTGCCTCACTAAATCCAAGCCGCCGGCTTCATCGAAGCTCCCGTTTTTATCAATCCATTTATTTACATCTATCAACATACTCCCTTATAATATTACATTAAACAACTCGTTTAACCTATCTATCTCACTTAGGTATTCATCTTCTTTATCAAATCTAATTTGCGTCCCTCCCTCCAATCCAAAGGACAGGGTAAAGGATATGACCCAGCCCGATCCGTCCACGGCCTTCCCCTTGGGAACCCAAGACATCACCGTCTTCTTGGATATCCACCATCTCCCTATCTCAACGAAATCAGGATAGTTGTTCATTAAATACACCATCTGACTAGCCATCTTATTGACATCATCAAAAGACACTATATGATACTTGTTTCTGATCCTGATCTTCACGAAAGGATTATCCATATTATATGCCGCAAATGCTGATATCACAGAACTAGGATATCTAACCCCTTTTATTATCACCCATTTCATATATAACATCTCCTCTTTACATTAAACTTCCGCCATCTCATCTGAAGACTTGTTTTGATTATTGATAATATCAAGCAACTCATCCCATGTCCTCTCAAACAATTGTCCATTATTAACTCCACAACACCCACATCCACTAGAAAATACTGGAATTATACTCCCATCGCACATCTTAACGAATTTATATCCTATATATTCATCACATAATGAACATCTTCTTACTGGTATAAATCTTACTTTACCGCTATAAACGATATTTACTAATGTCTCACGATCCATATGATTTTCTCCTCTAATTAATTGTCCTTATTTCTAGCCAATCGAATAAAATTTATCCGCGCTCTCTTTTCCGTCTCCTCGAAAGTTAGCCAGCCCGCATGTCAGGATGCTCACAAGGTTATCCACCACCCCCAACTCGCTCGATTTGAACCACGCCAACTGACTGTAAGTTTCACCTATCCATATTATACTCATTCTCCCGTCCCGACTGACCTCCTTGACCAGCCCTATATGGTTCTCAGTATCCTTAATCACCTTTGATTTGTCAATACTCGTAAGCCTAACAAAATCCATTGGTCGTATCACTTTATCCTCGTCCATGTTAATCCTCCTATATTTTTATTCTCTCAATTTGTTCTTAACCTCCTTGACATATTTAGGGGAATGTAGCCCCCTATGCAATCTTATAGCCCGATCTATATCCTTTTTAGGATTGTGGTGAGATTGATATATCTCGAACATTTCCCTAGCCTTGACAGGATTCGTTCTGTCACGATACCTGTACCGCTTTTTCTCCCGTTTAAGGCGTAATATCCTATTAACCTCATCAACGTATACCCTTTTCATTTGCCATCTTCCTAAAGCCCCGGATGAGGCGTTATACGCTCGATCGTCATCCCTTGACTCCACGAAAGACAGGGCGGCCGCCAGCTTATCCCATACCCGTGCCTCGATCACGGCCGGCTTCGGGGCGAGGGGCATGCCACCGCTCCCTTTTGGCGGTGTCAGTATCACCATAGCCATCATAAGCAAGTATCTTGTCATATCTTATCCATATCAAAATTATTATTCACGATCTTATCACCTATGTTAATTTCCCCCATATCCAAGATATTTATATTATTTATTATACTCCTTACCCAAAAAGAGGATATAATAGCAGAATATTATGATATTAAGACATAAACCTGTCTATTACCATACTGCCATATTTATCCTCCGTCCAATATCATTCGTATCAGTACACAACTTTTATTATTATGGTCATAAATACACTCAATCATTCCTTTTTCAAGCCGCTATCGCCATTAAGATTATCAGCTATACCCAATATCTTCGAAATAAGAGCCTTTTTAGGCTTATATTCGTCGTTTATGCTTATAAACGAGTAGTTGTATACCACGCCTTCTTTCGAGACCTCCACGCCTACGTATTTAGGCGCAACGGCATCCCTATGCAACACGATAAACGGGTTTTTACCGTCCAGATCATTTATCAACTGGTTAAACTGCCGTCTCGTCATCTGATAGTGATATTATTTCCATGTTATAAATGCGATCTCTCTTTACCCTTATCTTCTCGCATAGCTCATCGAAGCACCCATCTTCTTCTAGCTTATCAACATAATATGATACACTTGATTTAGAGCTTCCTTGAAGATATACATTTCCTCTTATATTCCTTGAGAAAAAATTAGGTAAGACCATCTTTTGTCTCTTATCCTTATTATCCATATAAGATATGACAACAACCCATAATTCTGGTTCCCGTTCTTTTACCGATAACATAAGATCGAGACCCGATTGACCATTGATATTCCTCCTGCCAGTTTCGTTATAACGAAGAATAATATAATCATCCGCTTTATCATCCTCAATCATCACGACCATAGGACTATTACCCTTTCCATTATCACATAATACTCTTGCCTCTTTTCCGTTACGTAGATATACCTTATCGTAATCTCCGTTTTTGTATATCTCGAAATCAAACTCTATTACCATTTTATTTCCTCCTATTGATATATTGTTGCGTACGTCCTTCCTCTATCTTTTCGAAATAGAACTTATTCCCGTATAACCTTGTAAAACAGATGTTATACCCGAAATGCTCCGCGCGTCTGATCTGTGCGTAACCTCTACTGATGTCCTTATCATCAATCAGCGTAACAAAACAATGTGATCCCACCTCTGTGTTTAAAACCAGATTTTCCCAATCTTTTACCTCCATATCAAATCTCCTTAAATAATTTTTTGTTATGATTATCTCTATTATACCATTTATCAATATTATCGTACTGCTTTGGATAAACCCCATAGGCCTTACACCACCTAGGTAACGGCCCGTTCAACGCATCTAACGCCGTCGCAAGGTCGAACGTAGCTTCCTCCTTGACACAACACCCCGATCCACTTCCACAGCTCGGTATATAAGCCCTACTATACGCTACGCTCATCCCATATTCCCCATGACTCAGATACCCGATGTTGGGTGAATCAGGGAAGGCGTAATACAACATTATATAATCACCCTTACTCCAACCTCTATTATAAGTATCATCCTTCCATGCGAAAACCCTGCAACCGGCTTCTTTTAATTCCGCTGCCGCTCTTTTTAAAATATTATCTTCCATACTACTTACATTTAAGTTATGCCAAGGTGCCGGGAACTGACCCCGGATCATATCCGCACACGTACGATTATGATATATCCTTCCACCCCGCCAAGGTCATGGTCACAATATTAACAAACTAAAATCTAATGTTCATATCATTACACATCTTAAAGAAGACCTCCCTTATGATCTTTTTGTACAAGATGTATATCTCATCATCATCATCATCGAACTCCACTCCCCATGAACGTAATAAATACCTGATATCGCAATCCGCTGTATGAATCCTGAATATAGACGGAACGCTCATTATGTAGTCCTCGAAAGCTTTCTTAATCCCATCCCTTTTGATATGCTCTTTATACTCATCCTTAAACACGTTAAGCATAAAAGCCAGATACTCCCTATCATATCTAAACTGCTTTTTGTAATTATCAGTATCTATATGATCTAGTATATATATTTCTATAGCGTCCCTGTCGTATTTTGACATACCTCTTCCTCCTGTTTTTGATATTTAATGACCCTTTTCTCCCCATACGCCTTCGCTAACTGAATAAGCTGGCCGGTAAACACCTTGGTACGGTGTCTTACAATCTTATCCACCAATTCCGGACATCTGGTTCTCCATCTATAATTAACCTCGCCCTTAGCTTTCTTCTTGTAATATCTGTAAAATGTTACGGCCACTACCACTTCTCCATCTTGTTCAAAAGCCACTAAATCGTAATTGTTGTAAACTATTTCGTTCATGTCGTTATTATTTTTATGTACTTAATCACCTCTTCTGGTAAGGATGCTAGATCCTTAACTCTTTTACCTAAATCGTATGAATGTCTCCTATATGGATAATAATCACCAACATATATTCCTATTCCTTGTGGATGAAATGGATTTTCGCTGCATGCAAACACAGGATAATATACCAACCCACTACTATCTTTACCCTTATCACTTACACATATTATCGTGTATCTATCTATCTCCCCATCGCCAATATCATACACCCTTACTTTTACCTTCACGCCATTGGCGTTTGTTATAACATTATTCATACGCACCTCCTTTGTTGTTCACGATCAAACTAATCTATCTCCCTACCATATATAGTATACGATCCACACCAGCCACGATTCTCATTCGAGACCCTAATATGATCTACAGGCTTATCTCCTGCCATACAATTAGCGTAAGATAATACCTCCGACATGTTTCTGAACCCGGAATCCGCCGCCGATTTTATAAGTTTCCGATCGCACCCGAATACCCATACCTTCATAATATCCCTTTCCTTTACAGTTCTTCTTATACGCATAATCTTGCCATAAAATAAATAAACATAAAATCTATTCTCTCTTTGTTATCATCCATCCTATGCCCGGTGATCTCAAAAACAACCCTACGCTTTTCTATAGTCTGTATATTATCTAACTGAATAGCTATGTAAGGATATTTCATAACTTTCTCTCTATTGATGTTATACAAAATAGCGTTGACATCTTGCCTGCGAAAATACATATTTACCCCTATATAGCTGGCAACCAAAAGACATTCGTCTATTACCCCATCAGTATCGAATAGCAATAACATATCATCCTTCTCGATAGTATATTCCATATCAAGGATCTTGATACGTTTGCTTCCGTCCTTCTTATCTGATATAAGAACCTCTATCATATCCTTATCAGTCGTAAGGATATAATACGCCTCGTCCTTTGTAATATTATTACGAAGATAAGACAGTATCTCATCTTGTAATTTTATAATCTCGTCCATGTTATTAGTATTGGTTATTATATACTATTTTACACCATATATGTTGTAAAACATACGTATGTTATTTAATTTCACATTCTTCTTTTCTAATTTTGTCTCACTCAATCGAATCATATAGTCCCCTGTCTCGGACAAGACGGTTGAGCAAAAGAGGTCTTTGATATAAGGTTTTACCCTAAAAAAATATTCGTTGGGTAAGTAAAATCAAAAACGTTTTGTTTAGTAAAAGAATCCGGCGATCTCACTCTTGAGCAACCGGTAGAGGGTATTGGTGATACCCAGTATGATGTTTCGTACAAATGCATATCATTTCTCATTTTTTTTGGTGTAAAATGGTATATAATCACCTTAGTATTTTATATTACCACGCCAAAGGAAAGAACGGCAGCCGACACCCGCAGCCTACCACGCCGTGACACCGCCGCCCGTTCCCCTTGGTGTTATTCTGCCACCTCTAATTTCCCGTAATAAGGATAGAAACAACCGTCTCGATAAACCGAATATCTGAGCGTTTTATCCTTTGCTTCATAGATGGAAACACAACCGCTGTTATAAGCGTTGGATAGTTCTTTTGCTACAAATCCGCCTATTCGTTTATAGGTTTTAGGCGTATCCCTCAACGGTCTGCCTACATATATTTTTACTCTCTTGCACTTCTTGTCGCCTACGTATATATCCTTTCCTCTAAGCTCCGTTAAATACATGAATCTCATATCAGTCAATTTTAAATCCAACATTCCTCTACCTCTATCTCCATACGATCCTCCCAATTACATAAATCAGGATTCTCTCCTTCATAAAAGTAATAGTAAGCCCATACCTCAATATCGCCCACTTTTACACACCCATCACTGCACCATTCCACAATATCGTCACCCCTGCATACGTTTGTCGGTTCAGCACCAAGCGACAATAGTTTGTTTATTATATTATCGCCGAACTTTTCTTTCGCCTCTTCTTTCGTCATATCACTATCAGATTTTTAATATTACACTACCGCCAAAGGGAAACAGGGACGGACGACCAGCGGGGCCGACCCCACGCCATCGCCGCCGCCCGTTTCCCTTGGTTTCCCACACTCCCTCCATCACCCAAAGAAACACATACACCCATACATAGACATACCTCCATACCCATAAGATCCCTATCTGTATTGGAGGGTACCATTGTTTGGAGGTTATCCTTATCCCACTTATTCCCCTTATTTCACTTGGGCTACTTAATTTTCCCTCGATTCCCCTTGATTTATCTTGATTTACCTTGATTTACCTTGTCTGGAGGTGTCCCCTCCCGCAAAACAAATCAACCCCACCAACTCCCAGCATAAAACCCGAGACCTTCCTCCCGATTGTTCCACGTGGAACGCCCGTTCAGTCTAGGATATCGAAGTCTTTGTTCTTGATTGCCTTATATACTTGCCTAATACAATGTATTGATAATAAAGCCAATAAAATAACTATGATTAAAGGCAGGGCGTCGCCCGTAGCTATAACGTACCGCCCTAACTCAAACGCCATGTACCCACAAAACAAGATGAGTACGAAATATATAAATATGCCCATAAAAAATATACAATAAGTAAACACGATTTTAAAACAACACTCAAATAATACAACCAATTGAGTATCAACAACATAATATATATCAATCCCTAGAGCTACCTCTAAGAGAAGACAAGCCTAGATATAGATAAAAAATATACAATAAGTACCGCCTATTATATACCTTTTAGGATCGATTCAAGCGCAAATCCATACATAAGGACATAATTCACCCGTCCATACGGATATAGATATATACAAAATAATACATAATAAAGTATTTTACTTACACATTTATAATTAAGGCTTAAAATTTACCGCCTTGACACTTTTATGTGTAAGTAAAACATATGGTTATGCTATCATTCTGTAAAATTAGGCACAAAAAAGCCCTTCCGTCCTATATCACTACAGTACAGAAGGGCACAAACTTTAAAATCAAATAAAAACAAACGATCTATTGTCGCAATTTGTTTGCCATGTAGCTAACACGTTTCCGCCTACATTTATCAGAATCTCTACTACAATCTAATTTATTAGACTTGTATAGATCTTTGGTAAGCTCAATATAAAACTCCATTTGAGACTTTCTTGCAGCCTCTAAAGCCTTTTCTTTTTGAATAGATAGTTTCCTATTCAAATTATCGAATTTCTTTTTGTACATAATATATTCATTTAATTACACCAATAAGAACGGACACGGCTATAAAGGCACAAGGCCGCCGTTATCAATACAGCTAGCCGAGCACACCACACCCGCCCGATTCCCTTTGGTTTTTGTCCCTTTGCCCCGAACGAACGAGACCAAATACGTACATACGTCACCCGTGATACGTACCGACAAGGCGTATTGAGTCCGTCAATTTAACCGCACTAAATACCCTTGTAAGGGTTGTTATTTGCTATCCGTACGCATATTAGGTATTTAAGCAACCCTAACATGCATCGTATTGATACATTAGCACGGAAATAACACCGTAATACACTCAATGCGTGTTACTCTCACAACGCACTAACATACGCCCTATATATGCGTATATACACCAATGTACCCCGTGTTTTTACACGGCCTATCCGGAAACCGGACGTATTAACCCGTCTTGATACAAGCCCAAAGAATAATGGTTCATACTACGACTGAATACGAACCTAGACCACATTGTTAAGCGGCGGCCTATCTACACAAGTTATCGAACGCCAACGGCTATACCCCTACCCGCTTGTGTATGCTTATATCAATATGTTAAATAACTAGCTCTTTTAGTCTGAGTCCGGTTGCGCGACGAGGACGCAAGAGTATGCAACCATAACGGGCTATTATAGCCCGTCTATTTATCTATCATTTTTAGGGTGTGTTAGGTAGTAAGTGATACATTTGGCTATCAAATTATATGTGTATCGCTTGATAGGTACGGCGCACTTTACAATACGTTTGTCTGATCCATTAAACACCTCGTAATAGGGTACGTTATCCGTGTCAATGTATGCTATAGGTTCACAATATCCGAAACGTTTATGCATATTGCCTAATACGGCTATACTATTTACCTTATCTAATGGTAGCTTGCTATTGTTTGCCTGATCTTGCTTGTCATAATATTCTCTTTCGATTTCTTTATAAGCGCAAAAGGTATCATTTACACGTGGCAGTATCTCCTTACAAAGTTGTATCACAACCTCTTTATCTTTTGCCAAAGCAACCAAAGCAGGTACAATAGCCTTATCTACTTTAATATCGTTATCCTTTAGTATCTCATTTACCTCTTTGCCAGATTTAAACAACTGGCACCAAGCCTTTACTGCACCGGTTAACGTCTTTTCACTTGCTTTTTTTACCTCACTTTGTACTTTGTTAAGATCTTTACTTGTCATTAGATTTGCCCTTGCCCTGGGGACTTGTATAGGCATCTAGCACGCCTTGTTTGTTAATATTGTTATCTCACATTGCAAATATAATACATGTTTTATTTTCAAACAAATATTTTACAATAAAAATTCAACGATTATATATAATAAAACCAATCAAATATAAATGTATATTAAAATATTGGTTTATATCATTGATAATCAACAATTTAAATTGAAAATAAGCATTCTTTTTTTCGGATCGCTGGTTGTTTTCCGTTCCCATTTTCCGCCCTTCTTGGATTGGGGGGGCGGCCCCAAAAACGGCAGCCCGGCCGGGGTGATTTCGAGGAGGTGGTCCGTCCCGCATATCCCGCATATCCCCGCAATCCCGCATACCTCTACATGTGATGCGAAGCCCAACATATCCCTCATATCCCCATATCCCCATCAAATCCATCCATCGTCCCCTCACGACCTTCTCATTAATTTTATTATATTTGCGATATAATTAAAACATAACATATTATGAGTAAAGAAGTTGAATGTATAGGGGGGGGTGTATTTAAGACCCCTCAGATAAGGAGGGGGTATGTTTAGGCGCAGGACTTCTTCTCCCGGTAAGATCCACTACCGTGTTAATATAAACAAGAATATGTATCTTGGCTTTGTAGATATATATATTGATGGGAAGCCATATCAATCTGGTTTTAACGGATCTTATCTTGATATATATCGCGATAAGAAGATAAAAACTATAAGCATAAGTGGCCAGATATCATATCTAAATCCGAAAAATGAGTACAATATTATTTTGGGCATAAGTGGAGGTATTATAGAGGGAACCCTTACGTATCAATATAATTCGGGTATGCATTGCGAGTTGGCTAATAAGGTGATATACGGGAATAGGATAACTAATTTTGTTCCTGTAACGGTGATAGAAGATCCTGGGAAGATCATTAATTTCACTTACAGATCTGAATTACATACTCAGGTTTTAGATGAAAGTTATGTAAGTTGGGATGGTGATTATGTATTAAACGATAATTGTATAGTAACTGATCTTTGTTCGGGATGTGAATCTTATGCCTATGGGAAAAGTTCTCGTGGTAACTATCGAGTAACGGTAAGGATAGTGTAATCCCAAGGGAAGGAGGGAGACCTCGTTCTTCCGGGCCTCCCCCGCCCTACCACCGCCTCCCGTTCTTTTTGGCTTCTCCCTGTCTTATCTTTGACCGGATATCAAAAATTCATATCTTTGGAACAAAACTACAATCATATTTAGAGACATACTACATAAAATCAAGATCTTCTTCTGCGATGAAGATATCGAGAAGATAAATGTAAGGGATAGTACGGTTATCCGCAACAACGAGATACATAAGATGTATGACGAGATACTTAATGAGCTAGGTGATTTGGCCACTGTCGTATCTAGGAACTACGTGTATGGCAGGATAAAGGACAGTACTGGATTAAGTATCCGTCATATCAGTAGGATAATAAACCATACTAAAGTCGAGGAGATATGATTAAAGACGTAATGGAGAGGGATATGATAAATGAGATATCCACGTTGTTTGTAATGATATTCACGTCAGGGTTGATGTTTGTCATGCCGATGTTAGATATAGAGTGTGATGATATTACTATCATAATAGGATCAGGAATAATACTATCTTTTATGCTAACCATAATCCCGATCTTGCTTTCTTACGATATAAGGGATGAGATCATTGAGTTGATTGAGGATATAGACAGCCAGATCGTGGTAGGCACTTCGGTATATAAAACGAACCTGCCCTAAGTAATTCCTAGGGCAGATATTAATATCAATTTGACTTCAAATACGATTCTATTCTATCAGCGGCCTCATTAGGCGTATGTCCATCCCATTCCCATGCCGTATCAAGTTCAGGGATATTGAATAACCCCCAATACCGGTTCTCATAATGATTGGAGATCTGACCTGTAGGTAGTTCGGCCATTACAATAAACCATCCTCCACCGAAGCATTCCTCCCCATCATAATGCTTATGTGACTTACAGACCTTTACATCCCCTTTAGCCAGCTCGTTGAAGAAAGCGGCATTGTAAAGCATTCGATATTTATATAGTTCGTTAAATGTATGATATCCGTCGGATACGTTACCCATATCATCTTCATGTAAATATGTTTTCTCAAAAATGTCCTGCTTGCAAGGATAAAACTCCCCGTTTACTCCCTTGATGATGTAATCACCTACATTGGCTTTCATAACACCTTCAAGGGTTTCTATACTACAATCAACAGAAGGAGATATCCCATTATCAGCGTCACCTTCCCTAATAACTTCTATTTTAACACTATCACCAGCGAAATCCTTGATCTCATCATTATTAAAGCCTTTCCATTTTACGGCTTCTATCGCAATTGGTTTCTTTACATATCTATTCATAATTTTACGATTTAATATATTATTATCTTTTGATATACCTTTCTATAAGATCTATTGATAGTTTAGCTCCCAGCTCCTCCTCCAATAGGTTAAGGTAGTTCCGATGCAGGCATCCGCCCCGCTCCACCTCCCTAAAGCCGGCCCCGTCCCGGATCCTGACTAGCCCTTTCCTTGGATCCATGTCGATAAGATCCCGAAGCTCGTTCATATTCTTGAACCGGTTCTCTATTACCTTAAATACATCGATCTTAGGTTTCTTATCCTTATTTTTGGGCTTTATTTTAATTCTTCCGCTCATAATACATTAATCACTTTCCAGTACTACCAAACCCACCATTTCCTCTCTCGGATTCTCCAAGGTCTTCTAACGACTCCACTTGATCCCATACGATGCGTTCCCGTCTACGGATAAGCAATTGAGCTACCTTATCCCCTGCCGAATAAGAAGGATCTCCATAGCGATCTATACGTCTACATACTACCATAATCTCACCCCTATATCCTTCATCAACAGTTCCCGGGGCGTTTTGGATAATGGACTTGGTTTTGGTTATGCTACTACGAGGGCGGATCTCCATCTCATAATCCTCAGGTAAAGCTACATGCACTCCAGTATGGTATATGATCCTACCACTGTCAAGTTCTATATTCTTAACAAACAAATCCATGCAAGCGTCATCCTCATGGGCGTATTCAGGCATCTTAGCCCCTTCTTCCAGCCAGATCTTGACCTTACACGTATCTATACCATCAAGTAACTCAACTGCCTCTTTATAGCTCATAGGTTGCTCTGAAGCTAATGAAATGGCTCTTGCCAATAAATCTTTAATCTTACTCATTTTATCTTGTTTTTAAATTCTTTCCCTTTCGGGCATTGTAATTTACATTCCTCGCCACAAGCGGAACAGTTGGGTCTCATTCCGGGCACCCCTCTTCCCCCGTACGGCCAGTAGGCATAATCGCAGACGCTCCAGAACGCCTCCATCGCCCTGATCTTGGCATCGACGGTTATCTTCTCCTTCACCTTTTTCATGCTCTTCCTGAACTCATCTTTCATATCCTTCCCTTCTATCTGTCTGGCTTTACGTCTCTCGTTCCACCAATTGTAGTAGAATTTGTCTGCCATCTTATAAGCTTCGGGGTCAAATTTATCACGATGCAGGATAGGTGCGTCCTTGATCTTTCTCAAATTCCTGCCACAAACATAAGCGAGTCCTGCGTACGGAGGTATGTCCTTAGGATCAACCAACCCATCCGGAACGCAGTAGTAGAAGTAATTGGGGCGGCCGTACCTGACCCAGTCACCGGTCTCGTACAGGGCTTGCTTTCGCGCCTCGAACCAGCCTTGCATTACTTGGTGCTTATCCTCCTTCTCGAAATCCTTGTTATAGTCAGCTAACGAGATCTTAACCTCAACCTCATATGCGTACATGGATCTGGTTATAGCCAGATAATCAGACTCCCAGTTATAGACATATAAGTTGTTTATAATCCATCTAGGAGACACCAAGAACTGTCTGTTAAGGATATCCAATATCCCTCTCTCAGTATATTCAGCACCTTTATTTGATCGCCGTGTTCCCATCTCCTGTCAAAGGATTATTCCTATATCCTACCGCCATTATAGCGTTACCTATCAACATCCTCAACTTCTCCATATCCTTATCATGGAACGAGAAAGTGGTTAGAATATGACCATTGGTCTTATCATAAGATTTTATCATCAACACAGCCACATACTCACCCATCATCTTACCATTCATGATATCAAGATCAATTATGCCGTGATCTATTAGATCAACCACATCCCATCCTAATGGCAGGTACTTTTTTATTTGATTAATGTCCATCCCAAATAGTTATTATAAATAGGAGGGTCGTGCTACCCTCCTATAGATTACACACGAAAAATAGAACTGAAAGCGATCTTAAGCACGTAAGATTTTGTTGATTCCCGTAGGCTGTCTACCGGTTATCGTTAATTACCGACCTACGGGAATATGTTTAAGAAAACACCATGTGGGGAGTGGGGGAATCGAACCCTTATCCACGCTACGATTAGGAATCGTAAATTCTATCCGTTAAATTAACTCCCCTTTAAGCGTCCTGATCCTCCCAGACAAGGACACTACATAAATCTAAACTCTAAACCTAATGACAAACATTATTAATCCAACTGTGGACCCGGCCGGACTTGAACCGACAACCTGCTGGTTATGAGCCAGATGATCCAACCAATTGATCTACGGGTCCTAAATACACCACATCGGCTTTCACAAGAGGATGTGGATAGGAATTTCTCGGAGTTTATATAGTAACTTTATGAAACTATTGTCCAACATTCTAGCATATAGCGCCAATCCTCGAACGGGAATGTCTCTACACCAGACCTACCCCATCCCGTCCCCCAACTGTTCTGTAGGACGAAGCCGGCCTTGTCCCAGCCGGTGAGGATAACGGCATGACCTCCCAAGTTCTGTCCTTGGCCTTGCCAGAATCGATTACCATAATTATAGCAATACAGACCTATAACCAGAGGCCCATTCAGCATCAAAGCCACCTTAGCTGATACCGGATCTATGATCCTAGCGTAACTGTTTATTTTCTCCCCATCTACGCCTACGTTCTTGATAGACTTGATAGCGTCACGAAGAACCATCCCGTCTTGATCCTTATCCTCTCTCAGATCATATATATCGTAGGGAGAGATCTTAGCCGGTCTTTTAATAGCCCTTATACTCTTTCTCCAGTTAAGTATCTCAGCTAAGCTTACCGCAGCGCAAATAGGAGAAGATCCTTGATCCACTACGCTATCAACGTTATTGACCTTATACTCATCAGGAACAGCCTCATGCTGCATATTCATGATAGCGTCTCTGTCATCCACAGGGGATGGTATATATCCTAACCCGTAACTCATTTTTTATCCTTTTTATGGTAATCAATTATCTTAATATTAAACGTATCGGATCTCTGCCTTACCTGTATAGACCCCCTAGCCTTTCCCTTGGCGTCGTATAGGGCGGTGAAGCCAAAGTTATCGACCCGGCCGTCGTCCAGCGTAAACCGCCACTCCTTCCATTGGCCCATCACGGTCCCGGAAGACACTATAGAATCCACTACATAAGATATGTCAGTAGTATCATATTCCGTATAATAGGTTCTTGACGTACTGCATCCGACAACCGCTAAGGTAAATAACGTTAACAAGAAAAACAAGATCTTATTCACTTTTCTTAGATTTTTTACGTTTCTTAGATTTCTTCTTATCCTCCGCCTTATTCTCGACATTTACGTCAATACCGGCATCAGCGACCTCAGGAGCGTTATTTTCAGGTATATCAATATGACCTGAGTTAGGATCCATCTTATCCTCATCAACAACAACCTCATCAGGTACATCGCTATCTAAAAGCTCTGCCTCAAGATATTTGATACGATCTGACATGATTTTATTCTGGTCCTCAAGTTCCTTATATCTTCTTCTAGCCTCATCGAGTAATTTAGATGATAGTTTATGTTTCTTCTCGATATCCATATAAGCCCGTTTAAGAGTTTCTTTCTCTTTTACCGACTCATTATATAGCTCTCTTGATTTACTAAGCTCATTCCCCATCTTAACTATATGAGAATCCTTGGAATCTATATCCATATCAAGAGAATCGACAAGCGTATCAAGATACCTTACTTTCTCTTCCAATTCCGTTATCTTCTTGCGGGCATCATCGTAATCCTTTTTTAATCTTCTTGAGTAGCTAATAGCCTCATCAAGATCCTGTTTTAGTGTATTTATATAACTACTCTTTACTATCTTCAATCCGAACATTTTTATCACTGTTATAAGTTTCACGAATATCGGCTTTTATCTTGCCGACTATAATTAACTCAGCTATATGTTTGTCTTTCTCGACTATAGCCATATCCTTACGGACATTAGTGACTCTGATAATGATATTCCCGTTATTAGACGAGACGAACGGTGATCCTACCAAAGTAAGTCCCGTATCTCCGGTAAACGACGGCAGCATCATCAACACCCCTATGGTATTATCCGGGAACGACGCCCATACCCCTGTGTCTATATCAAGGACATCACCCTGTCCTAATGGGAAAGCATTACCCTGCTTGATAGGAATATCCTTACCCAACGAGTTCCATGCTTTCGAGAATCTTACGGAGTTAAGGAAGATCTTTCCCTCTTTCTCCACCATCCCTACCATAGGTTCGCAATTCAGTCTAACCTCGTTTTGTTTATCATCCGGCTTCTCCTCAAGTTCATCAAGGTCTCTGGCTGATGTAAATGACTTACTCTCCAGAAGTTTTTTGATATCTTCAATTGTAGCCATATTACAACTTTATTATTAAATAAACGATCTTCAATCCTAACTTCAAATCAGATGTCTTTTCGAACATCTCCCTAAGAGGTAAGATAGTAGCGTCAAGATCTGACGCTACCCATTCTCCATCCTTATAATACATATCCTTTTCCTCGGAATACGCTATACAAGATCGATGCCCTAAGTTCTTCATAACCGTATCTACCTTATTTTGGGTAGGCATCGAGACACGGTTCACTTTAGTAGATATATTAAAATTGCTTTCCATTAAATTACTCATTTCCAATTAGTTAATTAGAAAGGTAGGTCACTGTCGTCTCCAAAAGGAGGATATTGTGGCGGCTGCTGACCTCCAAAAGAAGGCGCTTGGGCTGTCTGAGGCGGAGCCTGCTGGTATGATGGAGGAGGCGTCTGCTGCGGAGCCTGCGTAGCGTATGACGGTGGGGGCGTTTGCGTTATAGCCTCACCAGCGTTGTTTTGGCTTGCCGACTGAGTAGGTTTCACACCATCTGTCTTAATACTTTGGATATATTTATTAAGTACCTGATAAGCGAAAGCGTCTTGGGTCGTATAATCAAACTTCTTATTCCCCATTATATCAGTACTCTCAACCCTGTCAGGCCATCCATTCTGCCCGTTCTTATAATATTGCTGGATAAGCTCGTCCTTACCGTCAGGGGTCTCCCTTGCGTATGAGATAAAGAAATTACCGGGAGCATATTGATCCCCTTTCTTAGCATGAGCAGGATTGATCACTACCTTACGTTTCAGGTCGATATTAGGCAAGTACCTTACCAGTGACTTCACGTAATTATTAATACCTCCTTTTTGAGTCACCAAAGGAACGTTTATAAAGTAATTACCATCCTCATCACTTATCTTTATGGATAAGTATTTGGCGTTTATTCCATTGAACTCCACTTCTCTTACGCTAATATCGGACAAATAACCTTCGATACCGTTCCAGAATACCCTCCAATAAGAAACGGCTCCGGTCTTCTCGTTTATATGCTCCTCGAAACCTTCCTTTGGTTCTCTTGATGACTGATATAATAATCCGCTACCACTTACTTTAAAGTAATGGTTATTACCACCTGATGAATTTTCTCTAACTCCCATTTTATATATTTTTAAATATTAAACAATAACTGATGATGACAAGAAATACTCGTTCTTATTATCCTCCCCATAAATCTTGTTGAAATGAGATTTATGATCATGTTCGATAACGACCCTATTACATGATATGCTTTTAACTATACCAAGATACCTACCACATAGCACATCGCATATAATATCATTACCGTTATGCGATAAAGCCGTAAGCCTTTCCTTACAAGATCTTCCAGACATAGGGTTCTCTGACATAATACCGCATCCTTTATCGGTAAATATCAACTTGCAATGATCGAACTCATTTACCTTAAGATTGTTTTGGAGGGCTTGGACGAGTAGATCCTTATCAAAGACATAGGTACTTGTTTTGACAAAATGCTCGTCCACGAACCTCCAATTTGGATAATTACCCTCAAAATGGGTCTCATACATATCCATATCAGGCGTAGAGAAATAAGTCTTAGTATCGTCCACTTTTATAGACAACATATCCGATGACTTATCGATATGCTTATCAAGCAATATCGCGGATTCGTTCGATACCGGGATAAACATCTTCTCTACCTTATCCTGATTAGGGACAAAATACCTGTAAATAGTATTTCTATCCGTACTTACTATATTAATATTAATATCATCAATATCAATGACCACATTCTCGATGCATGGATAAAAGTCATCTACCTCCGTATAATCGCTGGCTTTGTTAAGAACCGAAACATAATCGCTCATCTTAACCTTAATTCCTCCATCAAGTATCTTATGTACCTGCGGAAATGTATTGATATCAAAAGCCGGACAACTATACTCACCAGAAGCATAGCGGATCGTTATCTGATCTTTTCTATCCGAAAGCAGTATCGTAATCTCGCAATTCTTCTGTTTTTTCATGAACTTAATAAAAGAGCTTGCCTCTACCAAGAAAGAAAAGTTAGAGTCAGCCTCAACCTCCAATCGCTCTATAACACATACCTTGGCATTTACGGAAGTGATATAAGCCAGATTATTGACAACATCTATCTTAATATTCTTATAAAGAGAGTTGGAACCGGCATTCTTAACAACCGTCTCCAATTTCCCCAACTTCTCATTTAATGACTTCGACAAGCACTTCAATACCATATAACATATTTTATTTGTTTATCATCCATAATTCATGTACAAGCTTTATAAAAATCATACTCCGAAACCGGAAATGATTCCGGAGTATGAATCCCGATTATGGGATAAATCAGGATAAAAATCCTGTTAGTACCCATCGCCAATGTTACCAAAGGTTTCATACAAGCAGCACTGTTTTGCCGAATACGCTACTCCTGTTTAACCACTTGCCTTAGAGCCTTGGGCTTGGATAAACACCCTAGGGTAACTATACATTCTAAGGTAACGTAGTGCTCTAAGCACTTAGGCTAATAACCTGACCGTTTCCGGTATATGTAAAATATTTTTCAACATCTTACATATTATCCGAGGTTATAATAAACAACTTTTACATGACATTGCAAATGTAATCATAATTATATTAATACAAATATAATAAATACTTAATAGTATTAAAATAATTTAAACTTACGTCTAATATACTCGGCTATAAGCGTAGCGTCACACATTCCGTCTTGTATCTTAGTAGGTTGTACTCCTTTTCCTGACCATGGTTTCACGAAAGAGACCAAAGGGAAAAGGCGCATGGCGCATCGGATGGAGGTAGCCTTCGTGTCTAACTTCGCCGCCGTATACACCCGATCGGCTGTCGTATGAAGCTCCTTCTGCCATGTCTTTGGCTGTACCTCCTCGAACATGAACCTGACGTCAGGGTGCGATCCGTATCGTTCCATCATCTCCACCATCATCGCAAAAAGTGCGTTTGGTTCCCGACGTCTCCCGCCAAAGGTGAAGTTGCTGGCTGCCGAGCTGTTGTGGATGCTATGGACGTCCTCGACGGCGATCGCCAGCGTCCCGCCTCCCTTTTCTTGGATCTTGTCAGCGGCATCGAGGAAGAAGCTTGATATAGCCCTAAGATCTATATCCCCCTTAACCGATATCCTTGGAGTCATAATTACCTTAACCTCGCCATTTTCTGGGATCATGGACAATCCTCCGGTATCTATACCCGGATCTATTCCTATAACTGCATTCATATCAGGAACAATATTGAATTATTAATTTATCCTCAGTAATATCTTTAACCATATCACGCACATCATCCACAGATATACTGTTATATACGTCATATGAATCCATTATCCCATTAAATCTTGACATTACAAAAGATATGTAGCTCTCGTAGTAATCATCAATATTCATCATATTTAACTTATCAGATAACTTAGCCATCCTTAAGACAAGCTCTATATTGTCATTATTCGCTATATGATGAAAATTATTGACATAATCAATCGCACAATCTTTTGTGATGTTACATTTATCTGGACTTACATCAATTATTAAGCTAGCAATTATTCTATTCGAGTAATTCATGTATCTCTTGTTTACAGAATAGCATAATCCGTTATTTCTAAGATAATGAAACATAGAGAAATTATAATTGCCACACATCATAGATAACACGATAAACAATACACATAATTTCTTGAAATCACAATTATCCAATATAAACGACACATATAACTGTCTTGGGTTCTTCTTGTATTTATAAATACCATATTTAGGATCAGATACAGCAAATTCCTTAAGCTTATTACGATAAAATGAGTTGATATCAATAGTATTTGACAATTCTGTCATATCTAATACATGTTTATCCACGAAATCATCGCATCCATATAAATGAAATACTATCTCTGATTTATTTAATATCGCATCTCGACATAATGTAAGGTCATCTTCCTTTATTTTACCGACAGATCTTTTAGTACCTAATATATTTACAAAACAACGCTTATCTATTCCAGATAATTCTATAAGTCTATTATCATTAATCCATGATTCATCATTATCAATCTCGGTTAGTATAACATTCCTCTCGCTTTCTATAAAATCACTGCTCATGTCTGGATTTACTATAGAATTATGAGCGAACTTAATACATTCATCAATATTGGCATCAGGTAATGCAAGTCCCTTGAATACAATTGATCTTTGATCGGTATACCCATTAAAATCAAAGAATAGCTTATCGCCAATGTTATCTTCACGTTTTATCGCTATATGCTCATAAAAATGAGGCAATCCTTTCCTTGACATTAATATAGATACAATATCAGGTATCTCAGCGCATACTGATCCAATAGGAATATTCATCCCGCTATCGTAATAAAAGCATCTACATCCTAGATCTTTTATCAGTCCTGTGTATATTCTCATATCTTGAGCGTATATAATGAATGAAAATCCTCCGGTCTGAACACCTGTATTGAGTCATCCGGATACATACCTATATAATAACCGTAAAAAGCCCGTAGAATGCCATTTTCTAGGCTTATATCCAAAGCCTTTACCTTGTTACCATCAACCATCACATCAAGTTCCTTGGTTCTTTGGGATATCTTGTCGAACCATTCAGGTACAGGATCAATACCGTACCTGAATGCGTTTACTGTTGATTTTATAGAGATATACGTACCCATGATCAGATAAGATTACAATCATCACGTTTAACAACCTTAAAATCTCCCTCTCTAAATAATAAAACTACGTCAGTTCTATTATACTTACACTTCTTGATATCCACCAAATGGTAAGAAGCCTCCCCTACGGCGGGGCGAACCGGTCTCAATACGGCTACGGCTATATCACCGCCAAGTTCCGTACCACCGGTAACACCTTGTAGGCACATGTATATGAATCCCTCATACTCATATCTCTTTCCGATAAACTCACTCATGGGAATACCTACGAACAGATAGTTCTTTACATCCTCTTTCTTAACCTCGACAGCGTTTTCTACACTGGATGGTATTACGTCTACAAATTTTACTCCTATTGCCATGATTACAAATTCAATTTAGTTCTTAATTCTTGACACAATTCTTGATTATCCCTCATGATACTTAACGTATTATCCACTCCATTTCCCACCCGGACCTCTCCGTACCAGTACCATGATCCTTTACGGGTAAAGATACCGGTTTCCTCACATAACTTCAAAAGTTCAAGTTCCTTGTCAAACCCAACTCCATAATATAAGGCTGTCTCGGCTATCTGGAACGGTACTGCGGTCTTATTCTTAAGCACCTTTATCCTGACCTCATGACCTACTGAAGATCCGTCCTCACCTAATATAACCTTTTTTCTCGCCATCTCCATACGGATAGAGGCATAGAACTTAAGGGCGTTACCTCCGGTCGTTACCTTAGGATCTCCGTATATAACACCGATCTTCTCCCGATACTGATTGATGAATACCAGAACACAGTCGCTTTTGTTTACGATCCCTGTAAGAACTCTCATAGCCTTTGACATCAATCGAGCTTGCAATCCCATGTTACTATCCTCCATATCACCCTCGATCTCCTTCTTCGGGACTAGATTTGCCACGGAATCCACGACAATAAATCCTACCCTGCCGGACTCCACCAGCTTGGCCGTGATGTCAATAGCCAGCTCACCGTAGCTTGGCTGGGAGATCAAAAACCGGTTTATATCCAACCCCATTTTCCTAGCGTACTCAATATCGAAAGCGTTCTCCACGTCTATTATAGCTACTAGCTTATCTGGATGTTTTTTCTGGAACTCGATCATACTTAACGTACACATCATAGTCTTGCCACAAGATTCCATCCCGACCAGCTCATGAATCCGGCCTACCGCCCATCCGCCGCCGAGAGCCTTATCCACCACCAGCGATCCGGTGCTTTCCCTTGGTATGGATATTATAGGCTTATCGTCACCGAAGTTCATTATCGAGCCTTCTCCAAGCTCTTTATTTAAAGATGATACTAATTCATCTACGTCTGAAAAAAGTTCTTTCTTAGCCATTATAATCCAAATTCCTCAAAGTTAAATAAATCCTGTTGCTTCTTTATCATATCCTTACCGATGTCAGATATCTTTTCCGGATTCAAAACACCATCATTCTCATCCACCTTATCTATGAAGTCAGATATCTTATCGCTTAGCAGTACCATATCTTCCTTAGGCACTGATTTTAGATAAAGACCGTCTATTGACCTACATCTTGAAAGAGCGGTATATATCTGTCCTATCTCGAAGGCTCTACTAATGTCTACAAATATATTATCTAAAGTCATTCCCTGGGATTTATGGACAGTTATGGCGTATCCTAACCTCAATGGATATTGTATTATATAGCCGCAAGAAATGCCTTCAAGGGAATCATCTACCTGCTTGTACTTCATCTTCTCCCACTTCTCTTTGGTTATCTCCACCTCAGTATCGTTGTCTAGATGAACATATATCGTCTCATCAACAGTATCTATGCTGGTTATGATACCCATCGAACCATTGACATACCCATTGCCGTTTCTGGTTATTATGACCTTAGCTCCTACCTTTACTATAAGCTCATCCTCACAGGGAGCTACAGGCTTTTCCCCGAATACAGTAGCATCGAACTTAAATACCTTATTATTGATCTTATCAAGATTAGTCTTATTTATCTCATAAGCTTCTTTATTAGTTGAGCATATAATTATAGTATTATCCATATTATCCGGATACTTGACCCTACTATCCAATATCTGTCTTGACTCATCGGTAATAACCCCACATCTTATATCCTCAAGTACGGAAAGAAGCTGAGGATCTTTTTGACGGAATACGTTCTCGAAGGTAATGACCGAGAATCCTGACGCTCTTAATGCCTTTGATGAGAAAAAGAACCGGCTCTCATAATATTTGTCGATAAAATCATCCGCCGTCACCACAGGCGGTAGTTGTGATAGATCTCCAAACATAATCAACCTAACACCACCGAAAGGTTCCTTGCTACGCCTGCATTGTCTAAGTATATCAGCCACCTCATCAAGCAAATCAGGTCTTACCATACTGATCTCGTCGATAACGATAGTATCAAGGTTTCTGATCTTCTTCTTCATAAACGGACTTACATCCACCTTATTAGACAACATACCTCTCTCGATAGAAGGGATATAAGGATCGTTCTTTATAGAGAAAAACGAATGGATGGTCTGCCCTCCTGCGTTCAACGCAGCCACGCCAGTAGGAGCTACAATAACACATTTACCCAAGAACTTTACGATACGTCTCATGAACGTACTTTTACCACTACCGGCTCTACCGGTAATAAACAGATTCTCCCTAGTGGTGAAAATCTTCTTCAAGGCACAACCCTGCTCTACGTTTTTATCCACCGTCATAATATGACGAAGGAGGTCGTTTTCATTTCTAAAATCCTCTTTTACCATATCTTTTAAGTTTATGGTACAAAGATACGAATAGTTATAATTAACTATTAAAAATAAATGTGAATAATATGTAAATATTAAATTCTATATCTGATACTCAAATCATCCAGCTTTACTCATCTCAGAAGATTTTTCTCCTAAAAATACATCTCTTATGTATTCTGTCGATATAAGGATATGCATATATTTCCCCTTGTATAATAGTCTTAAGCATCCGATAGTTACGTTCTTTCTGTCTTTGGTATTCACCACTCCATTGTTTTTTTTTACCTCGTCATACAAATCGGATATACTCTTCTTACACATGTCTAAGAACATGCTTATGTATCTGTATATAGTGGATTGAGATATTT